GCGGGGAGGGCGTCAGAACTTTAGAGCAGAGGACTGATTACTAGGCAAGTGCCTCTGAAACGCCCTCTAGGGGGTCTAGGAGGGCTTTAGAGTTAGGTTACCTGTATCTGGCTTGATAGACCCTCTAGGAGCCTGGTAGCCCCCTAGAGAGCCTCTAGTCTTATCTATCTACTCATTAGAGGCAGTCAGCAGGACTTAGGCAGGCACATAGTCGCCTCTACTTAGTTGTCTTAGTCAATAGTTAGAGATCGTTAGAGACAGGGAGGGGGAGGGGTAGTCAAAAAATATTTTTTCTTCGCAGAGCAGTCACTTTTTTCGAACTGAAAAAGAAAGAGGGGAGGGGGGTTTTCAGGAAACAAGTTCGAAGGTGCCTCAGAACAACAACTGCCGTCTCGCACCCCAAAAGCAGTTAACGTTAAGGTACCCCCTTTTTCGTTTTGTACACCCACCCCCTCTTTTGAAACGCCCCTATACCCGCTCCACAAATTTTCAAAAAATTCGTCTAAAGGTACCTCTCAGTCGCAGTGTACAATTAGTACATGACTCGCCGCCCAGCTCGTAACCAGCCAATCCCGCCTCAAGAGGTCCAACTACTCAACTCGCTCAAAGGCCCCGCCTTACATGCCCGCGTCCGAGACCTCTACAACGCCGGTTGGGCTCTTCAGGCTATCGGAGAGTGTCTCCAGCCAACTCACCCACGCTCAACCATCCGCTCTTGGGTCCTGAGAGCCGCTGATACTACCTCCGACCTAGAAGTAATAGACGCCCCTATTCCAACCCCAAAGCATCGAACCCACCCCGAGGGCTACCAGAAGAAGCGCACGCCTTCCAAGGAAATCTCTCCAGACGATCTGGACCAGATCCAGTCGTTAGCTCCGCTAGCCCGCCAATATCGAGCAAAGATGACCAAGACCTCCGCGCATGCTGTGGCGAATGACCGCCTCACCAACCTGTGCCGCCACCTCTACGCCAAGGGCGTTGGGATTACGGCCCTAGCTGAAGCCGCCGGAGTCACCTACCGCGCCATGTATAAGCGCGTAAAGCTGTAATACCCACCGCCCCACCCCGCTCAAAAACACGATTTGACAGACGCCCCTATTAACGCTAAGTTAACCTGTGCTAGTCTGTTATATGCAGGGAGCACATCTAGGCACTAAAAGCCAAAGATGTGCTTTTTTGCATCTAGATACAAAACATAACTGAATAGCAGCCGAAACCGGCACACCAAGACAAAACACAGCCAAGTACTAACGCAAGGAAAGGTAGGCTGAATATGAAATGGTTACCATTTCTGCTAACTGCATCTACGGCGGTCTCTTCGACCGCTGCTCTCCCTACGGAGGAGCTCCATCCCCCTTTGGGGAGCGGAGTTTATGTGCAGACAGTAACCGCCCCGGACTTCTACGATGACGGCGAACTACCACTAGTTCGAATGCTCCAGAAGCTCGAGGCAAAGCAAACCCTGCTAGCTCAGCAGGCAGCAGCCGCGGAAGCAGCCGCTGAACGAGCCGAAAAAATAGACGCCACTATTAAGCGTCTACGAAAATACGTTGGCCACACGCCATACGTTTTTTCCGGTATTACCCCCTCAGGATGGGACTGCTCAGGTCTGACGCTTTGGTTCTACGACCAAGCGCTAGGCATTGAGATCAAGCATTCTGCAGGTGACCAGGCCAAATACGGCACCGTAGTAACCGATCCCGCTCCGGGAGATATCGTTGCGTTCTACTACACAGGTCAGAAGCGCCCATACCATGTGGGCATCTATGTTGGTGACAACATGTTCATCCACGCCCCTAAGCCAGATAGACCAACGTCTATTGATAACGCTTATACTTGGGCGAATAATACAGAGGTTGCGTACATCCGGTATTAGTGATAGTATGAGACCATGTTTGAACACACCGAATATTCATGGCTCATATTTGGGCTGCTAACAGCAGCTATCTATGCCGTACCAACTATCTACCGCATCTGGAAGGTGCGGAGACGTAAGGCGTCTATGTCTCGCCATCCGGCAGGCAAGGCTCAACCGCAAGTCTCCGCCCTTCTAGGTGTTGTCTATCCGACACAATCCAACGACCAAGACAAAGAGAACTAAACCTAAATGCGTCTACTACTTTTTATCCGCTCGATTGTCTGGACTGCAGTCTTTGCTGTCCTACTAGCCATCATCTCGATTGCTACCTCTTCTATTCCTGTAGGACTGGCGTCTATTACTTTCGCCGTGCTGTCTCTAACCTCAAGCCGCAGCAAACTGTAGCCTGTAGCCAACCTGGATTTGACATATGAACGGCCCCCTACTACTATCACTACTTATAGGCATTCCAGTAGTACTGTTCCTACTACTCCTACTACTAGCCTTCACACTTCTGGTTATTGGCGCAGCTAACTTTCCAGATGACCTAAACGACGACCACATAGAGACGAGACAGAGATCAAATGGCAACTCACCCGCCAACACCTACTCAAAGAATTCTCAGCGTTCATAGCGCAGACGAACTCCGAGACGAACTACCTAATAGTGGCGTCTTCGATATGACGGACTGCACTGTAGAGCTTGGCTGTCCGCTGGACTCTCATACTGAAGAGATCGAGAAGATGGTCAATCTCATCGAGTCGATGATTCATGTTGTTGACGTCAAAGTCTCAGGAATCCCCCAGCCACACCTAAACGACCTATACACAATTACCATTACCGATGTTCCGTTCAACCGAGCGATCAACAAAAAGGAAAAATAATGACCACCCCAACTACCACCCAGTACATTAAAAAGAACCAGCAAGTTCCTCAGCACATTGCCGACTTCTTCAAGGCTCCGATTGACACAAATACTCGCGACAACCTAATTCGTTCGCTATGTGAGAAGCACTGGACCTACGAAGCCGTAGCAGCTGCCTGCGATATTACTCGTGAGCGTGTTCGCCAGGTTGCGCGTAAGGCTCCTGTTACTAAACTTGCAGACCTAGACGACTTCCCGTTCGAGATTCCAGAGCCTCCAGTAAAGCCAGAGCGCGAAAAGCCATCGTACGTAGAGCCGAGCCCGGAGACCCTAAAGCGTCTACTAGAGCTTCAGCCATATGCACAGCAGGTACGCTCTAACGGTAAGAAGTACCGCGAAGAAGCCGAAGAATATACAGCCTTACTAAACCACGCGCACACCGTTGAAGGCGTAACCCTATACCGTCTAGCGAAGCGTCTTGGCGTTACTCATGGTGCACTACGCTTCCGTCTTGTACGCTACGGCTACAAGCAGCCAGTTACCGCTCAGTCGAAGGTTTACACTCCGATTGTTCGCGAGAACCGAGCTAACTAATCTAAACCATTAAGAGAAAGCCCCCGATTAGCAGGGGGTTTTCTTTTTAGGGTAAAATATAGATCCTACGAAAGGATGCACTAACACTATGTTTTCACAAGAGATACGTGAGGCTACAAAGGCAGAGCACAAGTCTGCTGAAGAAAGCCCATTCATGCAGTCCCTGCTATTCGGTAAAGTTCCACGCGATGCATACTTCGACTACATTGCTCAGCTTGCTCCGATTTACGAAGCTCTCGAGAAGTGGGAAGGCAGCATGCCGTTCTTTGACCGTCGCCTTGACCGATTTGAGCGCATCATTGCTGATCTTGAGTACATTGGCACTCGCGTTGTGCTCAACTCAACCATCTCCTACGTCAAGCATCTGACCGAGCTAATTAAGACCAAGGACGAGGTACGCATTCTTGCGCATCACTACGTCCGCTATCTCGGAGACCTTTCAGGCGGTCAGGCAATAGGAACGCTCGTTGCACGTAATCTCTCGATTCCGCCAAACTTCCTATCCTTCTACGACTTCGATGATATTGGCGACCGCGTCCGCTACAAAGAAACCTACCGCGAAAACTTAAACACATATATTGACCCGAAGGACTATGACAAGTTCATTACCGAGGCTAAGCTTGCATTTAAGTACACAGAGCAGATCTTCTCAGAGCTTGCTGACAAGTGGATTCAGAAGGACGAAGTAGAGTAACTAATGGGCAAAAGTATTATGGAGCTGATTGCGATGCTCCCCGAAGAGGAGCGAGCGCAAGCTCTAGCCGACCTAGACCCCGAAGCATTGATGTGGGACTGGTCTGTTTGGGGACGCCCAGAGCAGCAAGCTCCTGAAGGCGACTGGAACATTTGGCTTGTACTTGCAGGACGTGGTTTCGGTAAGACTCGTCTAGCGTCCGAGTGGGTTCGCGAACAGGCTAAGTACACCAATACGGGCCAACGCCGTTTTGCACTTGTTGCTCGTACCGCAGCTGACGTACGTGACGTTATCGTTGAAGGTGAATCGGGCATTATGAATGTCACGCCACCTTCCGAGAAGCCACTCTACGAACCTTCGAAGCGTCGCCTAACTTGGCCTAACGGAAATACAGCAACGCTATTCACCGCTGATGAGCCTGACTCGCTTCGTGGTCCTCAGTTCACTCATGCCTGGGGTGATGAGATCGCAGCTTGGCGTCAGACTCCAGATGCTGCAGGTATGACCGCGTTTGACAACTTGCGCGTTGGTACTCGTCTTGGTGATAAGCCAAAGATTCTTGTCACCACTACCCCGAAGCGTACGCCACTGCTCTACAAGCTCATTGAAGAGGCAAATACTGGCCGCGTTGTGATTACCCGTGGTTCTACGATGGATAACGCAGGTAACTTGTCTGGCGCATATATGGACACCATGCTTGGTGTTTACGAGGGAACCTCTCTTGCCCGCCAGGAGCTTTATGGTGAAATGCTTGAAGCCATGGAAGGCGCAATGTGGACAGAGGAGATGATTGAAGCTGGCCGTGAAGCCATCTACCCACTCAGCACGCCTCTGCGCATCATTGGTGTTGACCCTAGCGTTGCAGAAAACCCTCGTGATGAGTGTGGAATCGTAGTTGTATCGGCTACAGCAGAGTCTGACCTGTATAAGCGTCATGCTTGGGTGCTTGAAGACGCTTCAGTACTCGGTTCACCGACAGTTTGGGCTCAAAGAGTAGTTGATATGGCCCGTAAGTGGGGTTGCCCAGTTGTTGCTGAGGTAAACCAGGGTGGTGCGATGGTTAGAAACGCAATTAATACCATCGACCCAACAATTAAAGTGCTTGAAGTCCACTCAAAGCAAGGAAAAGCCCTCCGAGCAGAGCCAATTTCGCTTGCATACGAGCAACAGCGCGTTCACCACGTTGGATATCTCGCAGATCTAGAGTCTCAGATGATTTCTTGGGTTCCAGGAGAGGGACGTTCACCAGACCGCATCGATGCACTAGTTCACGCACTCACTGCACTGCTCATTAAGCCACCAGCTGGCTTCTCTGGCGGAAAATTACGTGCAAAAAGCTTCGCTGACCGTAAAATTGGCATCCCAAACGGTAATCGTGGCGGAAAAATCTTCAGAATCAGGTAAATATGACGAAAATTATTCTAGACAGGTTCCCTTGCCACCTTGCTGCAGCTCCAGCAGGACTTTTAGAGGATGTCAGCGAGCTCAGAAGCTTCGAACCAACCCCTGGTTCGTCTTATTTAGAGATTACTCGCGTAATTTTGACAGACACTAAGGTAATTATTGCCAAAGACAGTACCGAGGGACCTCAGATTGTGTTTCAAGAGGACTATAACGAGGCAATTCTTGCTGATAAGCCTACTGACGACTCAAGAATTATCACAGCTAGCGGAAAAATGTTAGCATTCAAGAAAGATACCGGCTGCGGCTGCGGTTCACGCCTTCGAGGGTGGAATCCGTACAAGACTTTAGCCGCGATGGGAGACTAATGACGTTTACGTGGACTGAAGATTAACCTGCTATAGATTGACCAGATTTTTGGTAGAAGACGTATTTTTTGAGCCACTTAGAGAATTCGTCTGGAAAAAGTTTCCACCGAGTACTAAATTTGGGTACTTGTTCACTTGTTACTGGTGCATGGGCGTCTGGACAACTGCAGGTTGGCTAATCGCCTGGGGAATTGTACCTGAAGCAGCACTTGTGCTATCATTATTAATGTCCATATCTGCAGTTATTGGACTAATTTCCGCTTGGACTGAGCGGTAGAGCTAGGGAGCACCCTTGGGAATTTTCAAACGCGAAGATAAGAAGTCGACCGGAGCTGCAAGCTCTGGCGTTCGCGCATCTGCACCTAAGAATGCAACACGAGTGGCTCCTGGAGTCTCTGTTGACTCATTTGGAATCGTATACGCCGAACCAGCAGCGTTCAACGCGCCTCGCCCACTGACAGCTGCTGCTGCTCAGATTAGACTTGACGACAAAGGTGAAGCAGAGCAGTTTAAGTCACGCCGTCAGTCGGCTGCCACTGCCTGGCAGTCAGAAGCATGGGAGTACTACGATGCAATTGGTGAAATTAAATACGCTTTTAACCTTGTGGCGTCTGTCGTTTCGCGTATCCGTCTTTACGCAGCTGTTGTAGATAACCCAGCAGAAACTCCTGCACCTATTCGCTTAAGCGAGGCCATTGACGAGAACCTAGCTGCAGCTGCAGAGCGTGCACTTAGCCGTCTTGACAGCGCATACGGAGGCCAGGCTGGTCTTCTCAAGGATGCAGCCCTAAACCTTCAGGTTACCGGCGAGTGCTACCTTGTTCAGGTTCCAGAGCGTATCGGATCGGGCCTCCCCGAGTCATGGGACATCCGCTCTGTAGATGAGCTTCAGGTTGACGCTAAGGGCAGCTACATCATCAATCCTCGTCGCGATGTCGGCGGTAGCAGCTCAATGATGGGCACCGGAACTAACCGAGATGCCATCCGTCTGCCAAATGGCTCATTTGTTGGTCGTGTATGGAGAAGCCACCCACGCTACTCAATGGAGTCTGACAGCTCGCTACGCGGCCTTCTAGACCTTTGTGCAGAACTACTGCTCCTGAACCGTACTTTCCGCGCTACGGCCCGTTCTCGCCTCAATGCGGGTGCACTCTACCTACCTGATGGTCTCTCAGTAGCGGCGTCTCCAGACCCAGACTATCCATACGATTCAGAAGACGGTCTTGGTTCAGGTTTCACTGCTGAAGAAGCAGAAGATGAATTTGAAGAGCAACTTATCGATGCGATGACAACTCCGATTCGCGATGAAGAATCTGCGAGCGCGGTTGTTCCTCTTATCATTCGTGGTCCTGCAGAACTTGGTGACCGCATCAAGCAGTTCAAGTTCGAGCGTTCATTCGACCCAGCTCGTGCTCAGCGTGCAGACCGCGTACTAGAGCGCATCATGCAGGGCCTAGACGTCCCTAAGGACGTTGTGACGGGCCTAGCGAACGTTAAGTATTCTAACGCTCTTCAGATCGATGAGGCCCTCTACAAGGCTCACATCGAGCCTCTGATGCTTCTTATCGTTGACGCACTGACAGTCATGTACTTGCGTCCATACCTGATTTCGATTGGCTACCCAGAGTCTGAAGTTAGAAAAGTTCAGATTTGGTATGACCCATCTCAGGTTGCTACTCGCAATGACCGTGCTGCAGATGCTGACTCTGGCTTTGACAAGATGGCAGTCAGCTTCGAAGCATGGAGACGTGCTCACGGATTCTCGGATGCAGATGCTCCGACTCCAAACGAAGTTGCAACTCGCCTACTGATGTCTCGAGCTATGTTCACTCCAGAGTTAACTCAGGCACTACTTGGAACGATCGCGCCTGACATCATGAAGAGCGCTCGCTCTGCATCTCAGGAAGCTTCTGGTGCAGAGATTCCACCAGAGGTAGATAAGATTCTCCAGGAGGCTACTGGTGTAGCTGCTCCTGGCGGTACCGAAGCCGTAGAGACTCCACCACCACCACTAGCTGAACCAGAGGCATAATTATGGATGAAAAAAATACACCGCTAGCTAAGGCTCTAGCAATCACTCTTAGTGACCTAGTTACCTTCAGCTTCATCGCTCAGGGGTACCACTGGAACGTTATTGGCTCTGACTTCAAGGAGTACCACGGTCTTTTTGGTGACCTATACGGTGATGTCTCTGGCTCAATTGACCCAATTGCAGAGAACATCCTTAAGCTTGGCTTCGAGGCACCATACCTACTAGCAGACTTCCAGTCAATGACTCGTATCAACGAAGAGCGTGTTGTTGGTGGCGAGCCAGTCCAGATGGTCGAGTCACTAGTACGAATCAACGAAGGCTTGATTGAAGAGCTTAAGGCCCTATTCCGCCTAGCTAATGAGCTAGACGAGCAGGGCATTGCAAACTACACTGCTGACCGCATTGACGCCCACCAGAAGTGGCAGTGGCAGCTCAAGGCAACTCTAGGTATTCGCTAAATCTTAAGGTAAAAGAACAATGAAAGCTTGGGAATACTACATCACCCGAGATGATCTAGTTAGCCTACACGAGGAGCTAACTTCAGAAGTCTCTGAGTCTCGTAGGATCTCTTTGGAGTCACTCGAGGAAGTTGCTCTACGTGCATCTGCTGCGTATGAGCACCTCGACTCAGCTGAAGAAGTACAGAATGCAATCCTCTGGGATGCAACTAACCTAGCTGAATACTCGGCACTAGGAGCATCAGAGATGGCCGAGGATTTGCTAAGCAGATACTCAGACCTTTTGCCTGCTGGACACCCAAACCATGAGTCGCATTCTCTAGAGGAGCGGGCTAGATGGACAGCAGGTGCTCCAGAGCTAGATGAGCTAAGCAGAGAGGCCATCCTGGCTGCGATGCTACCAACTGAAGATAAAATTCAGGAACTGCACGCCACTGCTAGAGTCCGTGCAATGATTGCTTCTGGGAAGTTGTCTTCCGAGACTGCACGCTTGATCTATTTAGCAACAGAGTCAGAATAAATTCAGATCAGCGAAGCTGGTGTAGTGGTACAATCCTACTAGGTTAGTCACCACTTAGGGTAAACTTATATGTAGCCCTTAACTACTTCGTAGAGGATCTTTAATGTCTGACATCCTTCTTGCCCTTCTAGCTGCCGACGGTAACTCAGCCGCGGCTCGTAGAGCCCGCGTAGCGCTTCAGCCTCGAGACAAGTACGGCCGCTGGGTCACTACTGGAGCTCGACTATTCGCTAGCCTAGACCTTGGCAATGGTGCCTTTGGTAAGGTAAAGGGCCGCGCTATTGGTGGTACTAATAAAAAGGGCGAAATCCGTATGCTCGTGGGCAAGGGCTACGAGAAGTTCGGCATCCCTGAGAACACTGTACTGACAGTTAAGTCAACTAACGGTGAGCTATTTGCTGCAACTCTTGATGCAGACTTCCTAAAGAAGAAGGGTATCGACCCTAACCTAAAGCACGCGCTACCTAAGGCTCTAGAGAACCAGCCTCAGACTCTGGCTTCGATGGACCCTCAGCCAGCTGACGCGCTTGACATTGATCTTGCTACAAACGGTCTTAGCGACGCTGAAGACAAGGAGCTCCGTAAGGAGCGTGACCAGGAGCCTCTAGCTAAGCTCCCGCCTGCAATGGAAGTTGCAGAAGGTCAGCAGGTTAAGGACATCGTTGAGTCTGCAGAAGCTGGCACACCAACTCCTGAAGCAACTCCTGAGGCTGAGACTCCTGTAGAAAAAGCAACTCTAGCTCCTGCCAGTTCTGCAGATGACGCTATTGCAAATGCACTTGCCAAGGTAGCTCTAGGTTACGATGCTCCAAACCTTGACACTCTGATTCAGGCAGCTCAGACTCCTGGAGCTAAGCCTAAGCTAATCAACACATCAATCAAGGACATTAAGGCTGGAGATATTATTCAGCTAACCCCTGTTAAGGGCGCTCCACCGGTTGACTATCGAGTTGTAAGCAATGCTCCTAGAACTACGCTAAATGGCGATACTGTATACGACCTTAAGATTGATGACAATGGTCGAGTAGCTACTGTAATGAAGAACGGTATTGGTCCTCAATACTCGATTGGTCGCTACGATATTCCAGCCAAGCCAGCCGCTGCTCCTGCAGCAACTGCGCCTGCTAAGTCAGCCAAGCCAGCCAAGCCAGCCAAGCCAGCCAAGCCAGCCAAGCCAGCTGCTAATGCCCCTGCAGCTCCAGCTGCTCCAGCGGCTCCTGCAGCTGACGGCTCAGCTGCACTCACTCCTAAGAAGAAGGTGACTACTGGAACAAAGAAGCCTAAGAATCAGGCAATCCAGGCAGCACTTGCTAAGGGCCGCAAGGACGATGGTAAGGACATTACTCCAGACCCACTAAAGGGTCTAGATGACTACCGCAATAAGATAATCACTCCACTCTTTGATGAGAATGGAAAGCCACTTCTTACTGGTAAGAAGGATGACAAGGGCAACCCGATTGCAGTTGAAGATCCAGACGCAATTGTCAATGCCCTTCTTGAAGAGAACCCTCAGGCAAAGGTTGACAAGGATGGCGCAATCATCCTTGAGCGTGGAGACTACACAGACGCTGATGGCACTGCCTTCAAGTATGAGGTAGCTGTCCAGAAGACCCACGACAACAAGTTCATGGAGCGATACAGCTTCATCAATGCTGCAACTGGTGATCGCCAGGACTTCTACCACTACGACTACAAGGATAGCTTCAAGGGTATCTACGGAGAAAAGAACGGTGTAATGGTCTTTAGAGACCAGCTACTTGGTAAGTCGACTCCTGGAAACCCTAACAGCCCTGAAATCCAGAAGTGGTTTGGAAAGTACACCTCGCTAGAGCGTCGTATTCGCTACTTCCGTAACAAGTCAGGTGTTGGCAAGCAGATCGATGACCAGACTCTTGCTGAAGCAAAGAACATGAAGCTCCTCACTCCTGATGAGGTAATCCGTAAGTACCTACACGGTAGACCTAGAACCCTTAACCGCAACGGTACTGTTGACCAGAAGTTCCTACAAAGCTTCTGGGAAATCCTAGATCAGGATGCATCAGCAACTAACCCTCAGGCTCTTGAGGCAATGGTACAGCTACTAGGTAGACTACCTGACAATGACAACTCAAGAGGTCTACTGATCTCTAACCTGAGAAAGACTATTGCTACCCGCTATGCAGGTAAGCCTGGTGCTCAGAAGCTAGCAACATTTGCTAAGAACATCGAAGTTCAGATCATGAATGGTGACTTCGACCTTCGCGACATCCAGCGCCGCCCATGGGCATCGCGTGATGGTAGAACAATCATCGAGCGTGGCGACAAGGTTCGCTACTATAACAACGAAGGTGAGACTTCTGTCGGTACAGTTCTTGGCTTGAACCCTTCAGTAGCAGGGTATGACGACACTGTTCGTATTCGCTTTGCTAACGGAGTTGTATCTAACATTCTTGCAGCTAAGTACTTGGACCGTTTGACTGGCACTGATGAGGAAGATACTCCAGCATCTAAGTACATACCATCACTGAGAGGCGATGCTATGCGTGCTGCCCGTGGTGTTGTAGTCACACCAGGAGCACCTGCAGGTAAGGCTAAGTCTGAGAGAAATAGCAGCAACCCTAGCGTTGACTTTGGAGATAAGTCGAGACAGCAGGATGACGGCACTGATGGTCAGTCTTCTGACGTAGCAGATCCATACCTAGGAAACTCCGGTGCACCTGCTGATCAGGCTCCTGCCGCAGATGCCACTCCAGCAGCTCCAGTCGGAAACGTAGTACTGCTAGACACTGGAGACGCCTTCTATGGTCCTGATGGTAGCTACCTAGGTACAGTTGTAGAGACCATTGAAGTTGAAGCTAAGGATGGCGGAGAGCCTGGACTAGCTGTCTACTACATGGATGAAAATGGCGACGAGCACTACGACGTTCTAGAGAAGAGCGAGAACCGCGGCCCAAAATAAATAGGGCTGCGGTACCGTCGACTCCAAACGACGGAACTTCAGCCCAGGCTCCTGCGGCAACTGTTAAGAGCACTAGCGGTCGTGAGTTTGATACTAGTGCACTACGCGCACCTAGAAAAGTAGGTCCAGGTAGACCACCAAAGGTCATTAACCCACCTGATATGAAGCCACTTGAAGACCTCAAGAAGGCTATCTATGACAGCATTCCTGGAAACCATGACTCAGACAAGTTGAATAATCTTATCGATGCAGCAAAGGCTGCTCGAGAGGGTAACGATGAGCCAGCATATGTTAAGGCACTATTAGACCTAACTACCTTCCACAAGGATAGTTTTGCCGATGACGAGACGTACACTCCTCTCTCAGTTAAGGGCGACTCTTTCCTAGAGAAGAAGAGCGTGGCAATCATCACCGCCAGAACTCAGAAGTACGCTAGATCAGGTAACAAGCCTCAGACTGTAGCGGACGTACTAAAAGAGTCAGAGCGTTCACTGCGTAACAGACTGCCAAATATTTCGGCACTATTCGCAACCCATACTGGATGGGATGTCATCGGTCCTAGCCGTGAATCGCAGCGCCTCCAGGCCGAGTTCTCTGAGATCTACAAGAAGCTAGGAGCTTCAGACTCAGAGGCGTCATACAAGGCAATGACTAGCACCACTAAGGAGCTAAACCGTCGCCGTGATGATGTTAACGCTGCAGTAATCACCGTTAAGAATGCTGGATCGAACAACGAAATCTATGTCCACATGGATGCAGACTCGTACGACCCAACTGACCCTAATGCTGGCTACATGCCTAAGGCTACTCAGGCTGACATCGACAATACAATCGACGCCATGAGAACTGCCACTAAGGGTGGTCTGTTCAAGGACCGCGTAGTAGTTCACTTATTGCCAGAAGCCTACAAAGTACCTAATTCAGACGGCTCTAGTGAGAAGAATACAGCAGCTTTTACCTATGACGGCTCTGATCACATCTTTGCATTCGTAGATCGAATTAACGCACTTCCTGGCTCTACAGCAGCTCCAGCTGATTGGTGGTCAACAGATATTGTTGACTCTAAGACAGCATATGGTCACATCATTTCGCACGAAGTTGGTCACCTACTAAAGAACAAGCTATATGGTGCCAAGAGCGGTAAGTCAGAGACTGACTTCAATACTGATGTTGAAAACTTCTCTGCTGGAAAGTACACTCCTGTAGCTACCCCTGAAGCTGCAACCTCTAAGAGCTCAATAAACATTGACCCTGTAGCTGATCTAGGTATCGATACTGACGGCATTGTAAAATCTAAGACCACTGCTGGCTCGGACCTATCAGGCCAGACATTGACTAGACAGCTGGGCTCTAACCCAGGCGGGTTTACAACTGACCCTACTACTGGCGAGACAGTCTACGTTAAGGTGCAAAAGAGCGAGCTACATGCTCAGAATGAGACTCTAGCTGCAGCATTCTATGCTAAAGCTGGTCTGATGTCTGCCGATACTCGACTAGGCACTAAAGATGGTCAGGTAATTACTTACGCACCGAATATCCCTAACGCTCAGACTGGTATCGACTATAGCGATAAGGGCTTCATCGAGAAGCTACAGAAGGGCTATGCAATGGACGCTCTTCTAGCTAACTGGGATAGCATGGCAAACGATGCCAATATCATGCGCGACATGAGCGGTAATCCTATCTGGATTGACCCAGGCGGCTCGCTACTGTTCAGAGCTCAGGGTGCTCGTAAGACCAACTTTGGTGATACTGTATCTGAACTTGACAGCCTAATCACTTCTACTTCTACTGGAACTAGAGTGTATGGTTCGATGACACCTCAGCAGAAGACTGACAGTGCAAAGCTAGTACAGCAGATTACTCATGCTGATATCGACATTCTAGTTAATGGAATCATTACAGATCCAGTTGAAGCCAAGCGCCTGAGAGATACTCTCAAGAACCGTCGAGACTATATCCTTAAGCGTTTCAACCTAGAACTAGATCTAGATAAGGCGAGAGCAGATGCTCATGCTAGAAGTAACCAAGCTACTCCGACGAAGACTTCCACTAAGCTAGGAACCCCTAGCGGCAAGCCAGAACCAGTGAGCGGCCGTGGCACTGAAGACTTTGACGAGAACTTCGCCGAGCTGTATGCAAGATTTGTTCAAACTGATGATGAAGTTCCTCAGTGGTTTGTTGATCTTCTTGCAAGCCACGGCATCTCGAAGAGAACTGCTAGTAAGCTGTGGAGAGCTAACCACTCTGCAGAGGTACAGCACCTTCATGATCAAATTGACAAGATGCTAGACCCTACCTTCCTCGGTGAGTTTAGCCAGCTTCGCGCTCAGAACCCTGGCATGCGTCAAAGTATTTATGGTCAAATGATTGCAAAGCTAAATGGCACCGATGGCGAAAAGCCAGAAGTAGTCAAGACACTAGACTCTAAGAAAGCTACAGTCTATCGTGGAGTTCACTCGGATAGTCATAGAAGAGGTAGCGCTGCTGCTAAGGCAGAGGTTGCTAAATTTAGAGATGAGTTTATAAATGGACTCATAGCTTATATGTCTAATACGACTGTGTACGGTAGCGGAACCTACTCCTCTACAAATAAGTCAACATCTCTGAGCTACTCCAATGGCGAGTCAGATCATGACCACCTATGGCAGATGAACATTAAGCCAGGTGCAAAGCTAGTAACATATGGTGGCCAGAGCAATATCGATCCAACGTTCCCGGACTTTACAGGAACCATCGATACCCTCAAGCGCAGCATGAAGTCGACACTCGCAGAGCGCGTTCAAAACGAGATGTTCCCCGACCTTGACACTACTGACCCTCAGGTAGTAGCCGAGGTGGACCGTCTTATGAAGGAGCTTCCACTAAGTGTTGGTGACTCTACCTCTAATATTGCTGGACTATTGGGCTATGATGGGGTAGAGTTGGTCATGGGCCGAGAAAGCTATGTGATTTACTTCAACCGAGGTATCTTCCAGATCCTTGACCCAGGGACAACCCCGTAGGAGATAAATTATGATATTGACTAGCAAAATTACAGTAGACCAGAGACTAGGTCTGGTCTACAACAATGCTCTGGACTCAGACTACTACAGTAGAGACGGCCTCACCTGGGATGAGACTGCTGATGCTCCCGAGTATTCATTTACCTCTTACGATTTCAAAGTGTCGATTGGCGATGCTATTAGAACTATTGACCCTTTTGGGTATAGCCTAAAGGGGCTGCCAAACGAAGTCTTGCAGTGGGTAGATCGAGTAGAAAAGCGTATGGCTGCTTCGATAGAGGAGTCTGCTGATGCCTAACCTAGAGAGAAACTTTAGAACCAAGTTCTCGTACACACTAGACACTACTGATGAAAACGGACCTGTCAAGGGTGAGATAGACTTAACTCAGATGACTGATGAGGAACTTTCTGGGCTCCTCTTCGCTATTCCTGAGGTAACTTCCGAGATTGTCTTCAGGGAACTAAGCAAAAAAGTAAATAACACTAACGAATAATAATGGTAAAATAGACTAATTAGCCATGTATTAGATACGTTTCTGCGCAGAAAGAGTAAAAATGGCACAGCCTAAAAGCAGCATTGTAGACATCTGGTTCTACGTCAACCCTGAAACTGAAACAATCGATGGGGTTTACTGCTTCTCTCTACTTGGCATCACCAAGCGCCAAGACAGCAGCTGGATGCCAGTAACTCGCGAAGAGAGTGGCATTAATGACCTCTCGGGTGACGATGTTTATCAGTTTGATTGGGACTCTGATACTTCAGTTATGACTGAAGACTTTGACTTCGACAGCTACGACGCAACCACCCCCGAGCCTGTAAAGCTATATGACAACGGGTCATTGACTCTAGAAGAGTTGCAGAACACTTCTGACCTAGTTATGAGTGGGTCCAGCGAAGCAGACGAGCTTCCTAACGAGTAAGGTACACCATGAACTTCTTGGGCTCTTCCGAGAGATTTGCACTTTTTTCCCTCGATGGATACACGGTAGCTGTAGATATCGAGGCTAATGCAATTGCAGAGGTCACCAGCTCTGCAGTTTTAGCATCCCTAGAAGGATCCCTAAGCAAGGAAGAAGTTAGCGAAGCTGTCGCTAATACCGCTAGACAGGCACTAGAGTCCGTCATTGCCGCAGCGAATGAGACAGACCGCATGTACACTATCCCCGGTGGGGTTCAGGCAGAAGCTAAGAAAGCACTAGCTTGGCGCAAGGAACACCGTCGCGGTGGAACTCCTGTAGGCATTAATACTGCCCGCACTCTTGCAAAGGGTGGCCAGATTGGCATCAAGAAGATTCGCCACATTGCCAAGTATTTCCCTCGTCACGAGGTGGATAAGCAGGGCAAGGGCTGGAAGCCTGGAACATCTGCATTCCCGTCAAATGGCCGCATCGCCTGGGCACTTTGGGGTGGAGATGCCGCATGGCGCTGGGCAGAAGCTATCGTAGAGCGCGAGAATAAGAAGGTGCTCACTGCTAGTGGCTACGATACCGTCGAGCTAACATCCGTAGATAGCCCTTCATACTCATCTGAAGTTAGCCCTTTCAAGATTGCTCATGAACTAGACATCAATGCTGGTCCAGAATTTATGGCTAGAGTCCGCATGGATGGTTCTGGGATCGATCGACTCTACAAGATTGATATCGATGGTCGTGTATTTGTCTGGGACGACTGCGGCTGGGACACTCTAGGCCACGTTGATGGCGATGTTTATACCTACGATGCTGCACTAGATGATCCGTACGACATGGTCGAAAAAGATTATGTGATTATTGATCCTAGTTCGGCAGTAATTATTTCTGCATTTATGCAGGAGCGCCCATTCCAGCCAGTATCTATCGATGAGATTGACCCAGAAGAGGCATCAATCGTATACGACGGGCTAGCTGACGAGGACTTCACGCTAGTGGATCGAGTTCTTCTTGCTGCTGGCCCTGCAGGGTCTGCTTCAGATGCTCCAACCTCAGATGGTCAGTACACTCCTGAAGAGCGAGCTAAGAATGTTAAGGCTCAGCCTAGAGATGCTCGCGGTCTATTTGTCAAGGTAGGTGCTAGAACTATAGTTGGCGGTGACCCAGTACGCGGTCAGGGAACTATCTCAGCTATCAATGAGGATAAAGGCACTGTATCAGTACGTCTAGACAATGGTAGAACTGTAGAAGTTGACCCTAAGCACACTAAGGCTCCAGGTCTAGGCCTTAAGAGCGGGCAGAACTTAGTGCCTAGCCAGGAAGACTATCCACTAGATATGTCTGGCATTATTGGTGAGCCTAGAACTCCACACAACCAGCCAAAGGCGCATCTGCCTGGCACCTTAAAGCCTCTAACCGACAAAGAGATCAACCTTATGGTCTCAAACTTCCCTAAGTATGTCCAGCAGATGCGTGCATCATACAAGGCAAAGGATGCAGCAGACAAGGCTAGAGTCCAAAAGAAGTGGGGCAAGGATGTCGGAAGCGACTTCAGCATCACTGCTGCTGCCACTGAAGAAGAGGCTCTAACCCCTAAGACTTCAGATGTCCCTGCGAAATACCTAGCAATCGTATCGCCAGACGATAAGTCAGCTGTAATGGATGTTGTTGCAATTGTCCCTAAGACTGTGACTACCACTGAGCCAATGCTATATGAGCGCAAAGATGGCAAGTGGGTAGCCAACGAGCAGATTCTAGGTGACCTAAAGTCAGCAACCCCACCTCCAGTAGTTGAGCTGGACGAGAAGGAGGTACTAAATGATGTACTCCTTCAGGTGGACGATAAGGTAGGCGTAACTGCTTCAGCTAACTTAGACTTCAGCCAGTTCTGGAGCACTGTAGTCGAGCCTCTTCTTTCAGCAGGCGGTCTAGATCACAACCGTGGCAACGCAGAAAAGCTTCGCCGCTACTGGGTCCACGGAGAAGGCGCTGCCAAGATTCGTTGGGGTCAGCCAGGTGACTGGAAGCGCTGCGTTAAGCATCTATATAAGTACATTGGTCCAAGAGCTAAGGGCTATTGCCAGCTTCGTCACAAGGAAGCTCTAGGCTACTACACCTCAACACACGCTAAAAAGGATCGCAATAATGGCTAATGAAGAGTTTATGATGGAAGAAGTTTGGGGCGAAAATATCGGTACACCTACAGAAGTCACCGATGAAGATATGCTTATGCCAATCGAGGACATTCTCGATGAGGTAGATGACTTATATGAGGACTCATGGGCTCCAGACGAGGAGACATGTAAGAATCTAGAAGATCTGGCAGAGTGCACTGATGAGGAGTTTGCACTACTTGCAGCCGGTGGCCTTGACCGCAACCGTGGCAATGCTGAGCAGCTCAGACAGTACTGGACCAGAGGAGAAGGCGCTCTTAAGATTCGTTGGGGAACTCCTGGCGACTGGACCCGTTGCGTTCGTCAGCTTTCGAAGTACATGGGCCCTCGTGCAAAGGGATACTGCCAGCTTCGTCACAAGGAAGCTACCGGTCTTTACACTGGAAGCAAATTCAATCCTGGAAATAGAGACTCTCTAACTTCGTCACTGTTTGCGTCTGAAGACGAGATGGTGGATAAACTCATTACGAAGAGCGCCCTTACCGCTAGAGCTAACGATGCTAAGGCTAAGTTTGGTCTAGTTGCCGCTGCTCCACTGGCAGCTGAAGGCGCTAAGTTCCGTATTCCTCTCCTAATCCCGGAGCAGCTAGAGTCTGGCGATGGTCGTAGCTTTAAGAGAGATGCTATCTCTATTCGAGAGCTCCCTCTACCTCTACTATGGCAGATTAAAACTGGTGACGGTCACGCTGGCTCAGTTGTAGTTGGTCGAATTGACTATGTAGAGCGTACTGAACAGGGCATCGGAAATGCTTATGGCGTATTTGATACTGGTGTATACGGGCAAGAAGCCGAGAGATTAGTGCGTAACGGATTCCTCCGTGGAGTTTCTGCTGACCTAGACCAGTTCCAGGCTACTGAAGAGAAGCAGCCAAAGAAGGCTGAAGCTTCAGATCTAGAAAATGCAGGCGAGATTGGCAAGGATAAGCTTGTAGTAAATAAGGCACGTGTAATGGCTGCTACAATTGTAGCTAAGCCTGCATTTCAAGAGTGCACTATTTCTATTGAAGAATCTGGGGACCAGGAGGAAACTATGACCCCTAACGACGGTATTTACGAGGAGTCAGTGGACTTCAGCACCGTCGAACCGATTACTGCCTCTGGATTCCTTTCAGAAGAGATTCCGGTTACTCCTCCTCAGGAGTGGTTCGAAAACCCTAAGCTAACTAAAGCTACTCCACTTACTATTGAGCCAGATGGTCGTATCTATGGCCACATTGCCGCATGGCACGTGAATCACATCGGCATGCCTCGCTCAACTCGTCCTCCACGCTCTAAGAGCAAGTATGCTTACTTCCACACTGGCGTTGTTCGTACCGACTCTGGCAAGGACATCCCTGTTGGTCAGCTAACCCTAGCTGGTGGACACGCTGACTTACGTGCAAGTGCAGCCCAGGCTGCTAAGCACTACGATGACACCGCATCTGCTATTGCTGATGTTCACGCTGGTGAAGACGAGTATGGAATCTGGGTAGCAGGCTCACTAAGACCAACCGCTACCGAAATGCAGATTCGCGCTCTTCGTGCTTCCGCTCCTTCAGGTGACTGGCGTCCAATCAACGGCTCGCTTGAGCTGGTTGCAGTGTGCCAGGTAAATGTTCCAGGATTCCCGATTGCCCGTGCTCTTGTTGCTTCTGGCAAGGTTATGTCTCTGGTTGCAGCTGGAGCTAGCTTCCTAGCCATGATGAAGAGCGATGCTGTAACCCACTTTGCTGTTAAGGCTCAGGAGCTTGGCGAACTAGCTACATCTACTCCAGACTTGAAGGACCGCGTAAAGGCCAAGAAGGCTAACATGCGTAAGTTTGCTATCGAATCTGCAGCTACCAAGGTAGAAGACATGCGTCATCGTGCTCTTGTTGCATCTGCAGTTGCTGAGCTTGCAAAGTTCTCGGATGAAGAACGCGCTAAGCTCGCTGAGACTGGCGAAGCTCTTCCAGATGGCTCATACCCAATCCGCAACGAGCAGGATCTAAAGAATGCAATTCACGCATACGGAAGATCTACTCCTAAGGACCGTGCAAAGGTTCGCACTCACATTCGTAAGCGTGCTAAGGCTTTGGGTCTTGCAGCACTTGTTCCTGAAGAGTGGAAGGCTGCAGCCTCTATCGAAGCTGCTACCTCTGTAGCTCAGATGCGTGCTTCTATTACTGCTGCGCTAATTGCTTCTGCATCAGCATCAGCAGAGCCTGCTGAAATGGTTCTCCTAGATACAGTGGAGCTATCAAGCGATGACTATTTGTCTACAATCATCGAGAACAACGCTCAGGACTCTGACCCAAAAGCATCTAGCTACCCAGCTGTAACTGCTGCACTACCTGCAGAAAGCGAGTTCGCTGAGGTAGCTAAAGATCAGATCTCTGATGTAGAGCTAGAGAAGCTTCGTAAGGCAAAAGAAGAAGCCGATAAGCAGACTGAAGATCAGATTAAACTAGCAGAAGACATTAAAGCTGGTAAAACTACAGTTCAAGACTTGTACGACGAAAAAGGTCGTCAGAAGTATGTATCTGGAGTGAACCAGCCTCGTGATGCTAAGGGTAAGTACCGTAAGGTTCTAGCCAGACTTAAGCAAGACCTAGGTGTTGCTGGTCTTCAGAAGGCTCTAAAGAAGGTAGAAGACGCTGAGAACATGGATTTTGCGGGTAACTATGCAGAATCTGCTAAGGCCAGCGAAGAACTTCTTGGAATGATTGACCGTCTAGATGCTAAGGCACTTAACCCTAAGGCGCTAGAGAATGTTAAAGCTACTGCAGCTGAACTAGGCAAGGTAATCTCAAACCTACCTTTGCCTTTCGGTGAAGATGCAGAAAAAGTTAGATTTAGCGATCTACCAGCGGGACTCAAGGATCTCATCGACTCGATGATTACTAGAGTCGAAGCAAAGATCGGTAAAAAGGATGCAGATGTTGCCACTCAAAATCTGCGTTCATTTATGTCTGGAGCAGACGTTTATTCTCAGGGCGAAGTTCAATCTGAGATGAGCAAATTGCTCCGACTCCTTACCTAAAAAGTAAGGTAAAATTAGTGGTGGGTAGAGCGCCTCTTGCTTTTTGCACAGAGTCCCTCCACCTTGACTGTAAATCGGGTACAACCAGTACCCAATAATAACTGGCCAAGGAGGTACAGTGTACGACCAGATCAAGACTCAGCTTGACACTATCACTGAACTTAGCGACGAACAGGTCGCTGAGCTACAGGCAGATATTGTCAGCCAGTTTGAAATGGTTGAGGGTGAAGACCCAACTCCTGAGACAGTTGATGCTATGACGTCGCTAGCCGACTCTCTTGACATCGTACGTGGCGAGCTTTCTCGTCGCGAAGCAGCTGCTGCAGAACTTGCAGCTAAGGCTGCAGAGGCTGTTGCCCGTGTCAAGGGCGAAGCAGCTGACGCTGGAGAGGAAATGGCTATGACCGAAGACATGCCGATGGAAGAGGAGACTCCTGTAGAGGAAGCTCCAGCAGCTGAAGAGGAAACTCCAGAAGTTGCTCCAGAGGAAGAGGTCGAGGTAGAGGCAGAAGAGGAAAAGGAAGAGGAGAAGGAGCCTGTAAAGGCTTCTGGCGAATCTGAAGTTCCTGCTGAAGCAACTGCTGAAGAGGTCGCTACCGAGACTGTGGCTGACGCCCCAGTTGAGGCTGAGGCCGCTGCTGAAGAAGCAGCCGTCGAGGTTACTGAAGAAGTTACAGAGCTTGCTGCTGATGCAGTAGAGACTACTGAACTTGCTTCAGAGGCTATTACCGAAGCATCAACCGATCAGGTAGATGGATCTGAACTATCAACCGAAACCACCGTAGAAGAGACCGAAGAACTAGCAACCGAGGTTGCTGAAGGTTCAGAGGCTTCTGCAGAAGAAATCAACGAAACATCAATTGCTCTTGAAGAGCAGGAAGGGCAGGCATCCGTGACCGCCGCAGCAGAACAGCCATTCGAGGCTCCAGCTGACCGCCAGCCTGTAGTTCAGGTTAACGAAGCACCAGTAGCAATTACTGCTGGAGCAGACATCCCTGGTTACACCGCTGGTAGCACAATTAACGACATGTACGAAGTAGCTCAGGCTATGGAGAAGCGTATCCACTCGCTTCGCCGTGTCAATGGTGGAGATGGAGAGCAGCACATTGTTGCATCTGTAACCACTTCATTCCCAGAAGAGCGCACTCTAACCACAGACGCGCTGTCAAACGCAGCTAAGATCGAGGCTGTTGTTGGCCAGGACGCACTTGTTGCTTCTGGTGGACACGCTGCTCCATTCGAAGTTAAGTACGACATCTTCGCACAGGGTTCAACCACTGTTCGCCCAATCCGCGATGCACTGCCTCGCTTCCAGGCTGACCGTGGCGGTATCCGCTTCGTAACCCCACCTTCATTCGCTTCAGGTGACTACGCTAACGCTGTAGGTCTTTGGACCGCTGCTGTTGACGCAGACCCACAGGGTGCAACCAAGACCAGCTTGACTGTCTCGGCTGCTTCTGAGAACACCGTTTCAACTGACGCTGTAACCCTACAGCTACAGTTCGGTAACCTCATGACCCGTGCTTACCCAGAGCTAATTGCTCGTCACAACGAGCTTGCTCTTGTACAGCACGCTCGTGAAGCAGAGCAGAACCTTCTTTCGAAGATTGGTGCTGGTTCGACCGCTGTTACCACCTCATCGCTAATCGGTTTCGGCCGTGACTTCCTTGTACAGGTTCGTCGCGCTGCAACTGCTTACCGTTCACGTCACCGTATCTCGCCAGACGCTCGCCTGAAGGTAATCATCCCTGCATGGATCTACGACGCAATGGCAGCTGACCTTGCTCTTGCAATGCCAGGTGACGGTACTCTAGCAGTTTCGAAGGCTGAAATCGAGGGCTACCTAGCTACACTAAACGTGGACCTAGTTACCTCGCTAGACGCTAACGTATTCGGTGCACAGGGTGCTGGTGCTCTTGTAGAGTTCCCAGACTCATTCACCTGGTACCTATTCGCTGAGGGAACCTTCTTGTTCCTTGACGGCGGAAACCTAGACCTAGGTATCATCCGTGACTCGTCACTTGTTGGAACCAACGACTACAAGATGTTCGTTGAGACCTTCGAGAACGTTGCCAAGGTTGGTATCTCTAGCAATCACCTCGACCATCTCGGTCAACGGTGTTGCTGCTGCTCTACGCGACACCACTGGTGGCGCAGCTGCAGCTGCTATCGAGCTCTAAGCCGATAGAAACTCGTGAGGGGGAGGTCAGCAATGGCCTCCCCCAATACGAGATAAAATCAGATTTTCAACTTAGGTAAGGAACCTACAAATGGCTTTCACAAAGACTGGCGTTGTATCAGCGCCTACGATTGTGCCTTCTGCATTCGGCCTTCTTGCCGTAGTCAAGCCTCAAAATGGTCCATCAGAGGACCAGTGGGTCCGTGGATTCTCGCAAGAGTGGGAAACAGAACTTTACTCAGCCACCAACTACGATGACACCAACAACACTTCTGCTACTGTTGTAACCGCTGGTGTGCCTAACTACTTCACTGAGATTAAGCCTTGGTTCATCGAGGCAGAAGAACTTCGCTCTACCCTAGGCTTTACTGGTCTAGATCGTATTGAGCGCTTGAAGCGCCAGCTCGAAGGCGTAACTCAGCATGCTATGGAACTTGAGCTTTGGGATGGAGAAGTTCGCATTGCAGAGGGCCACGACAACCGAGCACTAATCTCCACTGGAGTCACCATTCTAAATGCTGGCGCAGCTCTATCGCCTCGCCGTGCCCTCGCGCTTCTGGAGCACCAGATTGGTCTAGCATCTGATGGTGGCGAACAGGGCATCATCCACATGACTCGTGATGTTGCAGCTCTTCTTGCTAGCAACTCAAACATGCTATTCCACGAAGCTGGCAAGGAGCACCTACAGACTCTAGGTGGTACTCCAGTTATCGTTGGTTCCGGTTACACTGGAAATGGCCCTGTAGGAGATGCAAACCGCGTAGCTACAGACACCAACAAATGGATTTACGCCACCGGCACTGTGCGCACTTTTGTGGGCGAGGTCGATGTCGTGAATGACAATCTAAGCCAGGCTTACGATGTGTCAGGTAATGCGAATGACATGCGTCTCAAAGCAATCCGCCCGGCTGCGGCTTACTTTGATACTTCAATCCACCTCGCTGTTCGAGTCGATCTAACAGCCTAAACCAAGGAGAATAGCTAAATGGCTACTCAAGAATATGCAGCTAGCATCCAGGGTGTGTCAATTCGTGTCACCCGCCTGGACGCTACTGGAAACTTGATGGCAGGCCCTGGTGACTCGTACACCACATCTGCTTTCATGAGAATCTCATTTACCCCTGAGTACGAAGAGGGCGACGAGATCACCGAGAAGGGTGCTAACGGCGTTGTCTGCGTGACCTACAAGGCCCCAGACACCCTAAAGCGTATCACCATGGAGCTCGCTATCTGTGAGCCAGACCCTGAGCTTTCTGCTCTTCTTTCTGGTGGTCTTCTTCTTCGTAAGAACCTAGGAACTGCTGGCCAGCCAGACCACAAGTCTGTTGGTTGGGCTGCCCCTGGTGTTGGCGATGACCCTGCTGGCAACGGTGTTGCCATTGAAGCTTGGTCACACGCTGTGAAGGATGGAAAGCGTGCAGGCGTTCTTCCTTACTTCCACTGGGTATTCCCATACGCTAAGTTCCGTCAGTCTGGCGACCGCGTTATCGAGAACGGCCTTATGGCTAACACCTTCGAAGGCTTTGGTCTTGGAAATGTTAACTTCCAGTCAGGTATCGATGGCCGCTGGGAGTTCCCACAGGCTGCAGAGCGTCCATATGCATATGCACGCACCAACTGGGCTCCAACTGGTCTAAACGGTTTCTACACCTGGACCGACGGTTCTGGCCCTGTTTACTTCACCTCAGCAACTGCTACTGACCCAAGCACCATTACTTTGGTTAGCGCAGCTTCTACTGGTGCAAGCTCATCGAACACCTCTGTTCTTACATTCAGTGCTGACCCTGGCATTGTTGCTGGAGACCAGATTGTTGTTAGCAACGTAGGTACTGGATTCAACGGAACTCGCACCGTAACAGTTGCTAGCGGAACTACAGTTCAGTTCGTCAACACTGCAGCTACAGCAGACATCGCTGAGTTCAACGTTGGCAAGAGCGCTAAGGTAACTGTTGCTAACAGTGCAACCGAGACCTTCCCTGCTCCAACTCCTGTAACTTCACTTGCTACCACTGGAACTACCTACAACGTTCCTGGTAACACTGGCTACAACGCTGATGTTGCAATCGACAACGTAATCGTTTCGAACGAGCAGTAATACCTAAAAAATAACGGGTGGCGATCTGGGCAAACTAGCTTAGGTTGCCACCCGTTAAAATTATCTAAGAGGTTTAAATATGACTAACAACTTATGGATTCAACCAGAAGAGATGGGCGACTACGCGTACACGGAGTTTACGCTCGAGGCCGCTCAAGTTGCGTCGTACCTGCTATGGGCTATGTCTGGTAGAAAATATACTGGACTAACTACCGTTACTGAACGCTACACATGCGTACTGAGAAATAACCGAATGGGGCCTTCTACTAAGACGACTAGTCCGGTCCTATTTGGTGGAGATGTTTACAACATCCCTTCTGGCGACTATGACGAGTACTCGGAGTTAACTTCTGACGGTATGTCCCCTGATGCTCGCATCAGACTCCGTGGTCGTCCTGTAACTAAGATCCACGCCATCAGAAATAAGACTGGCCAAATTATTGACCCTGCTAACTACTATTTAGTTGACCACTCTACGATTCATATCAAGGCCGGGACCCCGTGGACTCCTTGTAATACTGAAATAACTTACTCCTACGGCACTCCAGTACCTATGGCTGGAAAGATGGCTGCTAGAAAGCTAGCAATCGAATTTTGCCGACTATGGAACGGCGATGAGTCCTGTGAGCTACCTCAGCGTGTTACTTCTGTATCACGTCAGGGCGTTTCTTATACCATTCTTGATAACCAAGAATTTATCGATGAGCTCCGCACGGGCCTCTACGAGATTGACCTATTTCTAAAGGTAGTGAACCCAGATAATGCTCGCCGTAAGTCGCGTGTATTTTCTCCAGATCAGCCACGCGCTCGTAGATACTCGCCTAAGGCTCCAGTACTAACTGCAAATGCTGATTACGATTTGACCTTGGTTAAGGGGGCAGAAGCTACGTGGTCATCTGCTGGTCTTGTTGCCGTTAACCTAAGTAACTTCTTCCCAGATAGCGGATGGACCCCATCTGTCTCACTACGAAACTACTCCGGGTCTAAATCAGTAGAGCTAGATGCCGCAAGCATCTCTCTTAATACTGGTGCTGAAACTCTAGAGTTCACTGTTCCGTACGCTAAGGCCAATGCTGCTCTAGGTATGGTCGACCCAGGAACCTGGGCACTTTATGCCACTAAGACTATAGATGGCATCCCTAATGTTGTAGAGCTTGCTTCTGGAAACCTCCAGATCAAGATGTATGAATAAAGAAAGAAGAAACTATGTCAATCCAGACTAACTTTCGTGCTGTAGACATGCTAGGAACTGCTAAGCCTGTTTCTGCTGCTAAGCCAGCTGCTAAGAAGGCTGCCCCTAAGGCTGCTCCTAAGGTAGAGGCTCCAGTAGTAGAGGCTCCAGTAGTTGTTGAAGCAGTTGTCGAAGTTCCAGTAGTAGAGATAGAAGCTCCAGTAGAGGAGTAATCTTATGCCTACTCAAATTGATGTCACTGGTGTATCCGAAGGTGCAACCAACCTTCGCGATATGATGCAGGGCGTCCTAGAGCGCGTTGAGTCCATATTCCAGTCATATAACGTAAATCTGCCTGAACGGCGATACTGGATTATGGGCCAACCCGCTATTGACTGCGAACAGCTTGTAGTATCTTTTGTTCAAATGTATTTAGGTGCGCCCGGAGCTCAGGTAGCTGAACCTCAGCGTTGTCACGTGCCTAGAAGCGCCACGCTAAATATTATGATCTCTAGAGCTACCCCGATTGTAAACCAGAACGGTAGACCGCCTGCTGCGGATAAGATTCAGAGTTCCTCAGAGACTATCGCGATTGACTCATGGGTACTGATGGAGTCCGTCAACCTACTGGACCAGTGGGACGAGAGCGGTTATGGTGTAGGTGTTGTAGCTACGTTAGAGACGGCTGGCCCCGAGGGCGGATTCCAGACAACAAGCCTAACTATTACGATGGCGGTACCATAAAATGCCAGCCTGGGGATTAGTACCTGACAGCCCTTGGATCTACGCTGCTCAAAAGCTTGCGCATAAAAGTGCCGTTAGGTACACCCCTCACAAATCTGGTTGGGGCAGCAGCCTTTCTGTTGGGTTCAGATTTAATAGCTCTAAAGTCATAATTTATAAGTCGGTTCTTAACTTTGAAACTCATGCCGCTGAAGGTATGGTCGGTAAGCACCTAAATAAAATAGGTAACCGCATCGTTCGCGGGGCAAAGCGTCAAGTTGGTGTTCAGACCGGATATCTTCGTAAAAGTATCCAGCTCAGCCATATCACCTTCAGAGAGGGCGCGGCAATCAAAGTCGGCTCTAACGTTAAGTATGCCTACATGCACCATGAGGGTACTAAGCCGCACATCATTACACCGAATCCGCCTAATAAGGTTCTTGTTTTTGGTAAGGGCTCGAGAGTAGTCCACGCCCAGGTCGTTAAGCACCCTGGAACTAAGCCAAACCGGTACCTATCTGACCAACTCAGAATCCACATAAGAGGGTAAAATAGAAGTGCTGCTAAATGGCAGCCTATCAATAAGCGCAGAAAGACATACATAGAATATGACTAAATTCAGAGACTTTGGTTCAGGCCCAGACCTAACCAACGTAGAGCCAATCTCGTTCTCTATCCATGGCGAGACATTCGAATGTGTCAAGGCCGTTCAGGGTAAGGTACTCCTAGAGCTAGTAGCTAAGTCTAAGTCAGATGACCCTAGCGAAGCAGCTTCTACCATTGACAACTTCTTCTCTCAGGTTCTGACCGATGAGAGTTACGCAAGATTTGATGCACTACTACTAGACAAGAACCGCGTTGTTACTGTAGAAAGCCTTGGTGAGATTTCTGGCTGGCTAGTAGAGCAGTTCAGTGACCGCCCGGAAGAGCAGCCAGAGGCTTAGCTGAGTGGGCTATTGACCTCTGGCCATATGTAAACGGAAAAGCTTTGACATCTGGAATCAACCTAAAAGAAGCGACAATGTCGGACATGCTTGACATTGTCCACTTCTTTTTTGAGGAAGATTCTAGGTATGGCTCTCAAGAAGAAGTCGAGTCTGTCAGTGCTGTTCGTAGCCAGATATACGAGACTTTGTATGGAGTTCCATATGCATACAAAGTTAAGTCTGGCGGCAAGACTAGATCTACTACCACTAGTGACATCCCAGATGTAGATGAAGTTAAGCCGTATATACCTCCAACGGAGTTTGATCCAGGATCATCAAACCCTTTTGGAGCCGTCCTCGAAGCACCGCTTCGATAACTTAAGTAGGTGAAGAAGTGGCCCTAGTAGGTGAAGCCCACATTCTCGTTCGTGCGATTACCACGAACGTAGATAAGGATATCCGCAAGGCATTTAGCAATGTCAATGGCAATGCTGCGTCGAATGCCGGTGCTGCCCTAGGGTCCTCTTTTTCTAATGGACTTAGAAATAACATAAACGGAAACGTTTTCTCTAAGCTAGCAAGTAATATTGCTGAACTTGCGCCCAACGCTGACGGGGCTAGAGAAGCCTTCCAGAGTATGGTCAAATCGTCGTACGTCACTGGTACGGCGATTTCCGTACTACTTGGCTCAATCTCGTCACTTATCGGCGGTCTTGGTGCATTGGTAGGTGCTGCTGGCCAAGCTGCAGTTGGGCTTGTAGCAGTTGCCGGTGCTGCAGTAGCACTTAAGGTCGGATTTAGTATTGCTGGACTAGCCTTCAAAGGAATCAGTCAAGCTGTATCTGCAGCAACTACAGCAAATAAGAGCTATTCTCAGTCGCTGAAGCAGGCAAAGTTTGATGCTGAGGAAGCAGCCCTTGCAGTAGATGATGCTGGCCTGGCTCTCGAGAGGGCTATCGAGGCTAGAAATAGGGTAGCTGATCTGCCTGCTAACAGCAGAATTAGGCGTCAGGCTGACTTAGATGTCAAGAAAGCAGAACTAGCTCTACGTAAAGCAAAAGATGCAGAAAAGAACGCAGGAAAAAATACTTCTGGAAGTGCCGGGCAAGACCCGTATGCTGGCCTAACTCCAGCTCAGAAGGATTTTGCTAAATTCCTAGTGAGCATTAAGAGCAAGCTAGACGGAATTAAGGACGCTGCTGCCAAAGGCTTCCTACCGCTACTTCAGACTCAGATGGAGCGCCTAATTAAGATTGGCGTTCTTGACATCATAAAAGCTAGATTCTACGATATCGGCCGCGGCATGGGATTCGCCGCCAAGAACTTTACAGATGTAGTCATTGCTAGGGATACCTTAAAGACCATGGACGAGGTGCTTAAGAACATCTCTAAACAGCTCCCGCCGATGGGAACTATTCTAGGTAATCTATTTGACGGTTTGCTCGGAGCACTACGACTAGCCGACCCTGCTACTAGAAACTTCATCAAATATTTAGAAGGTAAGTCTTCTGCTTTTGCTGATTTCTTTACCTTTAAGGGTAATGCTAAAGATAGCCCTATCTCGAAGTTTCTCGTAGAGTCTGAAAAAATGCTAGAGAGATTCTTTGGTATCTTTGGCAATATCTTTAAGACAATTGGCACGCTGGTAGAGGCAAACTTCGGTCCTGGTTCTGGTGGCGAGATCATGGTCCAGTATCTAGAAAAGATTACTACTGGCTGGTCAAACATGGGTCGCGATGTGAACGGTAAGGTTACTCCAGCGTTTAAGAAGTTCTTTGCTGATGCTGCTACCAACACCACTAAAATTCTTGATGCTGTAGGTGCTCTGGTTAAGGAGTTCTTAAAGCTTGGTGATATGCCTGAGATCGGCGAAACTTTTGACATCCTAAAACAGGGTGCACCAGCTATGGGCGAGCTTATGAGAGCTGGAGTCGAGGCAGGTCCGGCTCTTGCTCGTCTAGTAGTTCAGCTAACTAGAATTTTTGCTGCCGTGGCCGACTCAGAAGGCCCTAAGGTATTCTTCGACACTCTTGCTTCGATCGCGTCTAAAGTTGCAGACATCCTTGAGAGCGAAGTTGCTCAGAAGATTATGGCAGTTACTGGAAAAATTCTAGCTTTTGCTCTAGCAATTGGCACTGTGACAAAGATTGCCACCTTCTTCGGAAACGTTTTTATGGGTGCGTTCGGCAACATCTTCAAGATTTTTGGCAATATTGGCGGTGCTTTAGGTAAGGTTCAGACCTTTTTTATGCAGATGAACCTGGGTGCAAAAGACCTAATCGGCAAGGGTGGCTTTCTAAATAATATCTTCGGTAAGTTTGGCCTGGGAATAAGCCGACTAGGCGGATTCTTTACATCATTCCCTGGAATTGCAGTAATCACAACGCTGATTACCTTGTTTGTGGACCTCTACAATAACTCCGAAACATTCCGTCAGACTGTAACCGACACTCTTTCTGGCATTGGCGAAGCATTTGGACGCCTCTGGGACTCGCTCATGGGGCTGTTTGACCAGCTATTCGGTGGAGAGGGTCTTGGCGGAATCATGGAGGCTATCCGCCCAGTGACTGAAATTTTGCTAGGAACTCTGTTCCCGATGTTTGGTGCTGTAATTAATATCATCATCGATACTGTGTCTACTGCAATTAACTTCATAACAACAGTTGTCAGAAGCGTTATGAATGGTGTTAAGCCGCTTATTAGTGGAATCATGGACCTATTCAAGGGTAACTTTGGTCCTGGTCTTGCAAAGATTTTTGGTGGTATCGGAATTATGCTTCTAGGCATTATGGAAGGTATCGTAAACGCAATTATCGGTGGAATCAACCTAGTTCTTGGCGTAATCAATAACCTACTAAAAGCAATTGGAGATGGCCCGCTGGGTCAATTCTTGAAGACAATTTCTGGTGGAGCGATTAACCTATCTAAAGTTAAGATGAAGGTTGACTATGTAGACTGGACCAGTAAGGCTAAGGCTAACTTGGCAAAGGTTGGCGGAACCAAGATGGCAGAAGGTGGAACTGTATTCCCTACTTCTGGTGGATCTATGGTTACAGTTGCTGAGGCAGGCCGTCCAGAACGCATCGAGCCACTGCACCCTAATGGCCTATCAGATAGAGATATAGCCATTATCAATAAACTTTCCGGTGGAGCTGGAGGACCTAAGGTTCAGGTTATCGTAAACCCTAGCGCCGGTATGGATGAGCGAGAGCTCGCGGAAATAGTTTCTAGAAAGATTGCATTTGCTATGACTAAGGGTGGCTACTAATGACTTACTATGACATCCCGGAAAATCTTACGGTTTTAGGCTCATACACCACACTAAACGATCTAACAACGGCACATCCAACTGGTGTATATGGCCAGGTATATGTTGTTGCAGGGGAGTACTATACCTGGTCTAGAGATTCGCTATCCTGGGTAAAGCTTCCTTCTCAGGCTGTTGAGAACAGACTAGTAAATCTTGCGTTAAGTAAGGTGCCGCAGCCGCACATCACTGGGCTAAAGCTGAAAGCTGATGTTGCTCTTGGCGACTTAGTTCTAAATACAATTGACGATGCCGGTGTAGTTTGGGTAGTTACTGATATTGACGGTTGGTGGAGACTCCCGGAGGTGGAGACCCAGGACCTAGCTCGTGGTTGGGGTGACGGTTCGTATGACGCTAAAGGCCGATATGCTAATAGGCTCATCACTCTTACAGGGAGCTTCCTGACTCAGACGGCTGATCAGGCTGCTGCTGCTAGAGACAGACTATTTAGAGCAATAGATCTTGTCTATAAGGGTGGCTGGCTAATTGTACGGGAAAGCCCAGATAAGTATGCCTGGGTTCGATTAAGCGGAACCCCTGAGGTGCAGAACGTATCTGCTAGAGGTAGGACAGACTTTAGCATAGGTCTAAAAGCTGTAGACCCTATCAAGTATGAGCTTGTAGGCAACGATGTCAACTCATTAAATGATGAAGTTATTGCTATGAATGGCAGCGTTACCGTAACAAATATCGGTAATACTCCAGTGCCAGTGATGTTTGAAGTGAGCGGAGCGCTAACAGCATCTCCGGCATCTCCGGCAAGCATTAAACTTACGTCTGCAGAACCAGACAAGGTTATTAATATCGTTGTGTCCCAGAGTGCTGGTAATCAACTTGAAATAGACACCTACAAAAGAGAAGTGCTCTATAACGGTCAAGGATACGAGACAGGTGTAGGCGCAGCCCGCAGGCGAGTAAGTACTATTGTTGACTGGTTTGAGCTGCAACCTGGAGCTAATACAATCTCATTCACTGGAACTGGTCAGGCTACGTGTACCGTACTGTTCAGATCCGGTTGGATTGGCTAGTGTAAACTAATATAAAGACGTTTACGAAAGAGAACAATGCCATATAAGTACTCTAATAATGCAGTGGTATATAAGTACATCACCACTGACCTCCTAACTGACTCTATCTTGGCTGAACTACCTCTGCAGGATGTATCCTTCACTCGAGCACTAAAAGATGCTGGCTCTTTTAGTGGCAGTATCCCAGTTATCCCTGATAACGACTACTTGGATCTATATGAGACAACGATCCCCGGTAGGACTGCCCTATACGTTCTTCGCGATGGGGTATGTGTCTGGGGAGGGATTATTTGGTCTAGAAACTATGACATTAAGTCTAGATCTTTGACAATTAATGGTAGTGAGTTTACTAGCTACCTACACCGTCGTGTTGCCTGGAAGACCTGGAACCAAGAGCTAGACGCTACTATCTCGACTACTGGCAACGGTAGAGAGGCAAAGATTACTGTAACTAGTGGTAGTTTTGGCTTTGAAGGTGCCATGCCTATTCAGCTTAACTTCACTGATAAGCTGGTCTACTTCTCGGGTATCTATAGCGTAAAAGATACGCCTATTCCGACTTCAATCGAATTCTACGTAACTCTTCCTGCTGTGACTGGTATGGAAAACATCACTATGGTAGATATTCCGATTACTGTCTATCCTCAGGTAGATACTTATGACTACCTAACTAGACTTCTTAGCTATATCAACACTGACTTTAGCACTATCCAGTTCCCTAACGCTGAGATTACTCCTGAGTATAACGTCTATGCAGATATTGCTAGCTACTCTCGCACGTCTAATGTTGCAACCATAACCACTACAGGCGAGCACGGGCTGATTTATGGACAAACTGTAGACATTAGCGGCTTGCCAGTGGGCTTCAATTCAAAGGGTATGAAGATTATTTCTACCCCTACAGCAACTAGTTTTACTTATCAGTCTATTGGCGGAGATATGTCAACCACCAATATTACTGGAACATCTAGAGGGGTATCTTCTGTAAAGATCGCATCTCTTAGTGAGACCTCTATTACTCAGGATGTCACGATTAAGACCGCCACTCCGCACTCTTATGCCGTTGGCGGCATCCTAAAGGTAACTAACGTTGATCCAGATATTGATGGTACACATATCATTACCGCGATTACTAGCGATACCGTTACCTATCAGCTAACCGGGTTACAGGATGCAGCAGAAAACTTCGAAGTCACTGGCACGGTGTCTTCTGGGCCTATTGCTAAGTTTGGTACATACGGCAGCTACATGAGCCATAGTAATATCGGCATTACAGTTAAGACTCCTAATGACGAGCCTTATAGTAATAAGTTCATTAAGACAACTACAATGCGTGGGTCTAGTCTCCAAAATATTGGAGATCACCTAGATGTCTATACCAATACTTTCGAAGGTTTTGAGTACCGTATTGACTGCTCCTACGATGTAGCTACAAATACTTTCTCTAAGAAACTAGTTGTAATTCCATTGGATCCAGTTTCAGATGCGCAAAAAGAAGCCAACACCATCCCATACCCGCTGGAAGTTTTTGGTGCGGACAAGATCGTGTTCGAGCATCCAGGAAATATTTTGGAAGCCAGTATGGAAGAAAACGCTAGTGATGCTGCGACTAGATTCTGGGTACAAGGCAAAAACGAGAGCGGAATTAATAGCGAAGCAGGCGAGCCTTATTCTGGTGTAGCTATGTCAGGCCTTCTGGCGGATGGCTGGCCGATTCTCGACGATGTCGAGACCTACGACTCTAATGATGAGTATGTACTGGCTGAATATGCCACTCGATACCTGCAGGAGTCAGTCCCGCCTATCTCGAACTTTACCGTCACCGTAAATGGAAGCGTCACGCCAGTGGTTGGAACATACTTCCCTGGAGACTGGTGCTCAGTAATTATTGATGACGTGTTTGTACAGCTGCGTATGGCTAGTGGGCTAGAGCCTCGCGATCAAGTATTGGTACGTAAAATCGATGCTTATACCGTCAATGTGCCAAATAGCCCGACCTACCCAGAGACTGTCTCGCTAGAGCTGTTCCGAGAATCAGGAGTCGATCCAATTGGGAATTAGACGTCGTCGTAAAAAAGTAAATACTATCCTGACTACGATTGACCGCAGACTGCGGTCTGTCGAACTTCAGCGCGTTCCTAGGGTTGTAAAAGACGGAACAATCACCAAGCAAATGCTTGATAAGTCAGTGCAGATAGCCCTAGATACCGGAGCTGACGCAGCTACTGACACTCCGGGTACAGCCACTGCGCCTACAGTGCCAACATTTAAAGATAGACCATTCACTAATATTGTGAAGATTGTCTATCGGGGGTATAACGAAACTGGCACAGCTAATGATAAAGACCGCGCACGAGTCTACTTTGAGTCCGACCCTGGACTAAACGTTGGCGATAAGATCAAGTTTGCATCCCTCACCGGATCTCTAGACGTTCCAACTAAAACTACCGAGTACGTAGTTAAAGAAGTTTCTGTAGTTGATAGCTACAACACTATTGTCTATTATCCAGGCAGAGCAACTATTGTTGACGGCGCTAAAACATATGACAAGGGTTGGAGAGTGCGTGCAGCCAATGTCTCAGTTACTGGGGCAATTGTCGATGGTACAACTACTAAATATAAGTATGGTCAAATTATTATTGACGGTAAGGATACAGCTCCTACTGCAAATGATGACTATAAATATGGACCTACCTGGCCAGCTGGCATCGAAACAACTTCTGGTTTACACTTCACTGGTGGCGGGTTCCAAGAAGGCGATCTAATTAATTTAGATGGTCTAGGTAGTCCATTCGATGGTGTCCACAAGATCACTTCTAGCGTTACTTCTGGTAAGAGGATCACACTTCAGTTCGAGTTTAAGGACTATCCGACTGCGCCAGTACAGTTGCCTAATAGTAATGGTGCAATTAGAGGTGCTGCTGGTCGCTATCTTCGAGATGGCGAGACCTGGGTAGACACTAGTGTTACTCCTGCAATTACTTGGATCTGGGATGATAGTCTTCAGCGTTGGTGGAATGCAGCAGATGGTGCCAACCTACCAGAAGGTGTAGTAGTAGATGACGGTGTACCGCCTTCACCACCTACTGGACTATCAGGCTCCAGTGAGGGTTATGTTGATGGTAGTAAGCCATATTCTAAGGTGAACCTAACATGGACTGCACCAACGACCAACTCAGATGGTAGCAATTTAAGTGACCTGAAAGGGTATGCGGTCTTCTATAGGTACAGTACTTCTGATGCTTGGACATATTACTCTGATACGGCTAGTGCATCAGAGACAGTCACTGAACTAACTCCAGAAAAAACTGTCTATTTCGCTGTGAAAGCATATGATGCTACAAGAAATATGTCTAGCTATTCTGCTACATATAGTTTGAATACCGTACCTGGAACAACCGGGATTAATGCCCCCTCGCTACCTCTGGCTACAACTAGACTTGGCCAAATCAGGGTCACTTGGGATGGCCTAGATAGCTCTGGAGCAACCCCACCATCCGCCCTAGTCAGCTATGTTGAGGTTCACTGGTCTACTACTGCCGGATTTACCCCTAGTGATAGTACAAATAAGGGCAAACTTTTTGGTAAGAATGACTTTTTTGCGGATATTACTCCAGAGTACGGGGTCAACTACTACTTTAAATTTGTGTTTGTAGACGTATTCGGTAAAAAATCAGCAGCATCAGCTCAAAAAACTGCAACAGTCCAGCCTTTAGTGGATACCGACCTAATTACCGGGTCTCTCACTAGATGGCCATTTGGTGCCAACACTGTCGACACTAACTCGCTCGCTGATGGTTCTATTTCGGCTACGTACTTGGTATCAGGAAATGATGCCGACGGAACTGCTGTACGAGTTCAAGGAAAAATCGCTGCTGGAAGCATTGGCGCTACATCGATTGCAGCTAACTCTATTGTTGCTGGAAAGATTGCTGCCGAGGCGATTACTGCTAGAGAGATTAAAGCTCTTAGTATCGAAGCTGGAAATATTAAAGGTAACACGATTACTGGAGATAAAATCCTTGCTGGATCTGTTTCCGGAGCTATCTTTGATGCAACAACCAGAATTAGATTAGGTGACTCTAACAGCACTAATCCCTCTAATTATATTGAATTTGGTTATGTAACGCTACCTGGTAACCAATCCGCCCCTGGAATTATTGGGCAGTATGGTGGAGCTCGCACATTCTACGTTGGTGGATGGAACAGCGGTTATGGAGGTACGTCTGGAGTTGCTCTAGGTGTAGTAGGCAATAACGGTAGCACTGCCGTGGATGTTTTAACAGCTGGTGGTTATGATAACGGAATCGCGCTAGCTAGCACTGTAGAGCTTACTGCTGGTAGGGTAAACATAACTAGCTATGGTGGAAACTATAGCGATAGCTCATTTGGAGATTTAACACTAAATTCTACTGGCTATGGTGCCATCAATCTAATAGCACCTAGCGGTACTGATGCTCAGGGTAGGTATCTTGGAGTCTATGTCTCCCCTGCGCTATTGATCGGTAAGACAACTACAGCTAGCTGGCAGGGTGTAGAAGGTACTCACATAAGTAGCGGCTTTGTTGCTTCAGCAAACGTTAGCGGCAACGCTTTCAGCATGTCCCGCATGAGTACTAACGGAACTGTATGTGTTTTCTATAGAGGTAACACTACTGCTGTAGGAAACATATCTTTAACTACAACAGCTACTGCCTTTAATACATCGTCTGACTATAGGCTCAAGGAAAACGTTACTTCTCTAACTAATAGCCTTACTAAATTAAAAGCACTAAAACCTAGAACGTTTAACTTCATCGTGGAACCAGATGAAATAGTAGATGGTTTTATTGCCCACGAGCTTGCCGAGGTTATACCTAATGCTGTATCTGGCGAAAAGGACGCAGTCAAAGAGGATGGTGAGCCAGAGTATCAAGGAGTAGATATGTCAAAGCTTGTACCTGTATTGACTGCAGCTCTTCAAGAGGCTGTAACTCAAATAGAATCATTATCTGCTAGACTAGATGCTCTAGAGACGAAGTAAGGACAATTATGGAAGACCAAAAAACAGTAGAAGAGCTAGTAAAGAAGCTTCGTGAACGCGTTAGCTCGTATGCCGTAGCTATTATTGATCTCGAAACCCTCCTCGAGATTGAGACAGCTAAGGTAGCTGAACTTCAGAAAAAAGTCGAAGACCTAGAGTCATCTACTAAAGCTGAAGACAAGAAGACATCTAAGGGCTAGTACAGTGCTGGAAGTAAAAGACGGAGCCAGAACTTTACAGTTCAATGGCTCTTTATTAGGTAAATCTAGCTCGAAGAGACGAGACTCTACTAGATGGATTGAATTCGAGCTGTATCGAACAGAGAGTGGCTCGTACGTTCTCTCACGTGTCGGAGTCTCTCTAATTTTTCATGGGGCAGCATGTCCGCTAGTTAGCAGATATAACCTCCAAGAGAAACCGTCAAGCATGCTACAGGATGCATCCCTCCCATGTGAAGAATGCAACCCTGATTACAGCCTTGCTCTAGTTTTTCCTGAGAAATATCGTCATTGGGCGCAGATCAGCGACAAGCCTGAAGCTGTGCTCGATGCTCTATATAAGTACGATGATAACGGTGCTAGATATCTGACTGGTGTCGCTCAGAGACTGCTTCAAGAGGCCGCAAAACTTGACTCTGGTATTGCGGATATCTATAATTATGAAATAATTCCATAGCATCACCCTAAATAAATACGAAAGACACTAATGACAACAGGACTAGAAGGCGTACGCCTTGAGCTGGTTGATAGCGTTGCTCAGGCTGAGAAGTTTATCTCTTGGCTCGGTGAGCGTCGCCCCCACAATGCTTTGGCTATTGACACAGAAACTGGCGAACTGCCTGGCAAGCCGCGAGCGCACGCTCTATCTCCTTGGCATGGTCGCCTACGCCTTGTTCAGGTCGGCGATGCTATGACCGGATGGTCAATTCCTTGGGATGCCTGGAAGGGCGTCTTTTATGAGGCAATGAATAAGTTTGATGGCCCCCTCGTCTGCCACAACATTGCGTTCGAGGCTCGCTGGTTTGAAATCCAGTCCGAGTGGTCATTCCCTTGGCATCGAGGCCACGACACAATGATTATGGCTCAGCTTTTGGATCCGCTGGGCTCTGGAGCGCTAAAGAAGCTTACTCAGCAATACATCGACCCTCAGGCTGCTAGCCTCCAAAGTGTCCTCGATAGTGGAATGGTCGACAATGGTTGGACCTGGGGTACCGTTCCTATGAACTTTGAACCATACTGGGCATATGGTGCACTAGACCCTGTGCTGACTATGCGCCTCTGGGAGAAGTTCTGGGAGAAGTGTGGCCCGGGGCAGCCTTATTCTCAGGCATATGAGCTTGAGATGAATACTCGCCGTATCGTGACTCGCATGGAACTCAACGGGGCTCGACTAGACCTTAACTACTCTCAGAAGAAGTATGACGAGCTTGTCGGCTATACCGAGCAGGTAAAGGATTGGGCAAAGACAACCTACAACGGATTAGCTGTAGGCAGTAACCAGCAACTTGTATTCCAGTTCGAGAAGCTTGGTGCTGAAATTACTGAGCGTACAGACTCTGGCCAGAAGTCAGCTTCCGCGGACCAGCTCAAGATGCTTGTACGTGATGGCTCCCCCGAGGTTAGGCAGCTAGCTGAAACCGTCCTAAAGTATCGAAAAGCAGGCAAGCTAGCCAGCACGTATTTCTTGAACTTCATTAATGACAATGTTGATGGATTTGTTCACCCGTCTGTGAAGACCATGGGCGCTCGTACCGGACGTATGTCCATCCAGAACCCTGCGCTGCAGACTTTGCCTAAGGGTGACGATACTGTTCGTCGTGCGTTCTTGCCTAAGGATGACGACCACGTAATTATTACCTCGGACCTTGACCAGGTTGAGTTCCGTATGTTCTCGTCTCTATCACAGGACCAGAACCTGATTACGCTATTCAATAACGCTGATGCGACTGGCTCAGACCCGTTTACGGAGATTGGTCGAGAAATCTACCAGGATCCAACTATGCAAAAGTCTGATAAGCGTCGTGCGCTCATTAAGGGCGTTGTGTATGGGCGTCTATATGGTGCAGGTGTGTCTAAGCAGGCTCTAACCGCAGGTGTGCCTGAAGAGCAGATGCGTGCAGTATCGAATGAATTTGATAAGCGATTCCCTGGAATGGCAATGTTCCAGAAAAAGGTCGAAGATATCGGCATGCGACGCCTCCAAGCAGAAGGCCAAGGATATGTCAATACCTGGACTGGACGTCGCCTACCTTGTGATGATGACCGTGTTTATACCTTGGTCAACTACCTAATCCAGGGTGGTGCAGCAGAGGTGTTCAAGTCGAACCTGGTTAAACTTGACCAGGCTGACCTAACCGAACTACTAATTGTTCCTGTGCACGATGAAATTGTGCTCAATGCTCCTCGGAAGGATGCTGAAGAGATTAAAAAACTAGTAAGAGAGTGCATGACAACCCGAGAGGGTTGGGCCGTACCACTTACTGCAGATGTCGATGGTCCACTAGAAAACTGGGGTCAAAAATATGCCTAAATATGTACTATCAGTCGATCCAGGTAAGGCAACCGGCATGGCTCTATTTAGCCTTGAGCCGGGCCAGGAGCCTGTTTTAGTCTGGTCTAAAGAGTTACAGCAAGAGGAGTATGCAGAGCCTATACGGGCCACTCTAGCCTCTGTAGACGTAGCTGTAGACGTAGTCTGCGAGCGCTTTACTATCAATGCACAAACTGTGCGTAACTCACAGGCACCTTACTCGCTAGAGCAGATTGGTATCCTCAAGCAATGCCTAATGGATGTGGGGCGTCCAGCAAATGACATCTACTTCCAGGCACCAGCCGATGCAAAGGCAATGTTCACTAACGAGACCCTAAAAAAGTTGGGCTATTGGCACAAGGGTGGCGAAGGCCACGCACTTGATGCAATACGACACGGGCTACTTAGACTTGTCAAATTGGGCTGGAAACCTGTAAGATTATTAAAAGAATAGGTATTATCAGAAAAAAGTACTTGATAACAAGATTTTTCTGATAATATATAAATACGAAATGACGAACGGAGGCCTTTGTGCCTATTAGTGTAGAGCTCGACTCAACGGGCAAACACATTGTAATCAACGCTGAGTGGCGTCTCAAAGAAGTCTGTAAGGCACTTCCTGGCGCTTCATGGAGCGCTAAGGAGCAGATTTGGCGTATTCCAGTCTCGTGGACTGGTTGCTTAGCACTACGCTCTACCTTTAAGGATGAGCTAGAAATCGGACCTAACCTAGCAGCATGGGCACGAGAAGAACGTGCTCGCCGAATCGAGCCGTCTAATGCTCTACGAGAGCTTGAAGTTGCTGAAGATGGCGATGAAGACCTCTTCCCGCACCAGCGTGCTGGAGTTAAGTTCCTTACTACTGCTCGTCGAGCTCTTTTAGCTGATGAGCCAGGTCTAGGTAAGACCGCTCAGGCAATTCGCTCACTTAAGAAGTTGCACGATGATGGCGAAGATATCTTCCCGGCACTAATCGTCTGCCCGAATACTCTGAAGAGTAACTGGCAGCGCGAGTTTGATAAGTGGTGGCCTGGAGTCAACGTATCTGTAATTAAGGGATCTGCCGTTCAGCGCAGAAAGGCTTTTGAAGATCCTGCTGATGTCTACATCATCAACTGGGAGTCACTACGCACTCACTCAAAGCTTCTTTCTTACGGATCTATTGCTCTTGCACGCTGCGAAGAGTGTGGTGGGCATGACTCTCGAATCACGGCTACTCGCTGTGAAGTGCATCAGCGTGAGCTAAACACGATTGACTTTAAGGCTGTAGTTGCAGATGAGATTCACCGCTCTAAAGACCCTAAGTCTAAGCAAACACGTGCACTATGGGCAGCTACTGGAGATGCCGATGTTCGTTTTGCAATGACTGGAACTCCTATTGCTAAAGATGTAGTGGACCTATGGCCTATCCTTCACTGGCTTGACCCAGCTGAATGGCCTAGCAAGACTAAGTGGATTGACCGCTATGTCAACACGATGCTCAATGCATTCGGTGGAATGATGGTCATGGGCCTAAAGCCGGAGATGACAGATGAGTTCTATGCTGGAATCAACCCACGTATGCGACGCATGCTCAAGGCTCGAGTACTTCCATGGCTACCAGAGGTTATCAATGACCGACGCGATGTCGAGATGGGTGCTAAGCAACTTAAGGCATATAAGCAGATGCTAGAGAACATGATCGTTCTTCTAGAAAATGAAGGTACGGTCTCTTCTACTGGAGATGTAGTAGTTGCACCTAACCCGCTAACTCAGACTCTGCGTCTGCTTCAGTTTGCAAGTGCATATGCTCAGATCGAACTTCAAGAGAATGGCGAAGAAAAAGTTCTTTTGTCAGACCCTTCTTGTAAGGTTGATGCTCTGATGGATGACATTGAGAATGGTGACTTTGGCGATGACTCTGTAGCAGTATGTGCAGTATCACGTCAGCTCATCGAGCTTCTAAGTGCACGTCTGACTAAAGAGGGCATCGCTCATGGCCTAATCACTGGTGCCCAGGATGGCGACCAGCGACAGCAGGCTATTGACGACTTCCAGTCTGGCAAGACTAAGTGGATTCTGTTTACTGCTCAGGCTGGTGGTGTAGGTGTCACCTTGACAACTGCACGAAGACTTGTTATGCTTCAAAGACCATGGTCACTCGTTGACTACAAGCAGGCTCTCGACCGCGTACACCGTATCGGCTCCGAGATCCACGACTCTGTAATCATCACTGACTATGTAACTGAAGGAACCATCGAAGAGCGTGTTATTCAAGCTCTAGACGTCAAGTCCGAAAACTTCGAAGAGATTGTTAAGGACAAGGCTAGGCTTCTGGATATGCTCAAGAACGGACTACCAAAATGACAGAAATGACAAATGAACCAATCAGAATCTCTAACTCTGAGATTCAAACTTTCAAGGACTGCCGTCGCCGGTGGTGGTTTACCTACTACCGTCGTCTCAAGCCGAAGCTAAAGGACTTTACTGGCGCACTTGCACTAGGTTCTCGTATTCACGAGGCCCTAGACCGCTACTACACTTCTGGCATGGAGCGAGACCTACTTCAGATTCACGCAGAACTAGTTGCGGAAGACATGAAGAAGATGACTGACGACTACCGAGACACCTCGTCACTTGAGACAGAGGCAGAGCTTGGTCGAGTCATGCTTGAAGGCTACCTAGAGTGGATTGAGCTCGAGGGTATCGACGCAGAGCTTGAGATGATCTCTACGGAAGAAATCATCGAGCGTCCTATGCTGGACGGTCGTGTAACTCTTCAGGGAAAGATTGACATGCGTGTTCGTCGCAAGATTGACGGTGTTCGTATGTTCCGTGACTTCAAGACTGTTGGTGGCTCTTTTGCCGACTTCGGCTCTATTGCTCACATGAATGAGCAGGTTCTAACCTACATGCTCCTTGAAGAGGCGCAGAATCAGGATGGTGAACGTTCCGAGGGAGGCATCTTTACAATGCTTCGTAAGGTTAAGCGCGGTGCTTATGCTAAGCCACCGTTCTATGACCAGATTGAAGTTCGCCACAACCGATTTGCTCTTCGCTCGTTCTACCAGCGTCTAGAGGGAACTCTAGAAGATATCATGCGAGTCCGTGATGGTCTCGATGCTGGCGAGAGCCACTACAAACTTGCATACCCAAAGCCGTCTCGCGACTGCAAGTGGAAATGCCAATTCTTCGCTATTTGCCCGCTAGTTGACGATGGTTCGGCAGCTGAAGCAGCAATTAGCGATGCGTTCGAGGTCTCCGACCCGTACGGTTACTATCTATCAAATGAACAGAAAGGAAGTGAGTAAAGATGTCTGAAGTCGACCGCAGTTTAACAATTATGGTTTATGGCGAATCGAAGGTCGGTAAATCTACGTTTGCCGTCACAGCACCTTACCCACGCCTAATGCTCGACGTTGAGGGAGGCCACCGCTTCCTGCCAATCAACGTAAAGTATTGGGACCCAATGACCCAAGAGCCACCGCTAGCGGATGGCACCTGGGACACCGTTGTTGTCCAGGTTCGTGACTACGATGTAGTTATGAAGGCTTTCCAGTGGCTTCAGAGCGGAAAGCACCAGTTCAAGTCGCTTATTATCGACTCGATCTCGGAGCTTCAGGTCAAGTGTATGGACAACATCGCTGGCACAGAGCAGATGAAGATGCAACAGTGGGGAGAGCTACTTCGCCACATGGGTGCGCTTCTTCGTGACCTGCGTGACCTCACCATGCACCCAACTCAGCCGCTTGAGGCTGTAGTTCTTACTGCTATGGCTCGTAAAGGTCAGGATGGCGTATACCGTCCTTACCTGCAGGGTCAGCTAGCAATTCAGGCACCATACTTCTATGACATCCTTGGAGCGGTTACGGTAGAAACAATGCCGAATCCAGACCCACTCCAGCCACCATACAAGGTGCGACGCATGTACGTTGAGCGCACACCTGAGTACGAGGCCGGAGAGCGTGTCCAGGGTCGTCTAGGTAAAGTAGTCGAGCAGCAAGATCTAGGTATCGAGCGTATGCTAGACATGGTTTTCGGAGAGAAGACCACCGCAACAACAACAAGTAAAAAGGCATAAGGAGCCATAACTAATGAGTACTATTAACTGGGCAGACCTCGTCAAGCAGGCGGGCGATGCAGGATCAAGCACCAACTACGAGCCACTACCAGAGGGCGACTACGAGCTTAAGGTAGTCGACGCTCAGGCAACCACCACCTCGACTGGAAAGGTGATGTTCAAGGTCACCAACGAGGTTCAGGGTGGCCCATACAACAAGCGTCGCGTTTGGGACCAGCTTGTTGTAACCACTGACAACCCAAAGGCCATGAACATGTTCTTCATGAAGGCCAACGCAATGGGTCTGGGACGCACCTTCTGGGATGCAAACCCTACCAATGCTCAGGTTGAGCAGGCGCTAATGGGACGCGCATTCCGTGCGACTCTAGGTACCCGTACTTACAACGGTAACGTTAGCAACGAGATCAAGAAGTATTTCCCTGGCCAGGCTGCAGTTGCTGCAACTGCCGCTTCAGCTGCTCCAGCTGCTGCTCCAGCACCAGCTCCAGCTCCAGCACCTGCTGCTGCTCCAGCTCCTATTGCTACCCCGTTTGACGGTCCATCGATCGCTAACGCGCCAGCACCAGCGCCAGCACCAGCACCGGCTGCTCCTGTAACCGCAGAAGAGCCGTTCTAGTAGTTAGCTAAAGTAGGCGACGGGGCATCTTTTAGGTGCCCCGTTTGCCTCATAGGGAGATAATATGAAAGTTCTATTTACTGGTATGGCTTCGCACCATTGCAGCCCGTCAGCGAATGTTGGATTTTTCAACACGCTAGCCGAGGTAGTCTCCAGGTCCGCTCAGATTACCTGGGCTAGCCCAAAGTTGACTTGGACTAAAGCTGAGCTAGAGTCATATGATGCTATCTTTTTAGGGTTTATTCCACCAACTGCTTTAGGTGCAAACAAAATTTATGGGGCTATGCATGTTCTTGGCCTAATGTTTGACTCACCTAAACTCCATTTAGTAGCGGATAGCGCTCAGATTTGGCAGTACAAGAACAGCCTTGAAGCCGTAAAGAGGGACATCTCCGGGCTATTTACGCCTTTTTACTCGAAGAGGCTAGACTACTCTAAGGCTAGAGAGCCTAAATACATCAAAACAATTGTTGCTGCAGCGGAAAAAATGTCTAGCAGCGCTTGGCCAAAAATCCTATACCCGATTCTTCCATGGCAGAGCCCTGAAGATTCTTTTAAAAAGCTAGGGTTTGGCTCTCAGAGCAACTCTCTCGGTCTCAACCTGGACTCGGTTTTATTGAGTAATAGCTCTTACGGGCTGGATCGGTCGAACCAGTGGGCCGCTGACAACACAAAAAGTTCTTGGCTCGCTACCCTCGAGGCTACCTTACAGTTTCCAATTGTAAGCACCAAACTAGCTAGAGTTTCTTCTGATGCTGATGCTATCTCGGTTATGTCATCTAGCATCGGACTGATTGTTCCCCCTCAGGACCGCGGCCTGGGAACATGGTGGTCATATCGGTACGTTCAAGCATTGAACTCAGGTACTCCGGTTTTGACCTACTGGCAAGATACTGCAAACTTTGACCAGTCTTGGTCTCAGCTGGCTTACCAAGTAGAAGACATGCACCCGACTGGACGAGTGGGGCTGGCTCGAGAGCAGTATGAAAGCTATAGAGCCTCGCTCCTACCAAAACTAGAACTTATAAGCCACGTAAACACTGAACTGCTAGAATCAATCAAGGAGAGGATCTAATGCCTGAATTAAATCAAGAGTGGATTAAAGAGCAGCTAACTGCTGCAAAAGTTAAAGTAGCGTCTGGTAAAGCTGTTCTCAAGCTATTGGCAGCCTGGGAAGAGCTTCCCGAGCTTTCCCCTGCAATTGTAGAAGAAGTTCTATCAGTATTCCCTGTGCTAGCTAGGGGCCATGCTTTAAAGCAGGAAGAGTCAGACGATGACTATCGCTGGATAGATGCTCAGCCTGGTGGGATTATTGTCGGTGATGTTGTCCGCGTTAAGGCTGATGCATACACCGAGAAGCTAGGCACTGTCCACAATGGTAGAGTCGGAAAAGTTATTGCCGTTAGATACGGCGACATCATTGTAAATTCAACAGATGATAAGAAGCCTCCCCTAGCCGGAGCTCACTACTCGCCGTATAAGCTAGAGAAGCGCGTAAGGAAGGCTAACTAATGCGAACATCATTTGATCTAAAAATAGTTGCGTCTACTATTGAAGAAGCAAAAACACTTGCTATCGGCGAGATTTCAAAGTTTCTTGGAATCCCCGAGAGTGAAGTTCCGGATCGAGTCTCGATGGAGCTTAAGGTCTCTTACCCTAAGGCAGAGACTGTTAGTGAGATCGAGCAAGCTGTCTCTGCTGGAATCTTCCAAGTAATTGCCTTTGGCACCGTTAAGCAGGGAGTTGTAAAACATTTCGGTGTCTAGTTGACAAACTAAAAAGTAAGCGGTACATTTGTTTTATGCAAACATTTGTACCGCTTATTTCTTCTTTTGACGACATGGCTAAAACGCTTGACCGCGCTCGGCTCAATAAACAAGCCCTTGAGGGGTGGCAGATTCTTATGACTCTGCTGGAGCTGGACCCTCAGGGAAATCACCGAACTCCAAAAGGTTGGGTAAACCACCCAGCAGTGAAAATGTGGCGTGGCTACGAGACTGCACTATACCTCTACATTCAGGCTATGGTAGAAGAGTGGCTCGACCGAGGCTATAAGTCGACTATTGGCATAAAGGCAAAAGCAACGTTTGATGCTGCACTTAGTGCAGGGTTGGCACACTTTAGTCCGACAGAAGCCCCCGAGTGGATGACCAACAGGGAACTATTTGACTCAATTGCATCTAGTCACCGTACTGCGCTGCTAAATAAGGACTACGAGTGGTATTCTCAGTTTGGTTGGCCAGAAGATACTGGCAAGCGACCAGAAACTTACGAGTATATTTGGCCTATCTAATTTAGTAATTTACACTATTTAAGACATACCGCACGGTAGAATCCTAGTATGAAGGATTCGCGCGTAGGAGAGTCGCTCTGGGATATCTGGGAAGGCTCTGGATATACCCAGGGGTTCGCAGACTCTATTGTGTACTATACCGAGGGCCACGTAGACATCGAACATGATGTAGTACGAAAAGCCCTTGCCTCCTCTATCCAGCGAGATGGTATTACTTACTCACTATTCTCTGCTTTTGGGCTAATAGATACTGGTATCTGTTCCCAGGGGTGGGTCGGGTTAGATACTACATACGAGGTATACCAAGAGGTATGCGACGAATCTGGACAAACATATAGCGGAACCATGCTCAATGCTGTGGTGCCAGTAACTTTCGTCGAGGTTCAAGACATTGATTGATACACCTGATTGGCATGAAGATGCTGAGTGCTCTAAGCCTGCCAACAATAAGTTTATTGATAACTTTTTTGCAAATAAACCTTCCCAGCAATGGGAGGCTAAGAAACTATGCGGCGGATGCCCTGTGCGACTAGAGTGCGCTAAGTGGGCACTAGATAATAAGCAGCTTTGGGGCATCTGGGGCGGTCTAGATTACAAAGAGATTAGACGAACTCTCTCGGTTAACTGGGAGGGGCAAGAAATGCGTCACAAGCGTTTCCCGCTATGCCCAGGGTGTAAGGCAAAAACTAAGCATCTAAAAACTGCAACTATTGATAGGCCAGATGGTGGCAGATGGTCAACTATGAGAGTAGTACGTTGCGATCTATGCCACTTCACGTGGCAGAGCAGAACAAGTGCTAATGCTGTAGACGCATACCATGTTGGTGTGACTAAGAAGCAGAGCTCAGCAAAGCCTGACGATAGTAGTAATTATTTGTTTTAAGTCTCTCATCATTGGGGGCTAGCAACTCTGCCTGTTCCCCGTAAGATACTGATTCTTTGTTGAGACCAAGATTGTGCGCTGAGATTGCTGCAAGATCGTATGGTAGTGCTCCCCACGCAAACTCCTCGCATAGGTAGTCGAGAGGTTTCTCTTTGATTTCTAGTGCCTTCAGTGCAGTTCTAAAGCACTCTGCCCAGTCTTGCTGCTCATAGAGGTGCTGAGCTAGCTCGACTAGTGCTTCTCGTCTTCCGGGAGCTTGGTCTATAGCTTTTAGTAGCCAATCGTGTCGATTATTTGGCTCTATCTTAGCCAGATACCTCATCGAGGCTGCTCGCTCTGGTGCCCAGGTGGCGCTAGGTAGGTTAAGATGGCGTCTAAACTCGGCAGAAGCTTCTGCATACTTTCCGTAGAAGTAGAGCTCTCTAGCGTAGTAGAAAGCGTTCCTATCGTCATGTAGGTCTTCTTGTACTGCAATCTTTAGCAGCGGGAGGTATTGCGAGCGTGGCTTAGAGTTGTCAGCATGGTGGTGAATCTCTAGTCCATACCACCCCTGAGTCTCCGCAGTCTCTCCATATGAGACTAGGACCTCGTGGACTGGGTGCTTCCATCTATAGCCAAATCTGGTGTGTATCTTATCTCCGCCATACTGTAGCCCTGGCACTGTCTCGGCATCGTCTTTCCAGTTCCACGTGTACTGGTATCTTGGCCTACTAACACCGTCTGCATAGGCTTTATCAAGCTCAGAGCGCCATCCTGGTATGAGGATCTCGTCCATGTCGAGCGCGATGCAGTAGTCGATATCAGCTGGTAGAGCAGCTAATGAAGCATTTCGAGCTAAGTCAAATCGCCAAGGTTTAACCGAGACATCTATAATATTTATGCCTAGTGACTTAGCAAGCTCTATAGTTCCATCTGAGCTACCTGTATCTGCAATAAGTAGGTAGTCAGCATCTTTTGCAGATTCATACCAACTTTTTACAAACTGCTCTTCATTCAGTGCAATAGTGTAGACAGCTACTTTCATTTACTAGCCTTACTCTTTCGTATCTCTAGCATGTTCCAGAGTCTCTCATGGGCATAGTAGTAGCCAAGCTCAAGTAGCGAGCCAGTAACCGCTATACCAGCTGCTGTGGCTGGGTTACCTGACCAACCCCATGCAATAAAAAAGAAAATAAGCTCGTGAGTAACGATATAGCTTACGCTTTTTATTGCTGACTTTACTCTAGACTCTTTAGACATAATTAAATCGGTAAGACGCTAATGAACTCTCGTGGGTCAAAATCTCCACCAAACACCATTGTCAAAAGTCCTGGCTTAGATTCAAGACCGGCACGATCACGGAACCATTCGGACCCTGGGTCAGTGGTAGGGCACTGAAGCCATAGGCGATCACCAATATCCATAGTGCGGAAGTTGTGGAAGTGCCCGGAGATCCAAATATCAGCGTTGCCTAGCGCGGTCTGCCCTGCAGCTTGACCAGAGATATATCTTAGGACATTATTCTGGTTAGCCTGGTGCCCGTGGAACATACCGATGTGCGTCCCGCAAATCTCTGTAACTAGTGTCTGATGCCCTGAAGCCGGGAACCTAAACTGTACGTGCTGTAGAGCTGGGTTCTCAGCGCAGGCATCTGCCACTGCTGCTGCGATCTCGACATTCCAGCCATCTGCTGGATCCGCGGCTACCTGACGAGTTACCTCGTCGTGGTTGCCGTTGATAACAGGAACAATCATATTCTCGGCTAGAGGAGCCAAAGCTTTGATCTGAGCCATAAGAAGACGACGCGCTACACGCACCTGCTCGGTGATGCCTAAGTCAGATGCAGCAAGACCCTGTAGTCGACCATTCTGAGATACGTTACCTTCTACGTGGTCTCCAGGAAGTCCTAGGGTGATGGTTCCTAGCCCTAGGCCCATCTTTTGGTACATCTTATATCTGGCAACTGCCTTTTCGGTCAGCGTTAGGATTCTAGCGACAGACTGCTCGCTGCCTCCGCTTCCAGTCTTTTTTCCTAGCTGCTGGTCGCTAGGGAAGGCTGCAAAAGAGCCATTTCCAGTGGACTGCTTAGTTCCACGCTCTGGACGCCACTTCTTGACCTCGTCAATTAGCTTTTCTACGTCTAGCTGATCTGCATAAGTCGGCCCAGCGGGAGTTAGGTTTACCCGCATAGACTCTAAATACTCGCCATCGTACTTCTGCCACTTACCTCGGCGAAGTGATGTCACTACCCATTCATTTGGGTCTAGGCCAAATTCTTCAACCACAGAGGTGGCGTCTGATAGTTGGCCTTCTGGCTTAGGTTGCGAAATTACAAAGCCACCTTTGATGGTGTCTATGTCCATTCTTGAGCGCCACTCTTCTGGCACTCCTAATTTCTTAAAGTCTGATCCAGAATGTCCTGGACTACGAAATTGCTCTAGCTTGTCAGAGAGACTCAAGTCACTTCACCAATCGTCGGCAAGAACATTTGTTCCCGCGGTGTCTATCCACAGCGCTTGCACTTATATCGTAGCCCTCTGCACGAAGCAGAGCTGCAAGGTGTGAATTTGGAATATATCCGTCGTCATTTGGTTTTAAGTCTATAACACTTTTTAGTGCAGCTTGGTCTGCTTTAGGTACTTTAGGGTCTACAGTCAGTGCTGCTAGTTTGCAAGTAGATATGACTTGCTTATATGCTTCTGAGGCAGATGCGAGTTTCTGCATTAGCGGCATAGTTTCTCCTTAAATAGGCCTATGCCGTTATGCTACTACATATTTATGTATTTAGCTAGACTTTTTTCTAGCTGGTCTTGTTGTCTTTTTTAGTACTGGCTGCTCTGAAGGATAAAAAACAGTGTTTGTTGTAGGAATGCTGTGAAGACCTAGAGCTAAGTCTTTGATTAAGTCAATCTCTGTTGAAGTCTTGATTACGTGCTGCTCAATGTTATTAACACGGTCAGCTAGAGAACTTCCGCCATTCTCCCAGAGCTGGTGTTCGACTCTGCTTAGACGGTCTGATATGGTTCGACCCTCGTGGTCTACTCCAAGCGCATCATCGATTCTTCTAGCTAGTCGATATATAGCCATGAATGACCCTATAATTACACCAATAGCAGTTATAACGGCAGCGACAGTTAGAATAAGCTCGGCGGTCATGTCCTATAATAGTTTCTACTTGGAAGAAAGCGATTAGATTCGCATTTCTACTATTTTACCTTATTAAGGTGCCCCTGATTAGTGGGTAAAGTCGTTAGTTCGACCGTCTCATGTCAATTTTTAGTAAATTTTAGTGTAAATTTGCATTTGCAGCATTTCTGTGTATGCTGTACGGTAAGTCTTATTGGCGGAGAGTTTTATGTATTTCTTTAGTGACGAACGGGTCGGTGCGTAATGGGAGACTGGGAGTCTGCAAATGGTCGCCTTGGTAAAGGTGCTTTGTGGTATGCCAACCAAGGCTGGAAGATTCTTCCAGTGCACGGTATCTCGAGAGATGGTCGCTGTACCTGCGGTAAGTCGCACGCTGACCCTAAAGAGATCGGTAAGCACCCGGCTATCCCTTCATGGAACTCTGAAGCATCATCAGATACAGACAAGATAAGCGCGTGGTGGTCCGAGAACCCAGACTACAACGTAGGTGTTTTCTGTAAGGCATCTGGATTTTTAGTCATCGATATTGACCCACGCTCCGGCGGAGATGAGTCGTTCCTAAAGCTCGAAGAACGTGCCGAGGGAGCACTTCCGCCAACTGTTGAAGCTATTACTGGCGTATATACAGTACGTGGAAAAGCTGTTCGTGGACGTCACCTAATTTATAGGTGTGACCCTGATGAAAAATTCATTGGTAACTTTAAAAAAGAAGGCCTAGACGGTATTGACGTCAAGCACAATGGGTATATTCTTCTTTCCCCGTCACGCCACTTTTCAGGACTCACCTATGACTGGAAGCCTGGCCATGCACCGTGGGAGCGAGAGATTGCTGAAGCACCTGAAGAACTTCTTGCTGTAGTTCGTGCCAAGTCTCTGCGCCGTAATGCTACGGGGGGTAGCTCAACTTACCGCGATGGTAGCTGGGATTGGCTGACCGACCTGGAGTTTGCTGGCGAAAAAGTTGACGTCGACAAGATTATGGAAGAAGGCCTCGTTGAAGGCCAGCGTGCGGTTGAGATTTATCGACTAGCCTGCGCTCTTGCAAATAAGTACGGAACAACTGAAACAGACCGTCTCGCAATTGAATCGATGATGATTCGCTTCAACCACGAGATGGTTAAGCCCCCTATGGAGCTTGAGGGCCAGAACTCTCTACTTATGCACGTTCACCGTGCTATCGATTTTGTGGCTGCCAACCCTAAGGTCAACCTCAAGTGGGATGGTCTGGGTGAATGGGTAAGCAAGCAAGGTATGTCATGGGCCGAGCGTTCTCAGGGGGAGGGTGTTCCTAATGCCGCTTCACCATCTGTAGGTCCTGATTTTGTAGGCAATCAGATTGCCATCAATATCGAGCAGGGTATGTCAGTTTCCGAGGCAGTTAGCAACGGCAACCTAGATGTTCCTCAGGATGTCGATGCTATTGAAGCTGAAGATGGTGGACGTCCTGGCTACCGTACCCTCACTGATGTTGGTAATGGACGTCGACTTGTCGACACGTTCTCATCATCAATTCGCTATTCTGCTGGTCTTGGCTGGTTCTATTGGGACGGCAACTATTGGAAGCCAGACGTTGAAGAACTTGAAGTTCGAGAGCTCTCTAAGCGTGTAGCTGCAGTTATTGCAGGTGAAGTAGTTCAGTTCCCTATGAACGACTCTAAGGTCAATGAGCTGGTCTCCTGGGCGAAGCAGGCTAAATCAAACACTCGTCTGAATAACATGCTGAAGAGCGCCAACACAGATAAGCGAATTGTCGTAGATGTAGAACGCTGGGATAGCGATGCTCAGCTTCTCGGTGTTGCCAATGGTGTTGTAAACCTAAAGACTGGTGAGCTCTATAAGGGCAGGCCAGACCTCTACATCACTCGTAAAGCACCTGTTGCGTACACTCCTGGCCTCCGTAATGTCCGCTGGGAGCAGTATGTTGACTTTGTTACTGGTGGCGATAAAGAGCTTCAGGATTGGCTACAGAAGGCTGTAGGCTACACGCTTACAGGTCTAAATAGCCAAGACGTGCTCTTCTTGGTTTACGGCCCTCCAGGCTCTGGTAAGACTACTTTCGTTGAGACAATCTATAACGCACTTGGTATGCATGAATACGCTTGGAAGCTGAACTCTGATGTTCTCGCTGCTGGCGACAGCCACGGCAGTCGTAGCGACGAGTATCACATGGCAGAGCTTCGTGGTCGTCGCATGATCTGGGTAGATGAGCTTCCTGAGTCAGAGCGTCTAAAAGAAAACAAGGTTAAGCAGCTAACTGGTTCTGGCCAGATTGAAGCTCGATCACCTGGTGGACGTCCATTCACATTCAGCTCTCAAGGCAAGATGTGGATTACCACAAACCACCGCCCTATTATTACGGACGATGCTATGTGGCGTCGTCTACGTCCTATCCCGATTACCAACATCCCTGAGAACCCAGACCCTGAGCTGCGTCCGTATCTTTCTGACCCAGATGGCGGTCTTCCTGCCGTTCTAGCCTGGGCCGTTGAGGGTGCAATTAAGTATCTAAATTCTTCAGCAAAGGATCCGCTTGGCTGGTGTAGCGTTGTTGGCGAGGCTGCCGAGATGTATCGCAAGAATGAAGACCGTATTGGTACCTTCTTGGAGGAAGAGACTAATGCTTCTCACGGTGGCAGTCTGCAGCTAAAGCAGCTGTACGCTATCTACCGTATGTGGTCAGAAGAGCGTGGTGAGCGTGCAATGACCCAGATTGGATTCCAGCGTAAACTTTCAGACCGTGGCGAAACTATCATTGGTCAAGGCTCGCGTGCTGAGATTAAGAACCGTGTTCTGATTCCACGAGTAGTCTCTAGCGGAGAAGTTGACTGGTCAATGCAGACAAGATTTGCTGGGCTATAGGTAGATCAAACCTATATAGGTTTATAGCTCTTTTGGCGCTGTGCCCCAGTGGCCGATTGGGCAGTAGGCATTAGGTAGCTTAGTTTTTAGATTCATAAAACAGCCGCACTTCCTGCACTGCTTGCTGATCTTAAATAAAAATGGGCACTGTAAACATATCGACATGCGCTCTTCAGCTACTTCATCAGATACTCTACCTACCTCAGAGTCTAGTAGGTCCCATGGCTTTGCGCTTTTTCTTAGCTCTTCTGGGCTCGGTAGCGGTGGGATCTCAGGTAGTTGGCTCATTGTCTATAAACTTTCCGTCTATATATCTAGATCCTATTTTAGCAGTAGCTGTAGTATCATCAACTAGAACAAATGTTGGCTGTGCCAAAAATATATCTGCTAGAGAGTCCTGGGCTCTTAGGATATCATAAACTTCACCATCTAGAACCATTGCAATGGTATGTACCGATGGTCCGCTTAGGTTCTTCTTCTGTTCCAGTGAGTACTGACTCTCTGTGCCGCTGCCATGGCTGTGTTGATGTTCCTTCGAAAAAGTATTTTTTAGCTTCTGCAGGAATGATACTTGACTGGCTAATCCAGCCTGCTTTGGGGTAGGTATCTTATGTCTTGGCTTCATTAGTCGTACTTTTTTCTGTGCCACATGGTGCGCTTATAGTTAAAGTCTTTTGTTCGTGCTAGATAAGCAAAGTAGCCTAAGTTTCTAAGGGCCTTGCTGCTAGCTGAGCGTATCTGCATTTTCCAGTCGTAGCGCTTGATAGGGATCAACTGGGCTATAGGAGTTCCTTTAGGGATAACCCCTTCAAAATCTTCTTTTATGAAAAACGGAATGTTGCCAGCGTTAAAAAATACATCTGAATCGATGATACCAGAGGTCACGTGGAAAGGTAGATCTTCTCTATTTAGTGGATGGGTCAGTAACACACTGAATCCACGGGGAGCCTTAAAATTCCAGAAACCTGTAAATGCGAGATGGTTTGGCGCGAATCCTGGCAGTCTAGGCATTGTCTCGCCTAGTGCTGCTGGACGTTCGTTAATTATTTGACCAAGAGGGTTTTCCGGGTATGAAAAAAATATGTTTCCATCTTTTTTAGAGACTTCAATATCAAAAGGAATAGTTAACACATATCCGGTAATCATCGCATCTAAAAAAGGCATACACTGTTTAAGTCCAGCTGATTTTTCACCTGTAGCGGTTAAAAAATGGCTTTCTGCAGACTTATACCACCCGGGTAGCGCTCTTTTAGTAGGTACTGGTCTTCCGTATTCAACTAAGTCTTTAGCGATAAAAAACTTTAGAAGTTTCATAAACCTATGGCTTGCTGAAAGTTCCAGTAACTGGGTCGTAAATGTCGCCAGCCTCCACTGGGTCGTTAACATCTACCTGAATAAATGTTGGCTGGCCACTAAAGACCGAAGCAAGTTGAGCATCTGTTCGCATTCTTTGGTAGACAACATTATTGATAATTAGTGCAAAACCATATTCGTTTGCGCTCTGCTGAGGCTGGCCTGGCGATTCTAGAGGCGGAATGCTTGGTAAAGTCATTTTAGTTCCTATCTATTGATATCTTATTAATTGTACTACCCTGGCCGTATGAGCTAGGGCTGATTGCTAATCCAAATCGTTTTGTTTTTGTTGGATTGTCTGCTGCATAAGTTAGGTCAGAGCCAATTTGGCTAGAAAAATTGTAGTCAGAGTAAGCTTGAATCGTAATAACATTATTTGAAGTTTTTACTCTAAATGCCGAGATTAACGTAGATACAGCCTGAGACCACATGACGGATATCGAACCGGATACTGACTTAAGTATTCTCAGATACTGGGGGTAGCAGGTGCTACATGAAGTTCCAGAGCAGGTGCTACATGAAGTTCCAGAGCAGGTTTGACAAGTAGTTGTTGTGCCCCCGCCGGTATAGTAGATGCAATAGAAGCCAGTCCAAAATCCGCAGGTAGGTGCAGTATAGGAGTCAACACAGTTGCAACTATATGAGTAGTTGTAGCAGTTGCAACTATATGAGTAGTTGTAGCAGTTGCAACTTTCTGCTTGACTATATTTTTGTACCCCCCACCAACTATTGGATTCAGTCACCCAGAGGGAGACCATGGCCCCTTGATCTGGAGCGGCTAGTTCTACAGATACATTTTCTACGCCCATGTCTGTAGTCATCATTGGATATGTTCCAGCACCAGTAACTGTAGTCAGCTTATTGCTTACAATGCTAAATGTTCCTGCTGCTATATCCCATTTGCTGCCATCAGTAGCAACTCCAGGACTGTTTGTTATGTCAGCTCTAGTGAAAGTATCAACAAACTTTTTTCTTACAGCTTGAGCTTTGATGCCTATTGACGGTCTCACTATGCCACCGTATCCCCAAACAATACCCACAAGTCAGTGCCGCGCTTGTAAAGCGTAGCGGATGACCACTGAGCACGCAGTTTATTTCCAGGAGTATAGTTTAGGGTTACACCAGCACCCGGTGACACGGTAACTTGACCTGCTCCAGTTTGCATAATTGATATCGTTGATCCAACTGCTATAGCAGCTGAAGAATTAGGCGGAACTGTGACAGTTATTGCAGCCGAGTTGTTTAACTCGATAAAGTAGGCAACATCGCCTGCAACTAAAGTATATGAAGTTCCAGTTTGGTTGTTTACTGGATAAGTAAGTGAGGCTTTAGAGTTCAACTGTGTCTGTATCGGTGAGGTTACACCGCTAGCGTAGTTTAGCTCAGTGGTGGTTACAGTTGCGCCATCTAGAATGTTAAGTTCTGCTGCTGTTGCCGTAACTCCCTCTACACCGGGGCCTGTCGGTCCAATCGGTCCTTGAATTCCGTCTGCTCCTGCTGGTCCAGTTGGTCCCATTGGGCCAGCTGCTCCATCTGCACCTGGTAGCCCATCGGCACCAGGTAGCCCGTCAGCACCCGTGGCACCAGTGGGTCCAGTTGGTCCGGTAGGGCCAACCACCATAGCTGTATTTGATGCCTTCCAGAAGGTGCCATTCCATGTCCAAGACTGGTCACCTAAAACATACGTCTGCCCTACAGTAGGGGTGTTAGGGAAATTGATTGGCATATTACACTAGACCTCTCGATAAAGCATCAATCTCTAGGTCGGTTAGCCCAGCGATATCTTTTAATTTCTGTCTAGCAGTAATAGGGGCTGATATTTTCTCTAACTCTTCTGTAGTTAGATCACGTAAAGTCCATACTTGACGCCATACCCCATCAATTTCCTGTGGAAAGAGCTCCTGAAGAACTTTACCATCTATCAATGCAGGTGGATCAGTTGGTTTTACTAATGTCCACCCTGTAGGTAGACCAAACTCTGGTTCCCAGTCGGGGTTGGCAACTTTGATATCACCAATGTGTCGTGGATACTCATTATTAGGGCTGATGTATAGCATTATCCTACTTCCGTACCTATATAGTTTACCGCTGCGCTAACCGACTGGTTGGTCACAGAATATGACGATGCAACTGAAGAAAATCCTGGGTTTGCATAGCTAAATCCAGCGGTATTGTAATTAAATGATGGGGTAGTCACTTGTAGTGATGACGTGGCGTAGCTAAATCCTGAGTATGCTCCTAGCCCGGAGCCGTCGCCTTTTAATTTTGTAACGGCCGCTGTTCCCATTATTGCCACGGTACTATCTGGAGCAACGTGCATTCTGAGCCAGCCCATGATAACGTTGAGCTTTCTAATGAACTGAATTGTTCCGCTACTGTTGAATTTAGCAAATCCGCCACCATAGTTTGGGTAGTCGGTATTGTTGTTGTCCTGATAAAAGCTTATATATACGTTTCCAGCACTATCTACTCCAGGAGTAGCATAGTCATTATAGCTATATACACCTGGAATCTCTAGCTGCCTTGCCCACTGCATGGTGCCTGAGCTGTTGTACTTAACAATAAATGAGTGCCTTGTAGAGCCAGACATCCCGGAGACGTACACATTCCCGGAGGTATCTACAGTGCAGCCCATCCCCCACATTGTCTGTCCATCGGTTGGAGTTATGGTTCTTTGCCACTGAACTACGCCGTTACCTCCAGCATACGCTGTAACGTGAACTCCGGCTCCACCGCTATATGTTCCTGCTGCTACAGCAATCCCTGCGGATGCACTATAACCTATACCGTTATAGTAGCTACTTGGTGTAGTTAGGTACTGCGACCAAACCATATTTCCACTACTGTCTAGGCAAGATACGACAGGGTAGTCTGATCCACCAGTATTGTATTGTCCGCAGATGTATGTGGTTCCAATAGTGTTAGTTACGCTAGCTTGAGCAGAGCTTACAGTGGCATTTGTTGCTAGCTGCCTCTGCCACTGAATTACTCCATCAGAGTTATACTTAGCTGCAAAAAATGATCCAGAACCGGCAATATATACATTTTCTGAGCTATCTAGACTCAACCCTTGAGTATTGCTCGGGTTAATTCTTCTACCCCAGACAACTTCACCATTTTTATTTAGCTTTATGGTTGTGCTGTATGTTTGGTAGTAGACATTTCCTAGTGCTCCAGTAGTTGCTACACCATACCCAGAGCCAGTTCCCTGGACCACCCAGTAAAGTCCGAGTATGCGTTTTAGTCTGCCCCATGCGGCAGCTCCGCTATTCCCTAGAGTCTGTAGTAGTGGCATATGTAATCCTACGCGAACTTAGCTTGGCTAGCTAGAACAGTAAATGTGTTAGTAGCTGTCTTAATAATAGTGTAGGTGTACATGTCAATAGAGCTAGCGTTTCCGCTAGAAGGAGCAGTTCCACCTACCCATTTAGGGGTCACAGCCGTTCCATCGATTTGGTACGACGTTGGGTAGTATGGGGTAGTTCCGTTTGTAATCAGTAGTGCGCATGTCACTGACTGATTTACTGACATAAATGCATCCAGGCTTGTGGCACCATCGTAATAGAAGTTAACTATTCCGTTGCCAGCTGCCGCTACAGTGTAGAACTGAACTGCACCATCTACTAACTTAAATGCACCTCCAGCAAATCCAGTAGCTGTTGCATATACGCCTTCCTTGGTTTGTGAAGTCAGCACTGGGCTAATGAGTGTCTTATTAGATAGCGTCTGCGTTCCAGGAATTGTTACATATGTAGATGTGTCTGGAGCAGGGCCAGTTGCACCAGTAGGTCCAATTGGACCTTGAATACCTTGAACACCCTGAGGGCCTGCAGGGCCAGTGTCTCCAGTTGCACCAGTTAAACCCTGAACACCTTGAGCACCAGTTGCTCCAGTTGCTCCAGTTGGGCCGGTCGGGCCCATATCTCCGGCAACAGCTTCTGCCCAGAAGCCGTCGATATATGTGAGTAGAGTTCCAGTCGCGGTGTCGACCCATACGTCTCCTACGGAAGGCGATGTCGGGGCTACGTCTGAAACATAGAATTTACCGTCTGCACCTGTAGGACCAGTTGGTCCATCTAGTCCGTCGATACCGGCCGCGCCAGTAGGCCCAGTAGGGCCAGTTGCTCCTTGAACTCCAGTTGCACCAGTTGGACCTGTCGGACCAGTTGGGCCAATAGCACCAGCACTAATGGTTGTCCTAACGTTTGATGCCTTACCGTCTTCAAAATAGATGGTGGTAGTGCTATTAGAGTTTCCATATCCAGTAGGTCGGATTGCATAGTACTTAAAGACAAGTCTGTCAGTCAAATCAATTGATGCTGCAACTGATCGTACATACTGATAAGAAATCTCTTCAATGGTAGTGTTGCTGTGCAGTTCAGAGTCTACAGTTGAAAGTAGAGTCTCGCTCCCTCCGCTAGGTCCGCACTTATAGACTTCAGTGCGGAACTTAACACTGCCAGAGTCTACAAGCATGTGTAGGGAGTTGACTCCGATTCCTGTTGGAATATTAGTCACACCAGGAACTCCGACTGGAGTGGCAAATGCTCCAATTAGGTATGGAGTATCTGCCAGAGATAGCTGAATAGTGTAGCTAGTAAGCGCATTTACTGAAGGGCTTTCACCTGCAATAAAGTATCCAGTTAGGTCAGAGGTATCAGTTCTATTTAGATAGAAAGTTCTACCAGCTGCACCACCCTGAGGTCCTGTCGGTCCAGTGGCACCAGTCGGTCCGGTCGGGCCAACTACCTGAGAGTTAGTCCAGACGCCAGTAGCCGAGTTATATCTAAGAACGTCACCATCAACTAGAGTGCTTAGATTTACATCGTGAAGCTCGTCTAGCTCTAGACCATTGGCTACCTTTACATAGATAGACCCGGTTGTGGCTGATTTACGGACTAGGACACCAACCATAACCCCATGAGCTGGAGCTTCTGGCCGCTGAGTAGTCATGGTTCCAGCAGTTTCTGATAGCCAAAGGACTGCACCTTCGCTATAGTTACTAACTATTCCACCGAATCCAACATAGTTAGATGTATCTATGTCTCTAACTAGACCATTAAGGGTCACATATCCTTCACCAGCCACTGCAATATCTTCTGTAGCGATACCAACAGTAGCTGTAGACTGCAACTCGGTAGAGGCGTCTGCCAAAATAACTTCTGGTCTAGTGCCATTTGCGCCACTAAGAGCGACAACTGACCCATTGGTGATAGTTGACCCGGTAGCGTTGTAGACCTTCATCACGAACTCTTGGCCAACCTGGAGGGTTACGTTGTTACCGCCAAGACGAAGGTTTAGCGTACCATCAGCCTCGTTCCAGGCTAGCTCGCCTGGATTCGAGACACCGTTAACATACGTGGTGTCAAATCCCAGCTTGTCTAGTCCAGAGATTGAAGTTATTTCGGTAACAGCTCCGGATGGCATAGGCCCTGTTGCACCAGTTGCACCAGTTGGTCCAGTTGGTCCAGCAACAGTCGAAGCTGCACCAGTCGGTCCAGTCGCACCAGTCGGACCAGTTGGTCCAGTCGCACCATCAGCGCCAATGTATCCATCTGCACCCTGAGGACCAGTCGCTCCGGTTGGGCCAGTCGGACCTTCTACACCTTGAGCACCAGTTGGGCCAGTTGGGCCTACCGGTCCAACAGAACCAGTAGGACCAGTCGGACCATCTACACCCTGAATTCCAGGGACACCTTGAATACCAGCAATACCCTGAGCACCGGTAGGGCCTGTTGCTCCGGTAGGACCAGCCAAAGTGCCTGAGTCGACCCAGGATAGTGTTGTCTCTGACCAGATATATAGAACACCACCAGCGATGCTTGCATCGCCTGGAGTTCCAGTAGGGTGCGCTGCAATGAGCTCTGCATAAGTGTTATGAGCGTCAATGATCTGAATACCTTGACCCTGCGCACCAGTTGGGCCTGTCGGACCCTGAGCTCCAGTTGCACCTGTCGGTCCAATATTCCCCTGAACACCCTGAGCACCAGTAGCACCCGTTGGTCCAGTAACCCCTTGGGTTCCAGTTAGGCCTTGAGGCCCCTGAGCTCCCGTCGCACCAGTTGGACCGGCAATACCTTGAATACCTTGAGGACCTGTTGCACCAGTTGGGCCCTGGACACCTTGAGCGCCAGTTGCACCAGTTGGTCCAGTGACCATCGATGGGGCACCAGTCGGACCGGTTGGACCCTGAGCTCCTGTTGCACCAGTTGGACCAGTTACACCCTGAATTCCTTGGAATCCAGCCACGCCCTGAGGCCCCTGAGGGCCAGTAGGTCCAGTTGGTCCCTGTAAGTTTCCATTAGCTTCCCAGGCTAGGTTGTCCTGAGACCAGATGTAGATTGTACCGTTTACAACGTGCACGTCTCCGACGTTACCAATTGGGTGATCAGTGACAAGCTCTTGGTACGTAGCATAGGAGTCTAGAATAGTTAGGCTTTGACCCATTGGCCCTGTTGCACCAGTTGGTCCAGTTATACCTTGTACACCTGCGGCACCAGTTGCACCTGTAGGGCCTGTAGGGCCTTGAATACCCTGTAAACCAGTAAGACCCTGAGCTCCCTGGGCACCAGTTGCACCAGTTGCACCAGTTGCACCAGTAGCTCCAGTTGCACCGGTTGGTCCAGCTGGACCCTGCGTACCTTGAGCACCAGTTGGGCCAGTAACACCTGCTGGTCCTTGAAGACCGCTTGCTCCAGTAGGGCCAGTTGGCCCTACGGAACCAGTTGCACCAGTGGCACCAGTTGCACCCTGAGTTCCAGTAAGACCCTGAGGGCCAGTTGCACCGGTAGCTCCAGTAGCACCTGTTGGCCCCTGGATACCCTGTGTACCAGTAGGGCCTGTTGCTCCGATGGGACCCGTTGCTCCAGTAGGGCCTTGAATGCCCTGTGCACCCTGAGCTCCAGTCGGTCCGGTTGCTCCAGTAAGACCTGCTGAACCAGTAGCACCTGTTGCACCAGTTGGTCCAGTAGCTCCAGCAGACCCTGCAATACCCTGAGGACCAGTAGCTCCAGTCGGACCAGTCGACCCGGTTAGTCCTTGAATACCTTGAGGACCAGTTGCACCTGTTGCTCCTGTTGCACCAGTTGGACCAGTTACACCCTGAATTCCTTGCTCGCCCTGAGGACCAGTAGCACCAGTTGCACCCTGAGTTCCAGTAAGACCCTGAGGGCCTGTAGCACCAGTAGGACCCTGAGGGCCAGTAGAACCAGTAGCTCCGGTTGGCCCTGCTTGCCCTTGAATACCTTGAATACCCTGCGCACCAGTAGGACCAGTTGCCCCTTGAGCTCCTGTTGCGCCAGTAGCTCCAGTAGCGCCCGTTGCACCAGTTGCACCAGCTGCACCAGTTGCACCTGGTGTTCCTTGAATACCAGTTAGACCCTGTGGTCCAGTTGGGCCCTGGATACCTTGAGGACCAGTTGCGCCAGTAGGGCCTGGAATAGTACTAGCTGCACCAGTAGCACCAGTTGCACCAGTTGCACCAGTTGCACCAGTTGCACCAGTAGGACCAGTAGATCCTGGAGCGCCTGTAGGGCCAGTTGGCCCTCCCGCAGGGCCAGCAGGGCCAGTAGGTCCAGCAGGGCCTTGAGCCCCTACGCCCTTAACTTCTAGATACGCAAAGTCATCTGAAAACATTAGTAAGTAATCTCCGCTCTAACGGTAAACTTTCCAGCAATAAATTTAGTAACGTCTCCGTCAGGGCTTTCAAGTTCTATATCATATGTGTAGATGCCAGCTGCTAGTGCCTCAGTTTGAGCTGGAGTAAGTAGAACTTCAACTTTTCCGGTGAGCGGCTCTATCACTAGACTTCTAGTTCCAGTAACTAGTGAGAGCGCAATCTCGGAGCTATTGGCTGAAGTTCTTATCTGCATTCGACCGGAGTACCCAGTCAAGTTGATAGGAGTCTTAGTAGATGTCTTAAGAATTAAGACGCGATTCAGTGTAGCACCTTGATCGGCTATTATATCATAGTAATTGTTCGTTGCGCAATACACGGGAATCCTCTGGAGAAAAGGCTAGTCCTTTATATTTTACCGCAATAAGTGTTTTCCTAGTTGCTTAGCCTTTTAATCCAGAAAGCTGGCGACATGTATTTAACTCCTGAGACTACCGGAGTCGACCTGTGATAGTAGGGCTCTACAGATGGGAAGACCACAATACTTCCAGCTTCTGGCTTTATTTTTATATCGAACTCAGTGAAATGTAGCTCGCCGCCGTCCATATCGTCATTTAGGTAGATAACAGCTGACATTATTGGCTCTAAATGCGGCTCCCCGTGGTAGTCAACGTGAGGGCCCATCTCTGCTCCGCTAATGTATTTAGAGATACTTATAGGCGCTGGGTCGATATAGTCTATGCCATTCTTTTTGGCATAATCTCTTCCCGCCTCGGTTAAAGCGGTTTTTAGATTTAGATATATTGACTTGACGCTATCAGAGCTGGTGCTTAGTTTAGATTCATCAGTAAATTTTTGCTGACCAAATACGTAAGGCTCTCCATCGCCAGAAGCCAACCATTGATGCCATTTTTGTATAGCATCGTTGGTAGTCAGATTAGCATCTGTTGTCTCGATGAGCTCTATGATCTTTTCTGGGCTCTCTACAATACCCTTGTAGTAGTAAATTTTGTCAGCAAAAATCTCGGGGTTCATTAGGCGAACTTGTTGCCCTTCTCCCACTCTATTTTCTGCTCGGCCTGTGCCTTACGTACCTCTTGGATTTCGGCTTCCCAAGCTGCCTTTTTCTCATCAGAGTACACGGCATCGGCAAAGTCCCAGAAGGAGACCATGGTATATCTAGTTCCCTTTAGAATCTCTTTAACTCCGTGAATGTTTTCTATTCCGCCAGGGAAGCAGATGTACGAGTAGGCAGCTGGCTTAAACTCTAGGTTGTGGTCAGGAAAATAAAGCTCTCCACCCTCGTAATCGTCATTTAAGTACAAGATACCTACATACTTATTAATCTCAAAAGCGTTTGGCGAGCCGTCGAAGTCCGAGTTATCTGAGTGTGGCGCTGCAAATCCGCCAACATCCCACTTCTGCGCATGCGAAGTATTGGCTACAACTTCACGATCAAATACCAGCTGAATAGCTTCTTTAAACTTTTCACGAAGAGTCTCGAAGAAGCGTGGAGGCAAGTCGTAGTCAGCTAGCTTCGGGTCATCAGGGTGAATGCCCATACCGGATGATCCGTAGAAGGCAATATCACCCCACGAAGAAGAATATGACTCTATGTAGTTGATGATGTTTCTTGCGGTATCTGGAGAGACAAAGTTAGCAATCTCTACGATACGGTTCTGAGGGATACCTAGCTCCCCGATGGCGTTGGGCTCATCTTTATAGACGATGAACTCTTCTGGCTGTAGGTTTTCAATAATCAATGACATTAGTGGTCTATACCTTTCAAGTTATATCGTCCAGAATTACGTTCGACGCGCTCGCGCTCTTTTTCCATCTCGCCCCATACCGTGGGGCCGTACTTTTCCAAACCGTCACGCCACTCCTGAGTGCCCTCCGAGTAGTACTGCCAGAATGAGCGAACAAAATATTTTTGCCCTGAAGTAGTTTTATTTACTCCATGGTAGTAAGGTGCTCTGGACGGGAACACTAGCACATCACCGGCCTGAGGCTTATGAATAAAAAAATCTACATCAGTACCTTCTTCATTCAATACTTTGAAGCAGATCTCTCCGCCTTCATAGTTATCGTTTAGGTACATAGTGCATGTCATCACTGGCTTATCGCCAGGAGCATCAGCGCGTTCTTGCTGAAAATCAGTGTGATAGAACATGCCAACATTAGTGTCTGCTCCGCCATCAGTTTTATACATGCAAATAGCGGGAGCGCTGAATTTCCAGTTAGGAATCTCTTCGTTGAAGTAGTTATCGTGGTAGTGACTGGTGGCCGTATAAAAAGCTCCCATAATTTCTTGTGCAGCAGGTACTAGACCCTGGCTCGCAACCATGGTCTCATGCCACTCATCAGCATCAGGAAATTTACTAAATGTATGGTTTCTAGCCTTTACGGTAGTTAGCTCTCCAAAGGTAAACCACTTAGCCCACTCCGCCGAGTCACGGTAATGCTTAGCTACTTCTTCTGGGTTTTGATATAAACCTCGGTAGACAACAACATTCGGGTAGAGTTCGATAACTTCCACTAGATACCGCACTGGCTTTCGTGAGATAAGATCGTCCAGAAAAACGGAACAGTGTATCTAGTACCGGAGGTAATCTGAGTTACTCCGTGAATGTACTCCATGTCTCCAGGGAAGAAGTAAGCAGCACCTGCCTTGGGCTTAAACTGAATCCCCTGATTTGGGAAGTACAGCTCGCCACCTTCGTAATCGTCGTTCAAGTAGAACAGTCCAGCTAGGTCATAGTAGGGGAAGTCATTTGGCTTACCTCTATCTGCACCTTGGTGTAGCTCTTTATCTGCGTGAGGCATCTGAAGCTGTCCAGGCAGCCAGCGGACTAAAGCTGGTGAAGTAGGTACCGCGTCTACTTTAAAGAACGCGTCTACTTCCTTCTTAAGCCGATCAACCATACCGCTGATCACTTCTGGAATCTTTGGATCTACTGCTCGTATGGTGTCATAGGTGGCAACTCGATCTTTCCAGTAGTCAGAGTCGTAAATTACCGTGCCTTCTTCGTTATAGTGAGTCTCGGTTACATCCCAGGCAGTATTTGATCGAATAAATTTATTAAGAGTCTCTAGCTCGTACTCTGTCATAAAGTTCTCACGGGTCTGAATGTTTGACGGGCTATTGCCAAAAAATCCAGATGGTGTTATAGAGACTCTATTATTTAGTCTAGAGTTTGCGTAATCTTCTGGTTCCATATTTTTATCTTACTGTCTACTCGTAAACTCGTCTGGTCCAAACTTCTTTTTGGTAGACGCCACCGTCAGGTACACGATATTTTTTACTATTTTCATTGTTACTCATCGCCATCTTCATGTACGAGACATCAGCATCTACTTCTGACTCCCAGTCTTCTCGCTTAAATGGAAGCATCTGGGCATACGGTGTTCCGGCTGGAATAATTCCGGTAAAGCCTTTTACTACAAAGAATGGCATGGTTCCCGGAAGGTTTACCTTGTCATTGTCGATAATTCCACTAGTGGTTAGAAACGGTAGCTCAAAGCGATTGAATGGCTGGGTGTATAGGACGCTGTAGCCTTCAGGGACTGATACGGCCCAGTCTGACCACCATGCGAAGTGGAACTCGTGGTAGCCCATCGGTGCTTTAAACTGAGGCATTGGTGGTCGGTTCTGGATAAAGTCCTTGTTTTGAGGGTCTAGGACCTTAGCTCTAATGGTTCCGTTTTCTTCATAAAACTCGATATCGCATGGTGTTCTATAGACGTATCCAGTACCCATGATGTCAAAAACTGCCGGACAAGCTTTCCAGGTAGGGATCTTTCCTCCCACCATCGGGTCCTGCCAGTATTCACCATCTGGCTTTATTGCAAACCTATCAGCTTTTCTATACCACTCTGGGATAGTCTTAATAGTTGGACGCGGGACAGAGGGGCTATCCTCTGTCAGCCATGGCCTGTTCTTGATGAACTTAATCAGTTGTTTCAATTGTCATTCCTGTCACTGGGCATGTTACTGTCTTTAGTCTTATTGACTTAGTCTCGTGAGAGCCTAACGAAGTACCATCATAGTTTATGGCGTTTCTATACATCTTCGACCAGTCACCCTTAGAGTTTTTGGCTTGTGCCGCATCTCCATACTTTCTCAGCTCCTCCCAGTACTCGGGTGGTGGTGGGGTGCTGTCTACTTCTAAAGTGAAGTTGTCTTCTAGCTGACCCAATGAGATTGGCAGAACTGCTGCTACTGGAGTTCCTGCTGGAATAGTAATCTCTTTGTCTGCTTCGGTTATCTTCCAAGCAACTGGTAGCGGTGCATTATAGAAAGACGTGCTAATTAGCGTAGTAAAGCATTGAGTACCAGCTATAAACTGATTCGGAACTGGCATAGTTAGCGTTGTAACATCAGCGTCTGTATGGAAGATTAGTCCAGTATCGAAACTAACTGTTGCACTGCCTCGATTTGGGTTCGCCCACTCTTCACCTTTGAGAATAGTGACATGGTCTCTGGTCGGATCATCGATTCCATCCCAGATAAATGAAATATCTTCAGGGAAAGATATACCCCACCCTAGCCGATTAGTTAGCGACACTGGAAAGCACATGTAGCCATGCTTTTCTGGCAGTCGATCCATCCAGTCTCTGGTCCCTGGTAATGGTTCGATTTTTACACCGTTATCGTAGGCCTTAACTACACGTATAGTTTTCACTAGCTTCCGGTTTCTACCATAAATGACGGCTTGTGGAACTTGTCTGAGTAGTCAAGCATAGTTACCATCGAGTACTTAGTACCAGACTTAACTGGCATAGCTCGGTGTGGGTACATAAAGTTTGACGGGAAGATATATAAATCGCCTGCAGTAGCCTTGATGGTTGCATTTTGCAGTCTGAAGTGCAGCTCGCCGCCTTCATAGTCATCATTAGGGAACGCAACTAGGGACACTACGCAGTTGTAGGAGAAGCCGTGATCGTGGTGCTCCTGAAAGTGCTGTCCTGGACCGTACTTAATGAAGTTAGTTGCTTCCCAGTAGCGGAGCTCGCCAATGTTATACATCTTTGTGTAGTGGCGGACTGCCTGAAGCTGGCGATAGTGAGTCTCGTCCCAGAGGGCAGCAAGCTTTTCAGCTGCCTCCGACTTATCGCTTTGAATGTCTGTCTTCTTGTACTTAAAATCAAAGCAGTCGCGATACTCTGGCATCTTTACGCCATATCCGACCAATGCTTCTTCGTAGTGGTATCGATTAGTCGGGTCTAATAGGACCTCTTCTAGTCTGCTAATGACGTTTACTGAAGACGGTATTACATTTCTATACACCCAGATACCAGATCCTGGCGCAACCTCTTCTGCGTGGTCCCAGGTTTTTTCTTCAATCTCGTACCACTTAGTTAGGCGTAGATTGTGGTCTTCAATCTCTCGCTCCATTGCTTCAGTTGGCTTACTTACGTGAGAGTTTTGCATTATTACCTCTTAGTACTTGAGCTTGTAGTCTTGAATTATTGGAGACACCTTGTGATTAACATCTCCGCGATCGTTGTAGTCGGTCATAATAACAACCGCATACTTAGTCCCGCTAATCATGTCCTGAGATGCGTGCTCATAGATATATGTTGACGGGAATACGACAATATCTCCTGCCTTAGGCTTAATCGAGAGTCCGTCCATACGGGGGAACCAGATCTCACCACCTTCGTAGTCGTCATTTAAGTAGACGACCACGGAGATGGTGCAAACATACGTCGGGCCATGGTCAGCGTGGACCTTAAAGTGGGTGCCAGCACCCTCGTACTTTACAAAATTGAATGCCTCATACGATGCAATGCCAACACCCCAATAGCGACCGTAGTCGTCTACGCATTGGCGCACTGCCTGAAACACTGCCTCGTGAACGTCGTACAGTTCGGCGTTGTCTTCGTTACGTGGCCCCAGTCCAGTGGAGTTGATCTTAAAGTCTTGAGCATTCCTTGCATTAAGGTCGACATCTGCAGATGATGTGACCTTAGCTCCATGCCATTTATATCTACCGCTGCCGTCAAGCTTACGCTCTAACGTATCGATGTATTGCTGCCCCTGCTCTTTGGTGATTGCACCACTATAAACATTGATGCCTAGAGCTGGGTTAGTTACGGTAATAGCTGGATTAGTTGAAGCCTGGCGACCAGGCATACGGTGAGATGCGGTCTCTGACCTGTCTTTAGTAAACCAATCGTTCATATGGTCTACTATACACAACTATTCAGATTTTTGCTGAAGTCTTTCTAGGTATTTTGGGCTCATTAAATATGACTCTGACTCTGTTAATAGCCCCTGGTCTTGTAGCTTATATCCGTAGTCTGGACCTTCGGTGAAATACCAATGATCTTCCGGACAAAAATGAAACATAATAACCTCGACCCTGTTGTTATCTGGGTCAGGCATTTCATTGCGCCAATGAGAATCATAGCCCCCCATAAATGCTAAAGCTTGTCCCTCGGAGAATATAAACTCCTCGCCCTCGACTACTACCCCCCATGGAGTTCTGGCTGATAGGCAGTAGTCGATTGTATAGGTGCATGCGTTATTGTCCCTATGCGGGGGTAAGCTAGAGGTCGGCTTATTGTAGTCTAGATAGACAGCATAGGTTGACTTAAGATTAGGATCAGAAAATATCTCTCTAGCTGTTGGCTCGATAGCCTTACTAAAGTAGTCATCTAGCTGAGTAAATCTTTTAACTCCTCTATCTTTTTTGGAGTCTTTCCATGACTTCTTAAAGTCGTCAGAGTCTATTAAAGCTCGAAGCTTTTCATGATCTGCTGCAGAGAAAAGATTATCTAGTAGTTTAGGTTCAAAGTGCATTAGAAGCCGCCTCTACTTAAGTCTGACGTAGCCAGGAATATGGTCTGTAAAATCCTCTGCAACAATGTTGCACTGACCACATCCGCCAGGATTGCATTCATAGTTTGACTCGGGTATTCCGGTCAGTCTTGGGCTGTGGCCTATATGTTCGTAGTATCTAATATCGCCATCTAATTTATACTCAGCCATTCGACGATATAGCTCTTCATGATCTTTGTCGTCGTAAGCACTTAGGTCGTACATCCAATGCTCTGGGCTAACAAATAAGACGAACATCAATACTACGTAAGCATCTTCATCAACGTCTGGGTATGGCGGCCTTGCATGGGTCTGCTGTTGCCCCATAAAAAATACACCGCTGTTTACGGCTTCCTCAAATCGCTCGCCATCGACTAGTAGGCCCCAGCTATCTATGCCGTGAGTGTCTATGCATATGTCCATAGTGAACTGAGTTCCTGGCTGATCCATGTGCTCCCAGAGATATGGAGTTATGCCTTTATATTTTTGATATCTAGCAAACCAGATATTTTTGATTCGAAGTCCCTGCTTTTTCCAATTTTTCTTGGCTAAGTCGTCTAGGTGGTCCCAGACCTCCTGCGGCAAATCAATCTCGGTCACCCATCTGCCAGTCATGGTGTGGTATTGCGCTGGATTCTCTAGACTCTCGCTGCCTGGCCCCCAGTTGGCTTTTTCAGCCAGTGCCAAGTTTATCTCCTCGAGCATATCCTCTGGGAATATGCCCTCTACTTTTTTAGCTGGCTCACCTTCTGGCAGGGGCCACTTTATGTTTGGGCTGGAGTCAGCTGAAATCGGCACAATCTCTCCTAAAAACTAAAACGGGGGTGGCATGTAACCACCCCCGTATCAGTCTACGCTAGCTACTCTTCTTTCTGAGGCTCTTCGTTCTCTGCATCTAGCTCTCGCTCATCGATCGAGCTCATGCCGAATCTTGGCGGGAAGAACGGGAAGAACGGGAAGAACGGTGGGAAGAACGGGAAGAACGGTGGGAAGAACGGGAAGAACGGGAAGAACGGTGGGAAGAACGGGAAGAACGGTGGGAAGAACGGGAAGAACGGTGGGAAGAACGGGAAGTACGGGAAGTACGGGAAGTATGGCGGGAAGAACGGAGGCGTAGTATTCTGAGTAGAATACGCTGACCACAGCGATGTTCCATTAATATTTACTGCTCTAACTCGGTACTGCTGTGAAGTAGCAGCTTCCTGAGCTACGTTGGCTGCCGTACTTACGGTGTTGCCAGACTTAGCATCAGTACTCTCCCAGTAGTAGAGAGTTATGTTGCTGCCACCGTTATTTGGGGCGGTCCAAGAGACATAGTCTGTTTGGTCATTAGAGAAGTTTTGAACTACTGGAGCAGCAGGGGCATCCGGGACAGTTGTAATCGTTACCGCAGCAGACTCGGTAGAGAAAGCAGAAGCACCACTTGCATTTGAGGCAGATACTGTAAAAGTATATGACCCGTTGGAGTCTAGACCGCCTACGGTTATCGGTGATGCTGTTCCAGTTGTCCCGGTTGCAGTAGTATCTTCTATGCCAGATTTGTATGCTTTTACAGTATATGAAGTTGCTGGTGGCGACCCGGCTGGTAGGGTAAACGATACAGACGCAGCGCCGTCGTTGTATGCTCTGTCGGTTGCAACGTTAGTTGCAGACACATTTGTAGGAACAGAAGGCTGTAAAAAATCATTCTGTTGCTGAGAGTGTCTACCTGCTCTTTTTGACATAAAATCTAGTTCTCCCTACTAGGCGGACAGGTCTCCATAGACTAACCAAGTATTTGCTGCACGCTTTAATAGTGTAGCAGATGACCACTGAGTTCTTAGCTTAAGCCCTGGAGTTGCATTTACTGTTACTCCTCCAGCTCCAGCAATAGTTACCTGTCCAGCTCCAGTCTGGATGATATCTAACGTGGTACCTACGGGGTAGTTTATGGTTGCATCTGTTGGAATTGTTAGAGTTGTAGCCGATGCGCTTCCAATCTCAACGATAGTGTCTCGCTCATCTAGGCTTGCTAGCGTGTATGATGCGGTCTTCTGAGAGATCGTCGTAATAGATGGCACTCCGACCTTTGTCTGAGTCCCGTCTGAGAACGCTACTCCACTAGAAGATACTGTAACTAGTCCAGTAAACGTAGGAGCTGCTATCGGCGCGTACGTACTTGCAGCGGTAGAGGTTCCAAGCTTGGCGTCTAGCTGGCTCTGAATCCCTGATGTTACTCCATCTAGGTACTGTAGTTCTGTATTAGATACGTTTCCGATTACTGCAGACGACGCCTCGAATGCTCCGACGGCAAGTGCATCTAGCGATCCCTGAGTGAAGTTGATAGTAGTAGTAGGCTCGTCGGTTACACCTTTAAATAGCTTCCATTTAGCGTCCGATGAGTCTCTAACAAGTCCGGCATGCTGGTAAGTTCCGTCATTAAAGCTAGCAACCATACCAAGGTCTGATGAGTTAGCATTATTGCCTTCACCAATATAGATTAGCGGGTCAGTAATGGCTAAGTCAGTTGCATTTACTGTCGTAGTAGTTCCGTTGACGGTGAAGTCTCCTGAAATTACTAGGTTACCGCCAATGTATGCGCTATCTCCTGTGCCTAGTCCACCAGCAATTACCAAAGCTCCGGTAGTTGTGCTAGTAGATGGTGTCGTAGCTGAGATAGCAACATTTCCTGTGAAGGTGTCTCCAGAGAGATCTGCTTTTCCATCTAGCTGAGTCTGGATAGCTGAAGTAACGCCATCTAGATAGCCAACCTCGGTAGCACTTACGGTGCCGATAGATGTTGTAGAAGGTAGCGTAACTGTTCCAGTGAAAGTTGGTCCAGCTAGGTCAGCCTTTAGGTCTAAAGCGCTCTGAGTTGCAGTTGATATTGGCTTACTAGCGTCAGAAGTATTGTCTACATCTCCTAAACCAACCATGGCCTTAGTTATGCCAGAAACTATCCCGGTAAAGGTTGGGTTGGCGATTGGTGCCTTAGAGTCTATCTGAGATTGAATAGCTGAAGTAACGCCAGAGAGCTGGTTGATTTCTGAGGCTAGAACGGTCACACCATCTAGGGTGTTTAGCTCTGCAGTGCTTACAGTTGCTCCAGTAAGAATGTTAAGTTCTGCGGTGCTAGCTGTAATTCCAGTAAGAACATTAATCTGGGCGCTAGTTGCTGTCACTCCTGTAAGGATATTTAGCTCTGCAGTACTTGATGTCATACCGTGCAGAATGTTCAACTCTGTGGTAGTTGCCGTAATTCCAGTTAGCGTATTTATCTCTGCCGTAGTGGCTGTAACTCCATCAAGAAGGTTTAGCTCTGCGGTGCTAGCAGTAATCCCGGTAAGAGTATTTAGCTGTGCAGTAGTTGCTGTGATTCCAGTCAGAACATTCAGCTCTGCAGTGCTTGAAGTGATACCATCCAGGATCGCTAACTCCACTGGAGAGATAGTGCCGATAGTAGTATCAGCCGGAAGTACTACAGTACCTGTGAAAGTTGGGCTAGTCAGGTATGCAAGATTTCCAGTGTCCGAGATTCCGTGAACATTCGAGATTTGGCTGTTGTGCACAGTGATTGCATTAGATACGTCGACTTGATACGCCAAGTTGGCTGCATTAGAGATTCCGTGCACATCTGTTGTGCGGTTGTGAACTATGATTTCATCGTCCACGTAGCCCTTAGTGGCCGCATGCAGAGGGTTTACGGGGGCACTAGGGAGTGTTAGTGCTCCAGTCATGGTGTCACCAGACTTTGACACCTTAGTACCGATTGAGTTCGTTATCGTAGTAGCAAAATTAGCATCATCATTTATTGCAGCAGATAGCTCATTGAGTGTGTCAAGCAGAGCTGGTGAGCCATCGATAACTGCACTAACTGCAGTATCTACATACCCCTTAGTTGCTGCATCAGTCGAACTTGCTGGTGCTGCTAACCCTGTAACTGTGTAGTTATTAGCGTCTAGGTTGGAGCCTAAAGAGGTGAAAGGTCCGATAACCTTATTTCTAATAGTCTGATAGTCAGTTGTACCGACCACATCACCAGCAACGCCGTGAACATCGTGAGTTGCCGATGCGTGAGTGCTTAGGTTAGTTGCTACGGTTGTGAAAAATGCTGGATCATCGCCAAGAGCCGCTGCTAGCTCATTTAGGGTATCCAATGTCGATGGAGCTAGATCAATGATGCCATTGACAGCAGTGTCAATCATCCCCTGAACTGTTGCTGGAGATGCTGTAGCGTAGGCCAAAGCACTCCAAGTACTAGTGCCATCACCAAACTTAATGCTCAGTGTATCGGTCTCTAGCCCAACCTCGCCGCTGGAGAGTACTGGATTAAACGATGACCAGTTAGCTGCTGTGTCGTGTCTGAGGATGATTTTAACTGCCATGATTATCCGTTCGCGCCTCCACCATTTACGGTGACTAGGTAAGTAGAGCCAGCTGTTCCGCCGTCTAGTACGTCATAGTTTGTTCCAGTCAGCACATTTGTGTCGACATTTACCCACTTTGATGCGGTTGAGTTGTAGATCAGTACTTGATTATTGGCAAGATTAGTTAGCTCCACATCTGAAAGGCCAGAAATGGCGCTAACTGAGCTGCCTGTTAGCCAAGACACGCCATTATGAGCGTAGATCTTTGACTCGTCTGTCTTATAGAACAAATCTCCAGCAGAACCTGCCGAAGGGAGGGTATTGCCCTTCGGTAGGTTTACTGGCGTTAAAAACTTCTTAGACATGTTCTATACCCTTAGTCTGATTAGCCGATTACAACTACTTGGTAGCTGTCCGAAGCTATAGTTGCAGAAGCTACCCATGACAATGTTACTTCATTGGTGTTAGTTCTAACAACATCTACTTCAACCTGTTCAAAGGTGTCTAGAGCGTAGACCTGAACAACAACTGTACGGATTCCTAGGTTGTGAGCCACTGTCCAAGTAACTGAACCGCTAACTGGTGCCAGCTCAGGGTTGGCTGCGGTGTACTTAGTTGTTGCACCAAGATTTGCGCGGGCTCCTGCAGCAGTCTCTGCTCCAGTACCACCAGCTGTAACAGCAATGGTGGTTGCGTCCCAAGTACCTGTTGTAATGGTACCGAGGGTGGTGATAGAGGTTTGACCTGCGTATGTCGAAGCAATATCGATGCTGTCAGCATTTACAGTAACTCGATCTGCGGTTCCAACTACATCTAGAGTATTACCAGTTTTAGTAAGACCAGCTCCAGCAGTAATCTGAGCAGCACCAGAGAACTGTACCCAGTCCTGGTTTGTGAAGTCAGTTAGGTAGTGGTTAGCCTGAGTCCAAGCAGACTGCCCGTATACGGTGCCTTCCTGGATAAATACAGTTGCATTTACTAGTTCTGTATAGACATCTGCATCAGTTGCGCGAGACAAGGTGTATGTGGTGCCATTGTCAGCATAGACATAGATACCATTCTCCGAGTCAGTTGACTGGCCAGCTAGCAAAATTCGGTAGCCAACGTGTGAAGTACCTAAAGCTGCATGGCTGTCGATAACTAGAGTGCTAGTGTCACCAGTCAGTGCAACATTGCTCACTGCAAGAAGGTTTACAGATGCCTTCCAGGTTAGACCTGCAACTGCGTTGTCTACATACGCCTTGTTGGCTGCATCACCTGGGTTAACAGGAGTTGCAACGCTAGTGATCTTGTAGCCGTCAGCATCTAGGTCTGCACCCAGTGAAGTTCCAGTACTTAGAACCTTGTTAGTTAGGGTCTGGGCCTCGGTAGTGCCGACAATCTCGCCGACACCGTGGGTGGATATGTCTGAAGCGTGAGTTGATAGTTCAGTATCTACATAACCCTTAGTTGCAGCGTCGCTAGCGTTTACGGGGGTGCCTAGGTCGGTTACAGTGTTTCCGTTAGCATCAACGGTAGCGCTAAGAACTGTTCCGGAACCTAGAGTCTTATTGGTCAGGCTCTGAGCATCAGTATCGCCAACTACATTTCCAACAACTCCGTGAACTCCAGAAGTTGCATTATTGTGGGTAGTTACAGCTATAGATGCAGCATCAGTTGCATAAGTCTTTGAAGCAACTGGGCTAGTCTCTCCAGTAAGAACTCTTAGCTGGCTGCTAGAACCAGAAGTGTCAATAGATGTTCCATCTACCTTCACCTCTACGTATCCGTTTACACCATTTACTCCAACAGCACCGTAAGTAGATGAGTATTTAAGGCTTACGGCTCCGGTAGTGTCGTTGTATGCCAGACCCTCGCCTAGCGCGTTACCAACTGCATCCTGAGCACGCTCATCGGTGAAGTAGAGGTTAGTCGTGCCTTCAGCAAGGTCATCAGTCGTGGAATCTGCTACACCGTTTTCAGCCTCGAAGGTGAACTTATTGTTAGCATCATCATAAGTAATCGTGATGTTGCTGTGGGTGCCAGCAGCAATGGCAGCTGCAACGGCATCCTGAGCACGCTCGTCAGTAAAGTATAGATTGCTGCCTTCTTCGATATCTGAAGTAGTCAGTAGGTCAATAGCAGCTTGGATAGCCTGCTCTACGCTTCCACCCTGAGCTAAGGTTAGCCAGGCAGATCCGTTGTAGTAGCGAAGAGTATTGTCGCTGGTGTTGTAGTAAATCTGACCAGCAACCGGTGCTGTTGGTGGGACACTTAGATTCTGAATTCTTGCATTTAAAAGCTCATTCTTGTTTAGATTGAGCCCTGTTAGATACTGGCGAGCCATTATTATTCCTTAGGAGAGATGAGCTTTTCCAGAAATTGCTGAGGAAAAGGTTAGGGTTACGGTTGTTTCATTGGTATGCGTCACTGTGCCTTCTACCTGAGACCCGCCACTATCAAAAACGGTCACATTAGGGAAGAAATTTAGGTTATGAACGATAGTCCACGTATCTAGTGGCGTAGTTTGCAGGTGGGTGTAGGACACTAGGGGGACAATAGCGTCCGCTTGAACACCGTCTACACCGCCAGGACCCTGAGGGCCAGGAGCCGTGACTACAATCTGGCGAACGTACTTGCCCGTGGTAATGCTGCTTGGAACATCTCCAGCCATTATCGCGTTACCTCCGCTCTTACTACAAAGTTGCCATTTAAAAGTTTGTAGACATAGATGTCTGCACTAGGGCCAACAAGCTCTAAGTCATAAACGTATCTATCCTCAGGGATGGCGGACATAACGTCATCTGGAATGTTCAAAACTATTTGACCATTAGTTGCGCCCAAAGTTATGCGACCATTTTCAGTTGTTAGCTCTAAAATTAGATCAAAAGTTTTAGGATTTCTGACCTTCATTCTTGCTGTATACCCCTCCAAAAGAATTGGTTTCTTCGCAGGGTCTCGCCACAAAATGGTGCGTGAAAAAGTGGAGCCTTGGTCGGCTACGATATTATAAAGACCAGCGGGAGCACTCATCAGACTCTTTCAGCGAGGATACAGTCAACTATTATTTTACACTAGTTTTGTATTCGGGAGAAGTGGGTGTATTCTATATATTTAGGGCTAAATACGCAGTCGCAGCCTAGATATCGAGGTCACTATGAGTGAGATGAGCACTTTAGAGCAGATTCAGCTAGATCCGGTCATCGGTGAGCCAAAATTTGCTCACTACGCTGAAGCAGTGTCTACTACTCAAGGGTATGTGCTGGGAACCCCCGTCGAAGCTCTATGCGGTAAAGTTTTTGTTCCTTCTAGGGACCCTAAAAAGTTTCCGGTTTGCCCGATTTGCAAAGAGATAGCAGAAGCGGTATTCTTAGATTTAGAGTAAAAATCAGCGATTGATTTTTGTTTTATACTAGTTATCCAACCCATCCTGACGTTGGCCAAGTGGCTAGAAAAACGTCAGGATTTTGCGTCTCTTACCTCGAAAGGTACCTTCAAATGGTTACTGTGTACACCTTGCCGTCATGCGTCCAGTGCGAGAGCACTAAGAAGTATTTAGCAAGACTTGATGTACCGTTCGAGACCATTGATTTGAGCGAAGACGCTGAGGCTATGGACATGATTAAGGGCTTGGGCTATCAGGCTGCACCTGTTGTTGTAGCTGGTGATTCTCACTGGAGTGGTTTCCGTCCAGACAAGCTAAGCAGCCTAGCTGGCAACTAGTAGGCGAGTCGTGTGTACGACCTTGTCTACTTTTCAAATGTATCTAACAACACAAAAAAGTTTGTAGATAAGCTCGGTCTTAATACACTACGACTTCCTATCCGTTGGGACGAGAGCTCTCCAGTAGTAGTCAGCAGTGACTTTGTTTTAGTTGTTCCGTCATATGGCGGTGGCGCTGAGAGCCGAACTGTTCCAAAATCTGTAATTAAATTTCTCAATATCGAGACTAATAGGCAGCACCTTCGTGGAGTTGTGGGTACCGGAAATACTAATTTTGGTGTACACTACTGTAAAGCCGCGGAGATCGTTGCAGCAAAACTAGGCGTGCCTTTGCTGTATCGAGTAGAAATAACCGGCACACCTGATGATGTAGAACAAGTAAAAGAGAGGTTAGAGCTACTTTGGATAACAAATACAGCTACCACGAACTAAATGCAATGATCAACCTATGGGATGGTGAAGGCAAGCTTCAGCTCCACAAGGATAAGGAAGCCGCTCGCGCTTACTTCCTAGATCACGTAAACCAGAACACGGTGTTCTTCCACTCGATTGAGGAGAAGCTTCACTACCTAGTTGAGAACGAGTACTACGAGCAGGAAGTGCTAGATCAGTACACCCCTGAATTTATTAAAGAATCTTTTAAATATGCCTACTCATTTAAGTTCCGCTTCGAGGCATTCATGGGTGCATATAAGTTCTTTAGCTCATATGCTCTCAAGACATTCGATGGTGAGCGCTATCTAGAGCGCTTCGAAGACCGTGTTGTGATGAACGCCCTCGCACTAGCTGGTGGCGATGAAGCAATGGTAACTAACCTAATCGAAGAGATCATTACTGGCCGCTTCCAGCCTGCAACTCCGACCTTCCTCAATGCTGGCAAGAAGCAGCGCGGCGAGTTTGTCTCGTGCTTCCTCCTGCGTATTGAAGACAACATGGAGTCAATCTCTCGCGGCATTAACTCGGCGCTGCAGCTCTCGAAGCGTGGTGGCGGGGTTGCTTTGAATCTCAGCAACCTTCGTGAAACAGGCGCACCAATCAAGAAGATTGAAGGCCAGTCATCTGGCGTCATCCCAGTGATGAAGCTTCTCGAGGACTCATTCAGCTATGCAAACCAGCTGGGTGCGCGTCAGGGTGCCGGTGCCGTTTATCTAAACGCTCACCACCCAGACATCATGAAGTTCCTAGACACCAAGCGTGAGAACGCCGACGAGAAGATTCGTATCAAGACTATATCAATTGGTGTAGTTATTCCAGACGTAACCATGGAGCTGGCCCGTGCAAACGACGATATGTACCTCTTCTCGCCTTATGACGTAGAGCGTGTATATGGTGTACCGTTTGGCGACATCTCGGTTACTGAGAAGTACCAGGAGATGGTTGACGATGCTCGCATCAAGAAGACCAAGGTCAAGGCTCGCGTACTGCTAGAGCGTATCGCTGAGTTGCAGTTCGAGTCGGGGTACCCGTACATCATGTACGAGGACACCGTAAACAATGTCAATCCTGTAGCGGGTCGCATCAACATGTCAAACCTCTGCTCAGAGATTCTTCAGGTCAACAGTCCCTCTTACTACAATGCAGATCTCGGCTACAAGCTAATTGGTAATGACATTAGCTGTAACCTCGGCTCGCTGAACATTGCCAAGGTTATGGATGGTAAGAACTTTGCCAAGACCATCGAGACATCGGTACGTGCTCTAACTGCTGTCTCTGACCTCAGCTACATTGACTCTGTTCCTTCTATTGCTGAAGGCAACAAGCGTGCGCATGCTATTGGTCTAGGCCAGATGAACCTACATGGATTCCTCGCTCGTGAGCACATCCACTATGGTTCGGAAGAAGGCATCGACTTCACCAACATCTACTTCTACACCGTGCTGTTCAATGCGCTAAAGGCGTCTAATAAGATTGCCAAGGAACGCAATGAGGTATTTCACGGGTTCTATGAGTCAAAGTACTCGACTGGCGAGTTCTTTGATAAGTACATCAATCAGGAGTGGAAGCCAGCTACCGAGAAGGTAGAGAAGCTTTTTGCTGATTCTGGAATCCACGTACCTACTCAGGACGACTGGAAGAAGCTGAAGAAGTCAGTTCAGACTTACGGTATCTACAACCAGAACCTACAGGCCGTTCCACCAACTGGCTCGATCAGCTACATCAACAACTCGACCTCTAGCATCCATCCGATTGCTTCGAAGATCGAGACTCGTAAGGAGGGCAAGCTTGGACGTGTTTACTATCCAGCTCCGTTCCTTGCTGACGACAACATCGAATTCTACGAGGATGCCTACGAGATCGGTCCAGAGAAGATTATTGACACCTATGCTGCGGCGACTCAGCACGTCGACCAGGGCTTGTCACTGACCTTGTTCTTCAAAGACACCGCAACTACTCGCGATGTAAACCGTGCGCAGATCTATGCATGGCGCAAGGGCATCAAGACCATTTACTACATCCGCATTCGCCAACTTGCTCTCGAAGGTACCGACGTTGAGCAGTGCGTAAGCTGCATGCTATAAGAAAGGAAATACTGATGATTAGCCGCCCAGTTAACTGGAACAAGGTTGAAGACCCTATTGACTTAGAGGTCTGGAACCGCCTAACCGCCAACTTCTGGCTGCCTGAGAAGGTTGCTTTGTCTAATGACATACCTTCTTGGGGTACACTGACAGCAGAAGAGAAGCTTCTCACTATGCGTGTATTTACTGGACTTACAATGCTGGATACCATCCAGGGCACTGTAGGCGCGATGAGCCTGATGCCAGACTCGCGCACCCAGCATGAAGAAGCGGTTATCACTAACATCGCTTTCATGGAGTCAGTGCACGCGAAGAGCTACTCGAGTGTCTTCTCTACGCTATGCGCTACTTCTGAGATTGATGAAGCATTCCGTTGGTCTAGCGAGAACCCGTACCTTCAGAAGAAGGCCGAGATTGTTCTCAGCTACTACCGTGGTGACGACCCGCTAAAGCGCAAGGTTGCCTCAACTCTGCTTGAGTCATTCTTGTTCTACTCGGGCTTCTACCTCCCTATGTACTGGTCGAGCCGCGCAAAGCTCACCAACACCGCAGACCTGATCCGCCTCATCATTCGTGACGAGGCTGTGCATGGCTACTACATTGGCTACAAGTTCCAGCTGGCACTCGCGGAAGAGACTCCAGAGCGTCAGGAGGAGTTGCGTAACTACACCTACGATTTGCTGATGGAACTGTATGAAAATGAGTGCAAGTACACTCATGATTTGTACGACGGTATCGGTCTAGCTGAAGATGTCAAGAAGTTCTTGCACTACAACGCCAACAAGGCTCTGATGAACCTTGGCTACGACGCACTATTCCCTAAAGAAGTTACCGATGTAAATCCAGCAATTTTGGCTGCGCTGTCACCGAACGCTGACGAGAACCACGACTTCTTCTCGGGTTCTGGTTCGAGCTACGTCATGGGCAAGCACGAGTCGACCACCGACGACGACTGGGAATTCTAGTTCCTAAAAGAAAGCCCCTCCTTCGGGAGGGGTTTTCTATTTGGTAAACTTTTCTTATGACTATTGCTCATGTATTTTGGCACGGTGAGTTGACTCGCTATGAGCTAATATCTCTGCAGTCGATAGTTAATCAAGGTTTTGACGTGTGGTTCTGGTCTTTATCGGACTATGACCTACCTAAATTAGTACGTCATATGGATGCATCTTTGGTGGTCCCAGCAGAATTAGTTACCGCTTACAGACACGAGCACTGGAATAAAGAGTGGGGAGCAGCAACCGAGCTTACCAGTATCACTCTATATAGTGACATTCTTAGATACAAACTTTTAGAGCTTTACGGCGGGTGGTGGTTTGATTTAGATACTATCTGCCTGAAGAGTGCATCTAAGTTTGATGAGCTGTCCTCTGGTCTTGATATTTGTATTGGGTGGCAGAGCCCTGCTCCTGGAGAACTTAGCTGTAACAACGCTGTGCTATCTATCCCGAATAAGTCAATTGCCTATGAAGTAAACGAGATTGTAGCTCAATTGCTCGAAACTAAAACTACATTCTCATGGGGCGAGATTGGTCCAGACCTTTGGTCTAAGTATTTAGAGGAAGCTAGACTACTAGACCAGGTTCTGCCTAGAACTGTTTTCTATCCGAATTCTACTGAACCTAATGTTCAAAATATTTGGAAACGCTTGTCTAAGCTCTCAGCCGGTGAGGTGGAAGATTTAGAAGCCGAGACAGCGGACTCGTATGTACTGCATTGGTCAAATAACAATCTTTTACCTAGCGACAAAAAGAGTTTTCTACCTTCAGAAGACTCTTTTCTAGGTAGATTATTTAACTCTGTTACTCGTCAAGTAGTCGAGTAACCATCTCGGCGACTCTGCTTCGCTCTGACCTAGTTAGCTTGATGTGAGCAAATAATTCTTCACCCTTAAGCTTTTCTACGACTGAAGCAATACCATCGTGACGACCAACACGTAGGTTATCGCGCTGGGCAACGTCGCTGCTAATAAATACTCTAGAGTTGTCACCAGTTCGGCTTAGTGCTGTGAGCAGCACATTGCGCTCTAGGTTTTGAGCCTCGTCCACGATAATAATCGTGTCAGTAAATGTACGTCCACGAATATGAGTTAGCGGGAGTACTTCAATGATTCCTCGGTCAATAACGTCTTCAATCACATTCTTTGACGTAAATGCACTTAGCGCATCGTATACTGCTGCTGCCCATGGGTTCATCTTCTCCGACTCTGAGCCAGGGAGGAATCCTAGGTCTTGACCGCCTACTGCAAAGAGTGGACGGAATACAACAATCTTCTTGTGAGTGCGCTGCTCAATGACTGCTTCTAGTCCAGCTGCCAGTGCAAGCATACTCTTACCTGTACCGCCGCTACCACTCATCGAGACAATGCCGATCGAGTTGTCTAGTAGATGGGCTAGAGCAATTCTCTGCTCTGCAGATCTTCCTCGTACACCAAAAGCTTCCAGATCCTGCGGAATGAGCTCAAGAGCACCACTAGTGGTCACTCTAGCAATAGCCGATGATCTTCCGCTCTTTACAATTACTCCAGTATGTGCTGGAGTATCTAGCAAGTCTTCGCTGACTGAACTTAAACGGAGAGTCTTATTTTCATATAGCGAGTCCAGCACCTCGCGGTCAACCTGAACTTGAACTAGCCCGGTGTATCCGGAATCAGGGAGAATATCTGCCTTATAGTCTTCGGCAACAATACCTGCAGCAGTAGATGCCAGTAGTCTCATTGGTAGGTCTTTGCTGACTAGTACTACTTTTCTACCTTGACCCGAGAGGGTTGCAGCCACGGTCAGGATGGCTGTGTCGTGAGAGTAGCTATCTCTAAGAGTCTCTGGTAGTAAGTTTCTATCGCCCTGCGATACTTCTACTCGGAGGGTTCCAGCTTCCGGGGTAACTACTACTCCAGTCTTAAGGTCTCCCTTAGAGGTTCTTAGTTCTTCTAAAGATCTAAGTGCTTGTCTTGCTAGGTACCCAATCTCTGGGTCATTCCTCTTGGTCTCTAGCTCTTTGATAACAATCAGTGGCAGTACCACTTCATGCTCCTCGAAAGAAAAAATTGATTTTGGACTAGCTAGTAGAACGCTAGTATCGAGGATATAAGTAGTGACCACAAGCACTCTCTCGTATTGATACAATTGATACTGTCCATGTTACCAGCTTCTGGGAGATGCTTTGCCAACGTATGAATATAAGTGTTCTGAAAATTCTGCGCACACATATAAAGAGATTCGCGGAATGACTGAAGAAGCTACTCGTTCGATTTGCGCTGAAGAAGGTTGTTCCGGTAGACTGATTCGAGTATTCGGAACACCGCCTATTACCTTTAAAGGGTCAGGGTTTAGCGCTAAGCGAGGATAATCTATGCTGCCAAAGTCAACTCTTTCACTTGACTATCCTAAGTTTGAAGAGTTTGGGGCAGCCCCTTGTTCCGAAGTAGATCCAGAGATTTTCTTTGCAGAAGATCGTCTGCCTTCCGCGCCATCTGCATCTAAGCCAATCTATAGGCACGAGCAAGAAGCCAAAGCTACCTGTATCCGTTGCCCGTATCGTATGGATTGCTTAGACTACGCCCTAAAAAATGAAGATTTACAAGGCATTTGGGGCGGAACTACCGAGCAAGATAGGCGTAAACTACTACGTAATAGGCGTGCTCGACTGCTCTAGTGGGGCAGTAAACACAACTAATCTTGTGATACAATAGAAGTGCCTTGGGAGAGGTGGCGTAATTATTCGCACTCTAACTCCCGGGAGAACTTGTGGACATCACAAAAATCATATTTAAGAGATCTATTGCTCTTATCATCCTCCGCATTAGCGGAACTCTAGCTGCTGGTAGCATCGGTGGCGTCGAACTGTGGCAGTCAGCCCTAATCGCGGCATTCATTGGAATTATGGATGTTGCAGAATCGCTTTCTCGTTCATACGTTGTTGACGGTGACCTAACTGTAGCTGAGATCAATACTGCGTTTGCAAGCTCGGCAGAAGCAGAGCTTTCGGCAGCCGCAAAGGCATCGGAAGTTGCTGCTGTAGCTGCTGCACCTGTAGTTGCTACTGTTGCTGTTACTGCAGCACCACTAGATGAAGACGACGAAGACGTCGAGCTAGTGGATGATGAGGACGATGCTCCAACTGCATAAATAAGTCAGTAAAAGAATACCTAGGCATAATTTGCCTGGGTATTTCTTTTATGCTACGCTTTTTGCATGGATATTGATTTCGAACAGTGGCTAGCACTAGGTATCAACAATGGTTGGTGTGGTCCTGCAGTATGTTACACTCATGACGGTTTACCTACTTCAGAGCCGGAAGACGCTGACTTTGAAGAGGGCGGCGATCCTTGTCTACACATCATCAGATTGTATGAAGATGACGAGAACAAGGCTGCTGTAGAAGCAAACCATTCTGCATCAATTTGGCGTGCAACTAATCGCGGAATTGATGTATAATTAAATCCCATACAATAAAGAAGGAATGACAATGGCAAAAGGCAAGGGTGGAGCTCCAGCTCCTCAGAAGTCGACTACTGACCGCAAGAATGGGAAGGCTTCGAAGAAGCGTCCAAAAATCTTTGATGCAGTCAAGCGTCGTCTAGTGACTAAAAACTAAACAGGTTTTGCCCTATAACTCAATTGGCAGAGTGACGAGCTGTTAACTCGTAAGTTCCTGGTTCGAGTCCAGGTGGGGCAGCGACTTACAACTGCGGTTCGTAATTGTTCAGCACCTCGCAAGAGATTAAGTTGTAAGCAACTATCTATAGAAGCCCGAAAGGGTCACTATTTATAGCAAAAAGGCTCGCCAGAGCCCGCGTATGCGAATCTGGCACTTGCGGATATTGCATAGTGGTAGTGCCTCTGACTTCCAATCAGACGGTGCGGGTTCGATTCCCGCTATCCGCTCGGAGAGCCCCCTGAGGTTTTTAGCTAATTTATGGCGTTCATGGCCTGATGGGGGCTGCTCCTTATAACTAAATATCGAGGGGATGACTGGTTTCGACAGTCACCCGAAAAATTAGTGAAGCAAGCAGAGAAGCCTGTACCTCTTGAATCGGGCAAAGAAATAAATGCAAACTCACGTTCCGCATTCGCTCTAGCTGCGTAGCCTAGCTACAACGCTTCGGCCCCTAGCAAAGCACTAGTCCTAAGTGGGCAGCTAGGTTTTAAATAAGTAGGACAACTAGCATCACGGTAACGATTCAAGCCGCAATTGGATCTGACTCGATGTCTGGCAGGTCAAACTTCGAGAATACAAGGAAAGCTGCCTAAGCTTGTAGAAGACTAGTTAAACGGTGATTGGACCGGGGTTCGATTCCCCGCATCTCCACTTTAAAGAAGCTTCTCGATTTCTGAGCAAATGAGCTCATAAGCTTCTTCTTTAGTCATAGCCGGAGCGTCCCCTTCTTTAAGCGTAACTACGCCATTCTTTACGTTGTCATAGTAGTAGTCCAGTAGTGTTGAGTTGTGGAATCGCTCGACTACATTGCCATCTCTATCAACTAAAAACTTCTCGAAATTGCCGCCCATAGGGAAACCTTCTGGAGCTAATGCGGCATAAAGAGGGTGAGTCTCTCTATAGTTGTTTCGCTTCTCTCTCCAGACCTTATCTACTTGAGAAGTAATCATCTCCGAAAAGTCGTAAGTAACTTGATAAGTATCTAGAGCGTAAGTTCTAGCATCATTGGCGCAGGTAATTCCATTCTCCCACTCGTCGTAGGTAATGCCTGGCCCACAGAAGTCGTTAGTTGGTATAGCAACTACAGCGAACCCTCTGTCCTTGTACTTCTGATATATCTGCTCTAAAGGAGCTAACTGAGGAGCATTACCGCAGTTGGCCGTGACATTTACAATCATGGTAACCTTGCCACGATATTTAGCTAAGAAGTTGTCTCTCTCGTCCCAAGACTTTAGGGGGATGTCATATATAGAAGTAGAGTTAGTCACGATGTGGTAGTCCTTAGTCCGGGCACATCTCTGGTAGCGTTAAGCATTACCGAGATTGCTATTTCATAGTAAAATTTTACTCTAGATGTTTAACACCTATTGAGGACGTGCTTGTGCCATACGATATGGATCCTGTGACTTTAGATAGCTATATCGACGATGCTATGGTTTCAGAATTAGTCGAGTTTCTTGATCCGCTACTTAAGCCAACTCCACGAGATGGTATGCGTGGCGCTCTAGGCTATGAGACGTCTGAAATTGCAGCAGCAGTTGGTTCTACTATTCCAGCTATAGGTGGGTATGAAGGTACTGACCATGAAGAGACTGTAGCTAGGCTAGGGCAGCTATATCTTAAAGTTAGAGCATCTATGGAAGAGCATTTTGGGGTCGAGATGGATCTTGTCAACTGTAGCTATCAGGAGCTCACAAAAGGTGCAGGCAATCCTATGCACTCGGATAGCACTAAATTAGACGGATCGCCGTGGCGAGATGACGGTATAGAAGAAGAGCTAGAGTTTTCTGCCCTAATTTATCTAAATACCTGGGGAGTTGACTTTACTGGTGGCGAAATAGAGTTTCCGCTACAAAATACTGTAATTAAGCCTAAAGCCGGTCAGCTTGTATTCTTCAGGGGTGACGTTGAACACCTGCATGAAGTAAAAACAGTAGAGAGTGGCGTACGTAAAAATTTAGTATTTTTCTACGGTAGGCGCGGAAATACTTCTAAAATTGGCCACTTCTTAAAGGACTAAGCAGTTCCAGTAACATATCTACTTAGCATCTCGTATTCTGGATTTTTTGTAGCATATTCCTGAATTTTGTAGTACTGCTCAGCGATGATATTAGACATCTCATGCCACTGGTCCGGGTTTTCGATTAGTGGGTGCCAAGTTGTTCCGTCAAAAACTGCTGGAGCTTCTTCTCCATACACGAGAACGTAGCCTAAGGTCTGGCCATTCTCTTCGAAGGGGCTAAATAGAATGCGATCTGGGTCGTTCCATAGACGAGCTCCTCGCATGATGCCTGCACGTGGCTTAATCACAATGACTCCTTCGATATGTCTAGTAGCTATAGTTGCTTTTATTTTATATGTCTCTAGGTCAGTAGTCAACTATTTTATTGGAGTATACTCTAGACATGACTAACTTTACTCTAGAGCTAGAAGATTTTACTCAAGCTGGGCTGTCAGCTGAAGAGGTCTGCACAAATATTTTTGTTGTGCGTAATTTTTTGCTCCCTTCTGAGATTGATGCACTGATGGCGCAGTTCGAAAAAATGTCAGAAGAAGATTGGAAGCGACAGTACACAGAGAGTCTGTACGAGTTTATAGCCACTCAGTATGGCGTAAATACGTTTGAAGAGGCTCAGGCGCTGGGGCACCGTATTGATATTGATTCTAACTGGGTAGATAAGAATGCTCTAATTGAAGACCGAGATATTTCTATTGCTCTTAGTAATCGACTAGGGGCTATCTTTGCGCCTCGTGCTGAGTTTGAGTTTCGAGGCGTAGGTTCTGTTCAGCGTCAATATGAAGGCGTAAAGTTGAATGAGCATCTAGACAGCGAGTCAAATCCTCTAGTTGCATACGCTTGCGTCATCTATGTGAATGATGATTTTACTGAAGGAGAGCTTAACTTTCCTCGACTCGGGTTTAAGTACAAGCCAGAAGCTGGTGCGCTAATAGTTTTTCCGTCTAAGCCTGAGTATCTACATGGCGTGCTTCCAGTTGGTCCAGGGCCTACTAGATACGCACTGCCAGCATTTGTGAACAAGAAGGTAGAAGAATAGTATGCCAATTAATGTAGATGCCTTTACTTCTGCTGGGTATAAGGTAAAAGAGCTAGCTACTGAGGTCTGGGAAGTCGAAGACTTCATGGGTCAGGATGACATCCAAAAAATCTTTGAGTTTATCTCTACCCTCGCAGAAGAAGACTGGATTGGTCACTATATGGACCACCTCCGCGATAAGGCCGAGAAAGAGTTTGGTACTCGAGACATCGAGACTCTCCAGAAGGAGGGGAAGATGGAAATTACCTTCGACTGGGCAGACAAAAATATTAGACTTCCTGACTACGAAATTCTAGACAGAATAAACCGTGGAATAGAGAGCATCATCTCGTATGACCCAAACCTGTACTTTACTGGAGCTGGCACTATCCAGCGTCAATATGAAGGGTCTGATCTCAAAGTTCATGTTGATAATCACGTAGACCCGTATGTTGCATATGCTGCAGTCATCTACTTAAACGATGACTATGCGTATGGAGAAGTGATCTTTCCCGAGCAAGGATTAGAGCTTAAACCAAAGCCTGGATCGATGTTAATGTTCTCGTCAGGAGAGACTCATCCGCATGGGGTAAACCCTCCTGGCCCTGGCCCGCTGCGATATGTTATTCCGTGTTTTATTAAGCAGCACGTCCTGCCTGAAGGGTTCATACATCAGCCGAGTGCCATGCACCTTAAGTATCAAACTAAGAAGAAGTACTAACTTTGTAGTATCCTAAGGTCTTGAAATCTAAGGAGACTGGGTGGGTAGGAAGAAAAAGGTAGTACAGTCTGGTCCACGGCCTAACGATGAATGGGTCTATTTGACTGAGATGCAGATTAATGGGCGCAATGTTACCAAGGGTACCGAACTAAAAATTTCTGGTGAGCGAGGTCGATTTCGCTTTGTTCAGTTTGTAAAAACTGATAAAGAAATTGAATGGATTGATGTCTGGGGCGGCCCTAAGGGTGCGGAAACTATGAGAAGCTTCAAACTAGATCGAGTAAAGCGCGTTCACTATAAAAACCAAACTGTTGGTAATCTGTCGCTTGAATATAAAGCAAAACGTGCTGCTATAAAAGCAGAAAAAGAATCCGAGACAACTTCTGATTAGGAATAATCTAATAGTCCCTGTATACTAGAGATACCCCGAGCACGGGTTCTAACTAATACAAACACTGAGGAGCACAAAGTGTCTTTATCTTCACCAGTCCCTGAACGTATGGCCGCTAGAAAAGCCTACTGGGAGTACAATAAATACCGAGAACTACTTAAAAACATGGGAGACATCGAGCTAGTCCCGTTCGATGAGGTTGCAGACCATCTAGATATGGATCTAGAGTCCTGGCAGTCCGGATCTCTCTACCCTCTTCATCCTGTCTTTCTACTGGCAGAGCACTTTATGTCAGAAGATGGTAGTGGTTATGAAAGGCCGTACGTTAATATCCACTGGCGTGGGAATACTATGCTTATTCCAGCGTACTCGGAGTACGGAGATGTATACCTTATTGCTTTAGGATTTCATAAAGGAGAGACAAAAACCGGACTTGTTAGGTTTATCAACCCTCCAACTGAAACTAAAGAAAAACTACTGGAGATTGTCCAGATGTACGAGACGCGCTAAGACAAGGAAAAAAAAGAATATGTGTAATGGTTCATGCAGATGTGGTAGAGCAGACGGCCCTACCGTTAATATTCAGCTAATCGATAATGGTGTAGCTCCTGCGTACGCTAAAGCAGGGGATGCTGGTGCAGACTTAGTTGCTCGTGAAGAGGTTAGAATTCCAGCCCATCAGTGGGCACTAGTTCCTACTGGAATCAAGATTGAGATTCCTGAAGGGTATGTGGGTCTAGTACATCCTCGCAGTGGTCTTGCTCTTAAGCAGGGCATCACTGTTTTGAATACTCCTGGAACTATTGATGCTGGCTATCGTGGTGAAGTTGGCGTTGTGTTATATAACGCTAGCCCTATTGACTTTACTGCTAAAGTTGGCGATAGAATTGCTCAGCTGGTTATCCAGAAAGTAGAGACTGCTAACTTTAAAATAGTAGACGCGCTAACTGATACTGATCGCGGATTAGGTGGATTCGGATCTACAGGTGTAGAATTGAATAGCTAAATAGCTAGGTCCTGTAGCTCAGTTGGTTAGAGCGCCGCCCTGTCACGGCGGAGGTCGACGGTTCAAGCCCGTTCAGGATCGCGTTAGGCCTCATAGTTTATCGGTTAGAACGCCGCCCTTTCACGGCGGAAGGGCGAGTTCGATTCTCGCTGAGGCTGCGACACAACTAAATACTTGCCTCCTTAGCTCAGTTGGTAGAGCGCGATACTTGTAATATCGATGTCATCGGTTCGATTCCGGTAGGGGGCTCCAACAGGCAGAGATACTGTCTCGGAGGCATCTGAGATAAGTCAAACCTGGAGCTATAGTGTTAGGGGCAGCACGCGGAGGTCTGAATGCAGGACATAATCCGAAGCCTTGGTTCGAATCCAAGTAGCTCAATTTAACTAAATAATATGGAAGCGTGGCCGAGCGGCCTAAGGCGGCAGTCTTGAAAACTGTTGTAGTGAAAGCTACCGTGGGTTCAAATCCTACCGCTTCCGCCACGAGACTTAGCTCAGCCGGTTAGAGCAGCGGACTCATAATCCGTCGGTCGTGGGTTCAAGTCCCACAGTCTCGACTTGGTTATGGCAGCATGTCATAAAAGAAAACTAGTAGGTTTACTCTAGAGCCTTTAGTAATTAAGTTGACTCCGTGTGATACATAGTATCCAGGAAAGAGAACTAAACTACCTGGCTTTGGCTTAACCTGAGCACCTTGGTCGTCAAAAAGCAGCTCTCCGCCTTCGTAATCATCGTTCAATAAGATGCTACAGACATGCGAACGCTTTTTCCCATCAAACTCTCCATCTGGGTTAGGGTCTTCATCTTTATGGGACGGCAGGAATGCTCCTTGGTCCATTACGTTTCCGAAGATTCTGCTAAATACAAACTCTCCATGCATCTCGTAAGTTGATATGTAATAGTCCCTAATTTTTTCTACTAGACTCTCTAGCTTTCGCTCGGGGTCTTGGTGGATTGGGTAGTACCCTTGAGCAAGAGTGTGGTTGTCGAAGAACCCCATGCCTCTGAAATTTGGTTTTGGGTCTGGTGATGAATTGTCTAGTACTATGCTAAGCAGCTGTGCACATTCTTCAGCTGTGAAGAAGTCTTCGATAATCTCAAAGGTGCGCTCACTCATTTGGCATTTTCCATTCTATTAAGTACACTTATATTTTACAGCCACCCTCCCGTGGTGAAACTGGTAGACGCGCTAGACTTAAAATCTGGTTCCGTAAAGGAGTGTCGGTTCGATCCCGACCGGGAGGACCAACCCCACGTAGCTCAGTGGATAGAGCAGCGGCCTTCTAATCCGCTGGTCGTAGGTTCGATTCCTACCGTGGGGGCTCTGGTAAAATAGGTAGATGTCCCTAAAAAATCTCCCGGGGGATCTTCCTGATGACTACGCTAAGTTGAAAGACTTAGTCGATCAGGCGGTCCATAGAGCTATTGAGTTAGCTGAGTCTGCTCAGCGATTTGAGTTTTTTCAGGCGCTTCGAGATTTAATTCAAGAAAAAGACCTAGCTGGAGATCAGATTGCTGTAGATACTCTTAACTGGGCCTGTGAGCAGATAGCTTCTAGAATTCCGCTAGATTAGTTGGAATACTTCACGTCACGCTATAGGATTGTGGTGTGACCGATATTACTTTTAGATCTGATGTAACCGTTGAACTTATCCAGTCCATGGGAGGAGATGAAGCAGTTGTTAGAAGTGCTCGTGTTTCTACCACTAGTGGTACTACTGGTGATCTTAGTTTGGGCGAACGAGAAAAAGGACTAATCAACTTTTTGATGCGTGACCGACACGGCACGCCGTTCGAACACAATGGTTTCACCTTCTATATCGAAGCACCAATCTTTGTGTTCCGTGAGTTTATGCGCCACCGTATGGCTTCATATAATGAAGAATCAGGACGATACAAGGAACTAGAGCCAGTCTTCTATGTGCCTGGCGATGACCGTAACTTAATTCAGGTTGGTAAACCAGGCGCATATACTTTCGAACCTGGCAGCTATTCTCAGGTTAAAAATGCTCAGGCTCTGACTCGTCTATCTAGCGAACGTTCCTATGAGCTATACAAGAAGATGCTTAGTGAGGGTATTGCTCGTGAAGTTGCTCGTGGAGTGCTTCCAGTAAATACTTATTCGAGTATGTACGTCACTATGAACGCACGCTCACTAATGAATTTTTTGAGCCTGCGCACCATGCGAGAAGGTACGCACTTTCCTTCGTTCCCGCAGCGAGAGATCGAGATGGTAGCTGAGAAGATGGAATGCTTCTTTGCTGAGAAGATGCCAATTACTTATGAAACCTTTAACAAGAATGGTCGCGTGGCTCCGTAATGCTAGACATTGATCCAGTACATGAAGAAGCAAAGGGTCGTAAGACCGCAGCGAGTCTAGCTATCAATAAAGCAATGACTGCTAGAAGAGTTGCAGAAGAGTCGTTTGAAAACTCTCTTGATGCTGCTTTTGAGTCTGGTTGGGAGCTAGGCATTATCGATGAGCGTAGTCGTGTAGCCGATATTCTTACTGCCTTAGAGCGTCGCTTGACAGATTCTGAAGAAGATGCTAAGCTCACTATCGAAATCATAAGAAAGCTGATTTCTACAGATTCTGACTAGGAGTGACATGGAAGAGCGACAGAACGACAATGATGAGCTTTGCTCTAGTTTTGATGAACTAATTCGTAAAGAGCACTCTCCGGTAGATAAGCAGCGTCTTATTGAAGTCTGGTCTAAGGTCCAGATTGCAGAGATTATGCAGAAGCATGCTAAAAGCCTTCTAGACTCTGCCCAAACGGATTTAGAGTTCTACAAACTAATTAGAGCTGAGCGTGAGTTAAATGACGGACTACAGTAGTCAGCTTCGCTCGACTCGAATGCAGCTAGAGCATACTGATATCTATCTAACCTGCCATGATGAGCTATCTTGCCGTGGCGAGTACTGCACTCTACATAAGCGTTCAGACCACTCGATGCGCTCTTTTCCGCAGCATTGGCGTGCTGATCGTGCTCTGATGGAGCGAATTTGTCCTCATGGGGTTGGCCACCCTGACCCTGATGATATCTATCTAGACCTAAATGAACGCGGTGTCCACGGTTGTGATGGTTGCTGTGGCTAAATTTGGTTGGTGCTTGACAAATCATCATGAGCTTTGTATAGTAAAACTTGTATCTAGCGATACCTACTGTGACTGTAAGTGTCATGAGAAGAATTCAGAGGACGTAGATGATAAATAAAGAGACCCTAGACAAGATTGCAGAGATTACTCGTCTCCATGACGAAGCATTCTGGCACTTGCACCAGTTTGATGGCCATGCTAAGAGCAGTGATGGCTATGTAGCAATAAAGATTGGATTTGGTACAGTATGGGATCGCCAGGAAGAGCCAGTAGAGCCAAGTGTGAGCGTGGACATCTATTCCTATGTAGTTGCTTCGAATACCCCTTCCTATCCAAACTTCGGGGACAGAAGCCACTACTTCGAGACGGTGGACGAAGCACTTCAGGTGATGAAGGAGTGGCACCAGAGAGCGATGAGCTACCAGCCGACAGAAGACGAGCTGAAAGAGATTGATGATTTTGCTCGTGAGATGTGTGAAGTTATTAAAGATAAAACCACGGTCTACGAGCTAAATGATGGTGAAACTACAAAAGTTTGGCCACCAGAGAACTTTAGAGATAAAGCAAACGGAGAGTAGCATGGGTAAGAAAAAGTCAGAGCGTAAGGTCTACCGGGACTTCACGCTGGATGAGTTTGATGAGTTCACTCTTGGTCGTATGATTGAAGGTGCTGCTGAAGAGCGTGGCAACATTATTGCTGAGCTTCGACGTCATGCTCTAGAGCTACGTACTCTATCTAGCTACTCTAAGCTGCCTCTGCCTGAAGATGTTTTTGCTCATAGGGCTATGGGTCTAGAGATGGCAATCTCTATTATCCAGAACTTGCCTGACCTTGAAGAGAACGTTGGTTGTCGTGAGTGTGGCGCGTTCTAGTGGACTGTTCCAACTGCAAGATTGAACTAACTAAAGACCCTCATGGTTGGCATGAATGTGTAAGGTGTGGAGCTATCTGGATAGGAGTTGTTGAATGAGCTACGCAAGAAGTAACGGTGTAGACAGCGATGTCTACGTCTATGAACACTGTGCTGGTTTTATTGAATGCTGTGGTTGTAGGTTAACAGCTCCAGAAGAGCATGAAGACGTTGGCTTCGCTAGATTGAGCACTGCTCGTGAGGCTCTTGCCCATTTGGAGTGGCATGTACGCGAAGGCGATAAAGTCCCTGATCGAGCCTTTGAAAGAATTAAGGAAGAGCACCCGGACCTAGACGCCGCTATTCAGCCGTATGTTACTCCACCAGAGGTTCGTGAGCGTCAGCTTAAGCGTATGCGGGAATTGTTTAACCGTGATTAGGTTTCGTTGGTACCCGAAGAAGCCATTGAAGTACACTGCTTGGGATACGCACTGGGGTTGGCAGCTTTGGGGGCATAAAGGTAATGGTCTTCGTGGTCCATATAAATGGACACTTGACATTTATTTGGGAAAGCGTATACTTGTAGTTATCTTTGGAAGGAGATAACAAATGCCATGTCAAGTAGAGACGTATGATGATGGATATTCACGAGCACGTGAGGCAAACGCTGAAACGCAGAAGTGGAAGAAAATTGCTGACAAGCTAACCCATGAGAACGATATTCTCCGTGAAGGTATTCTTGCTGCTGCAGAAAAGGCACCTAAGGCTTTTACCGCTAGCTTCTTGAAGAAGGTGAACCTAGATCAGGTTGCTCACCGCAAAGAAGACCTACGCCGTCTAGAGAAGACCTTCCGTGCAGCTAAGGACGCAGAGAAGTTGGGTCTTGTTATGTTGGCTGACCCAAATAAGCCATTACAGAAGCAACTTGGATTTGATCCAGATGCTTACTAGACTTAAGTACAAATTTCGCGGATATGTTAAGCGCCGTGAAGATGAAGCTGCATTTAAGGCATTTATTGCTGGTATGCAGTATGGCAAATATCTAGCCGAGAAAGACGTGAAGTCAAAGTGAAGAAGAAAAAGGTAATTATCCCCCGTGGGCTGCCAGGTTCTGGTAAGAGCACTTGGGTCAAAGAGCAGTTGGCTACGCACCCTGCTGGCACTGCTGTTCGCTTGAACAACGATGATCTTTCTATGATGCTCTACAACGAGATGTGGGGCAATATGTTTAACAACGCGAGCAAGGAGTTGCTACATCACTTGCGCTTGGCTATGCTTAAAACTTTTCTTGCGCAGGAGTACATCACGCACATCTACGTTGATAACACCAACCTTGCACGCGCAACCGTAAAAGCTTTGCAGGATGTCACTTTGTTGGCTGGTGCTGAGTTTGTTGTTGTAGACACTTTTCTAGACGTCCCTATTGAAGAGTGCATTGAGCGTGACTCGAAGCGCGAGAAGGTTGTTGGCGGAGATGTTATTCGCAAGATGGCTGGTCAGCTGAAGGGCATTAGGTCGTGGAAGGTCCCCGAGACTCCTACGATTAAAGCGCATGACAACACTAACTCTGAGTTGGAGTCGGTAGTTCTCTGCGATATCGACGGAACTATTGCATTGATGAACGGCCGTAGCCCGTATGAGTTCGACAAGGTTCACACGGACGTCCCTAATTTTTCTGTAGCTGCTTTGGTTGCAATGCTTAAGGCTAATGATGTTCGAGTCATCTTTATGTCTGGACGTGGCGAGGAGTCTCGCAATGAGACAACTGTCTGGTTATGGAACGAGCTAGGATTTAAGCCAGAGCTATACATGCGTGCAGCTGGAGACGTACGTCCTGACTGGATTGTCAAGTATGAGCTATTCCAGGAGCACATTGCTGGTAAGTATCATGTTTGGTTTGTACTTGACGACCGTGATCAGGTTGTTGATCTTTGGCGTCGCAAGCTTGGCCTTCCAACTTTCCAGGTAGCGGATGGTGGCTTCTAATGAAGTGTGATTACTGCGAGAGTCAAGCTGTGTTCCGCCTATACCATCGAGATGGTTCTGAAACTGCACGCTGCGGTGAGTGCAAGAGTCCGGAGACAGTATTTAGTATCGCTAAGCTCGGTCTTGAGTTTAAGAATGATAACTACATCTATGTACGAACGGAAGACTGATGGCTAAAAGTCCGCTAGGCCCTAGCTATTGCACTATATGCTCCGAGTACTTCTGGGAGAGCAAGCACGAGTGCGAATGGGGTGTTGAGAAGTTTACTGATAGCGATGGACACCAGTCCCTAAGAATTATAGCTACAACGTCAGAAGAGCAGAATACCGCTCGGATACTACTTGAAGAGTTTGAAAGAACCATGAATCTGCTTAAGGCAAATAATGGTAAAGGCTCCATGACTGAAGCAATGTGGTTGCTACTTGAAGATGCGTACTACGGTGGGGTACAGTGTAACTGGCCTAAGTGGAAGAAGTATCTAAAAAGTCTGAAGGGACAAACAAATGAGTAAATGGGTTTGTAAGACCTGTGATGACATAATCCCTCACGAGCACTACCCTACAACTGAAGGAGTACGTAGGGCGTATGTCTACCCGTCCCCTAGCGGGGCAGTTTGGGATGAACAAGACGCGGAAGTAGAGTTCAATCTTTGGCTAAAATACCACGATGAAGACGTAGCCAAAGAAACCGAGGACCGCATTATCAAACGACTTGAAGAAGAACGTGAAAAGCACATTCCGTGGTGCGGAGAGGTTCAGCCCTGTCCTAAGTGTTATCAGACAGTTGGCTTAGAAACTGCTATCGCTCTTACCGAGGGAGAGAACAAGTGACGCACCTATTTAATGTCGTAGACCGAGCAACCTACAAGAAAGCTGTAGAGGCTGGCTACATTAAAGTTCAGTCGCACCCTGAGATTCAGGGCTACACTATCCACAATTACACTGATGCTTGTACCTGGGATCAAGCTTGGGATGGAGCAACTCTAAACTGCCGTGGGCTTATTACAGATGACGATGGCAACATCATTGCACGAGGTATGCCTAAGTTCTTTAACTCTGACCAAGAGCAAGCACCTGTCTTTGCTTTGGACGATGAGGTTATCGTTTCGGACAAGATAGATGGCTCTTTAGGTATTCTTTACTATCCGCCAGACTTCTCTGAAGCTATTGCAACTCGTGGTTCGTTTGCATCCGAGCAAGCAATGTGGGCAACTAACTGGTGGCGCGAGAATCGTCCAGACATTGCTTTAGAGGCTGGCAAGACTTACTTGTTTGAGATTTTGTATCCAGAAAATCGCATCGTAGTTGACTACGGCGATAAAGAGGGATTGGTCTGGCTAGGCACTGTAGATAATGAAACTGGTAGGTTTGAGCCTGGGTGGAGTCTACCTATTGACTCTGCTCAGCAGTATAGCTATAGGACTTGGGGCGAAGTGTTAGCCGCTCCTGCACGCGATAACGCGGAGGGCTTTGTAGTTACCAGAGTGTCGGACGGCGCTATGGTAAAAATTAAGTACGAAGACTACAAGCGCCTACACAAGTACATGACTCGTGTCACCGAGCGTCATGTGTGGGAGTGTTTATCAGAAGAACGCTCGCTGGAGGCTGAGTTCGCTGGAGCACCAGATGAGTTCCACGTATGGCTTCGTGAAGTAGCCAATAGGTTGTGGGCTGAGTTTGAGAAGCGTCACCTACAGATCATTCTTGACTACCGCGCTATTCGTTTTGGTCCGGGGGAGGCTTCGTTCGAAGTTGAAGACGCTCGTGAAGCTAAAAAGAACTTTGCTATGGCTGTTAAAGACGAGAAAGATAAAGCCTACTACTTCACTTGCTTTGGTGACGGCAGCATTGTTGCGCAAGTTTGGAAAGAGCTGAAGCCTGCTGGCGGAAATACGTTCCGTGCTGTCAGCTCGGACGCAGATTAAGGAGATAATGATGGCACTACCAAAAATTCCTATGATTCTGGGCGCTCACGGTGTTCAGGCTCTTGTTCGTAGAGACACTGCCGCTCGCTGGGAAGAAGTTAATCCTGTGCTTAAAGCAGATGAGATAGGGTATGAAACAGATACCGATATCTTTAAAGTTGGTGATGGTATCCGTGAATGGGTTGACCTGAGGTCTTATAGGAAATCAAATGATAATCAAAACTGAGAGCGGATCTCGCTACGAGATTGATGACCACGGCATCTGTAGAAAGTTCGACCGTGACGGTGATGTAGTTGATGTCTTCAAACTGTACTGCATGAAGGCTATTCCTACTGGTGTCATCACCCAGATAGCTCAGGTGTGGGACTATCCGAACGGTGAGCCAGAGGTTGGCAAGCTTCTATTTGTTCTTGGTAAGGATGTCTCTTGGTTGAGCACTGAGGTTGTTTCAATTGAAGCTTAAATTTGCTAAGGCGTACTACTGGGGCGTCATATCTTTCCTGAGTTTGATTGCTATTTCTTATATTATTTTTGCAATTGGATTTATTGGTAACGGGATTCTTGGTGAAAATCCTCTTGATTGGCGCGGGTATGTTTTATTAGCTTGCGTTTTTGGATTCCTTGCTGTAGTATGGGGTGCAATTGCCCTTTTTAATTGGGCTGAAGCATATATTGACAGAAATGATGGGCAAAGAAAATGACAGAAGAGACAGAAACAGAAGAACCAGCTCTAACTCCAATAGAGAAGAAGCTTCTTGATCGCATTGATCCTAGCTATGGTAAATGGATTAGCTGTGATAAGGGCTGGTATCGAATTTTAGAAGAGCTAGACGCAAAGTTGGCATACCTATATCCTGACTACAAGATTGCCCAGGTCAAGGAGAAGTTTGGCACTCTTCGGTTCTACACTGAAGGAGTGCCTGTTGGTGTTGTCGGAGAACTGATGGATGACGCTATTGCAGAAGCTTCACGCCTATCTGCTAAGACCTGCGAAATTTGTGGTAAGTCTTCTATGCGCGGTGGCAATGGTTGGATCTATGACCCTTCTGTTGGAACTCGTGTGCGTGGCGGTTGGTACAAAACTGTCTGTGATGATTGCGGTACTCCACTTGGGTATGCTCCGTATAAAGACTCATATGAAAGTGCGTATGATGACTGCATTACAGATCTTAAAGATTTTTATGGTAGCAAAGACCTTGAAGTTCCTGAAGGCCTTATCAAGTATCTGACTGGAAAAGACGATGAATAATGACCTGCTGCACGCCATCGAAATGTCTAAGGATATTGTCTCGATGTTGGCTGGCGTAAAGAAGCAAGCTATGGATAGCGGATTCAGTGAAGAGATCGCTGAGCTAATCGCGTTGGAGATGCTTAAGAAGAGTGGCTCTTAGTATGGATATTAAAAAATATAGTGAGCGAATAGTTCTTGGCATTGAAGAAGAGACTCCTGAGTTTCTTGCTGTAAAAATAGTTATGCAAGAAGGCGCTCTTCGGTTTCAGGAGCAGGTCATCGAGGCGCTAAATGCAGCTGGTGAACTTGATGCAATCAAGATAATTGAACAGGTGGAGTTTGATGTCACAAAAGGAATTTGAACTATATAGGTTTGAGTATATCTATCAGGGTGAGCGTAATGTTGACTGGGTGTGGTTGAAGGGTGAAGAAGAGACTCGTGACTATATGGCTAGTGAAACTGATATTGCTGCCATGACATACCGCAAAGCTTCTGATGATGAAGTTGCTTTATATGAAGAAGCTTTTGAAGATGGCAGAGGGTTAGGCATTGCAGAGACTCGAATGGAGTTGAGCAACGGAGTCGTCTTCAGATTAGAGAGCTTTACTGCCGATGAAGACGGCATAGATATGAAGACAACTAAGATGTTCACCTGCGGTGAGTGCGGTACATCTAGTCTAGATTTTGAAGTAAAAGCTGCAACTACTGGTGACTACTTTGTCTCTTTCGACAAGGAAGGTACTCTTTGGCATATATGTACCGATTGTGCTTCAGATTGTCGTCATGACTGGACGCACTTTAGCTCTGAGGTGTGTAAGTGTGGCTCTATCCACAACTACTGCGATACGTGTGGCGAAGCGATTAATTGTGAGCTAGACTCAGATATAAGTACTGATAGTCCGTACAGAAGAAAAAAGAAGGATAACTAGTGGATATCGAAGAATTTAAAGAAGAAGCAAAGCCTTTCTATAGCGAAACCTTTCAGGTTCTAGTTAAGAAGCAAAGCGACTATGGGCCACTAAACATTGCTCGGGCCCCCGGTGGTGCTCTTAACGGTCTTCGTGTTCGTATGCACGACAAGATGTCTCGGATCAACCATCTAATCGATTCCGGTGCTACACCAGAGAACGAAAGTTTGCGCGATTCCTTCTTGGACCTGGCTAACTACGCAATTATTGCAATGATGGTTCTAGACGACAAGTGGCCTAGCGAGTAGTAAAAATAGGTAATCCTAACCGCTGTTAAAATTTAAGTAACAACCGAAGGATTATTTATCATGGTTTCGTACCCTCCTAATTTTGTATCTAAAGTTGCTGAAGAGCAGTGGGATGCCGGATTTAAAGCTGGCCTTCAAGAGGTACTACATGCACTAAAGCTTGAAGACACTGATGCTAAAGGTTCTCCTAACGAGCAGTGGATTAAAGATTTTTCCGATAAGATAACTAAAAAGTACAAGTAACCGTAGTTCTTCAGGAGAGTACGATGAAAATTAATGAACGCCAGCTTCGTAAGCTCCAAAAGCAGCGCCATATGTATGACATCCAGCAGATGATTCTGGCCAATCCGATGTTTAAGAACCTAAATAAGCGAGACCAGAGCGTCTTGGCTAAGCTAATTTATAGGGCTGAAATGACGGAAATGTTTATGCGTGACCGCAATGTGGTTAGGATGAACCAGTCATTTGAGCAAATTGTTGGTCAGGTTCTAGATATGCTTGACGAATCAATGGTTGACCAGGATGGCGATGATGACGACTATGATCGACGTAATCGCGATTTTGATGACAACTAGTCAATTTAGGTATATACTGTAACTGTCTGTTGGTTTATCTCGTTTTTCCAATTGGCTCCTTTCTGTTAATCATAGGGTGATTAAAGGAAAACCCCTCGAGGTTTCTCGGGGGGTTTTTCTCTGCTTGTTAGCTAATTACTTAAGACGAACCTTGTCGCCAGGGTTTAGACCCTTGTTCTTGTTTAGCTTCTGAAGAGTCTTGGTGTACTCACCGATTGAAGCACCATCACCATACTTGCCAACATACTTCTCGGCGATTGCCCAGTAGCTGTCGCCAGCCTTAACGGTGTAGGCAGGAACCTGCTTCTTTGCCGCAGGTGCTGCTGGTGCTGGTGCTGGGGTTGCTGGCTTTACTACAGGGGCTGGGGTAGCAACTGGTGCTGGAGTATCTCCGTGGATTGGCTCTGGAGCTACAGGATCAGATTCTGAGGCAACTACTGGTGCAGAGGCGATAGCCTTCTCCTTGGCAATAAGAGCCTTGAAGAATCCGATTGGCTCGATGTAGTTCTTGCCGTTTGCATCCCAGATGTGTGACTTACCTAGGCGAAGCTCCCAGTGTAGGTGCTTGCCGGTAGACATGCCAGTTGTCCCCATTCGGCCTAGTGGAGTTCCAGCAGTAATCTTCTGGCCCTTCTTGACCTTGATTGAGCCATCCTGCATGTGCGCAAAAAGAGTTGTGTAGAACTTACCATCGATCTTCATAAGAAGAATGACATAGTTACCAAAGCCACCGCCAGCTGCAGTTGACTTCTTGGCTTCAATTACCTTGGCATCGTATGGAGCTTCAATCCAGCATGGTTCGTGGTGTGACCAGATGTCAGTTCCGTTGTGGTGCTTCTTGGTCTTAAGAACTGGGTGGATTCGGTACCCCATAAGGCTGGTAATCTTGAAGTCTTTACCTAGCTTCCCGTCAATTGGGAACTGTGCTTTTGCCATTTATATTGTCCTCTACTTAGTTTCTGCTAGTTTCACCGTTGCTATTTCATGGCAACGCTGGTTCGTATACGCACGCTGAAAAGCTATAAACTCTTCGCGGCGGAAATTGTAGTCAGCTACTCGCGGGTATGGGTTTGAAGCTGTGCGTAGTGGTCTTGCTGCATAGTAATTCTGTGCAGCTTGAAAGGCCTCGGTACGTAGCTCTTTAGTCTCTGCCTGCAAGAAATAGAAGGCATACCTAAAAACTCGGGAGATAGTTTTCATAAGGTAATTTTACCAGCGCTAGTGGGTGGTGATTTGGTACTAAATTTGACATATGTGCATTTAGCAGTATCATGGTTTTATGACTATTCAGATCATTAAAGCAGACATTACTGAGCTAAAAGTAGATGCAATCGTAAACGCCGCTAACCCTGGACTAGTTGGTGGAGGCGGTGTAGATGGAGCAATTCATGCAGCTGCTGGACCTGAGCTAGCTGAGGAGGCTAAGAAGTTTGCACCGCTGGCTACTGGTCAGGCTGTGGCTACTCTTGGGTATGGTTTGCATGCTAAGGCTGTTGTGCACACGGTTGGTCCTATTTGGAAGGGTGGAGAGTCTGGAGAGATTATCGCGCTCGCGGAATGCTACAAGAACTCTTTAGACGTTGCTAATCAGATTGGTGCTCGTAGTTTGGCTTTTCCGGCTATCAGCACTGGTGTGTATGGCTTCCCTGCATACGAGGCTGCCATAATTGCAATCGTTACAGTGAATCGTGAGATCGCAAAGTATCCGCATATGGATGTCTTCTTTACTTGCTTTGATGATGAGATGTATCAGATTTATAAGCGTGCAGTTGAAGCCTTGTCAAACAACAAAACCCCCGATGAAATCGAGGGTTCTGCTGACTAGCTTTTTTGCATATCTGGTAGACTTGTGATATAGAAGTACCCCGCGATGGCTGGAACCACCCGGGGTTGTGACCGACTTGAAAGGAGTCGATATGTCTAGTCTACCAGAGACTAAGGTCTGCAGCAAATGCGGAGAAGAAAAGCCGCTGGATGCTTTTGGTAAGCGCAACGATACTAAAGATGGTAGGCGCTCCCAGTGTCGGGTTTGCCGAAATGAAGTCAATAATAAATGGCAACGCACTGATGGCGCTAAACAGACTAGCCGAGCTTGGGGTAGGGCTAATAGAGATAAAGTTCGTGAGTATGAGAAACGCTACTGGGGCAATAACCCTGAAAAACTGAAAGAAAAAAGAGCTCGCGGCGGGAAGATTTGGCGGAAGCGTTACCCAGAAAAATCTCGAGAAAAAACAGCTAAATGGAGAGCTGCTAATCCAGACAAAGTTCGTGAAATAAATAAACGATCCAGAGACAATAGCCCTGGAAAATCAGCAAAAGATTCAAGAAGACGTCGAGCTCGCGAGTTAGGGGTCATTTCTGAGAAATACACTGAACAAGACATTCTTAGTCGCTGGGGGACTGACTGCCATATTTGTAGTGAACCTATAGACCTTAGCGCCTCTAGAGCACCTGGCGCAGATGGCTGGGAGAGTGGGCTTCATCTAGATCATGTTATCGCTATAAGCAAAGGCGGGCCTGACACTATTGAAAATGTCAAGCCCGCTCATGGGGTTTGCAACTTAAAAAAGAGTGTTGGCTAGTCCTCTAATTTATCTTCTTTTTCGTATCTAAATACTGGGAAGGTAACTACCCAGATTGAGATCGTAACTAGAATCATGTTTCCGACCAACTCACGAGCCGAACCCTCTAGAAGTACCCATGCGGTAGCCAATCCCAGCAGGGTATATGCCTGATCTACCAGGTCTTTTAGAAGAGCCTTAATAAAGTGCTTCATCTTATTCCTTACTTGCCTTGCGATGCTGCTCGGCGTTGCTTCAAAAGATCAAAGTCCTTGATCTTGGTCTCTCCCATGTACTCCCATGCGTAGCCTGATGCAATCATGGCTTCGTTGAAAGATTGCTCTGCGCCGTCTAAATAAAGCCAGCCAAGAACGCGTCCATACTTTTCGGATGAATCTGGCTTTTCGGTTTTAATCACAACGGTTGTTGCTTTCTTAAGAGTTTCCTTAAGAAGATTTTTAACTTCTAGTCCTAGAACCTTCTCAGCCTTGTCTGAAGTTCTTGACTCTGGAGTATCAATACCAGCAAGACGTACTCGCTTAGTGATAGAGATGTCGAAGCCTAGGTCGATGTCAACATCAATAGTGTCTCCATCAATTACTGCTAATACTGATTTGACTCGGTATTCGTACATTACTTATTCCTTCTTGATGATGCAGATGCTCCACCTGCAGATGCGGTGGCTGCTACTGCAGCTCCTGCGATTTGACCGACGATCACCGCTGCAACCGTAGCTTTTTGTGCTTCTGCTCTAACGGTAGGATTCATATCTGCTCCGACGTTAGACAAAAGGTTTAGAACTGCAACCACTGCTTCAGCACCTGGAATGGCTGCAAGCTCTTCTGAAAGAACAATGTCATCAGCCTGGGCTGCAACCATCAATGCATCAAGTGCTTGCTCGTAAGCTGCTGAGCCTGGAGCTGCAGTTTCGAATACTTCAAGAGCTGCTTCCTTGATTGCTTCTGCCTGTACAGGAGTTAGGTCAGTTGGAACAATTTCGTCTAACTTGATATCAAGAAGAACAGTGGCAGTAATCTCTTCCGGTAGATCTTCAACTGAAGTGATAGGCTCTTCTATAGCAGGTTCTTCAGAAGGAGTTGGTTCAGGTGAAGGTTCTACTACAGGTGCTACTACTGGCTCTTCTTCTTTCACTGGTGCCGGTGGTGTTGGTGTTGGCTCTGGCTGTGGCTCAGTGGTGGGCGTTGGTTCTGGTGTTGGCTCTGGCGTTGGTTCCGGCTCTGGTGTTGGTTCGACGGTCGGTGTTGGCTCTGGTATCACTACCGGAGTTGGAGTCGGAGTCGGAGTCGGGGTTGGGGTAGGCGTTGGTTCAACTACTGGTGCAGGAGTTGGTGTTGGGGTTGGTGTTGGCGCTGGCGTTGGGGTGGGCGTTGGCTCTGGCTGTGGTGAAGGGGTTGGAGTCGGAGTCGGAATCGGAGCCGAGTCAATTGGAGTGCTTAAGCGTAGAGTTTTATAAGTTCCAGGGCAAGGATCAGTAAACGTTCCGTTGTCTGCATAGAAAGTTGCAGTAGTGTTTCCAGTAATGTAGCTGGCAACAATTGATGAGACATCAATTCCGCAAGTTCCATCTGGTGCTCCATACCATGCACGAGGTGTTGCGAATATGTGACCTTCAGGTGCAGCTATGTTTACTTGCGCACCTTCATTGAAGGATACTTGCCACCACTGTGGCTCCTGTGTAGTGACGGAAACAATATTTGACTTTGGTGAGTAGATTGCAAGCGTGTCATTGTCTGCGCGAATCGCGAACTGGAAAGTACTGCCTAGTGGTGCGGTTGAAGCTAGAATGTCCAGCGGAATAGTTACAGATGTCTGTTCGTGTGACCAGGCCCAGCCGTTTGCTTGGAAGTTATCTGTAGACCACATAATTGCGTATCGCTCTGTGGTTACGCCTGAAAGGTTTGAAGTCGGGGCAGTCCACGTAAGTTCTACTGCGGTAGAGGTTAGGGTAGCAGTTAGATTAGTTGGAGCTACTAGATGTGGAGTTAGGTCCTGGATCAGCTGCTCTAGACGTTGAATCTCTGCAACGGCTGCACTAACTCTAGCTTGAGCCGAAGAGAGATTAGATTGAGCTACAGCTAGCTCGCTTTGAGCCGACTGTAAAGCTTGAGCTGCTAGCTGTAGCGACTGTGTGGCATCTTGCAGAGCTTGAGTCTCCGCTGCACCATATGTATATGTGTCTGGGGCTGTAGTAGTGGTAGTCGTTAGAAGTTTAACGTTGTCAAGCTCTGGACCGTAGTTACCGTTCCAGTATCCTGAGTCTTGTAGGCGGAAGCCAATATCCCATCTAACTGCATCATCTGCAAGGTTATAGGTAGCACCTCTAGTTAGCCAGTCGTGCCATGCGCCTGAATACTCTAAGTTGTAATAGTTAAGACGAGTACCTGCGGCATTGTATGTGCGGAACTCGATTCGGTAGTAGTCATAGCTAGTTGCACGTTGGTTGTCGTTAGTGTCGTTGTCTTTCACGTCAACAGCAAAAGTTACCTGACGAGTCGGAGTGGAGAATGTACCAGTCTGTTGATAGTAGACACCAGCTGTGTACGAACCTTTTAAGGTTCCGCTTGGCATAACTAGTGCAACGGATGAGTTGTTGTACTTAGATGCGTCATACATCTGAATGTTGGTCCAGTTGCTGGCAGTGTCGAACGTTCCGTTCTGGACAACGTTAGTCTGCTGGGTAGTCTGAGCTCCAGGGTGTGTGACCTTAGATGCATTGTATGCAGCTAGGGCAGTAGTGTAGGTTGCTTGTGCTGTGTCGTAGGCAACCTGAGCATCCTGCACTGCCTGAGTTTTTTGTGTTACTACATCTTGGGCAGTAGTTAGGTTGGCAGTTGCGTCAGCAAGTTCTTGCTGGGCAGCAGTAAGTTGAACTTGCGCTTCTTCTAGTGTTATGGTATTGTCTGCGAAAGCGATGCTTGCAGAGGCTAAAGGCCACCCTAGCGCTAAAACTAAAGTAAGGTATACTCTGAAAATCTTTTGCACTTAGTTCTTCCCCTCTAGTTCTTCGGCGTTCTTTAGGCGTACAACCTGAGAGAAAATAGCATTTACTTCGTCTTGGTCGATTTTTCCATCTTCTAGGAACGCTAGAGCAAGCTTCTCTACAACCTTGGCAACAGCTAAGAGTCCGCCGAGCGAGGCAGAAAGCCAGACGTCAATACCAATGATTGAGCCAGCACCGATAACGGATAGGGCAGACGCGATAAAGGTAGCAATGACTCTATAAGAGATGTCAAGAGTTAGCTTTAGTTTTTTGGTACGCTTCGGCGTAGGTTTTTTAGACAATGGAGGCTCCGGAAGTTAAGCCTCTCCCCGCATCTAGTTTATCATAAATAGGCCATATCTAGCCTTGACAACCCCTGTAGTAGGTGTTAGAGTGTGCCTATGGAAATTTCATTTGTACTTGACTGGGCATCATTCTTTGTTGGTGTGACTGCAACCGTACTACTGTCTTTCGTTGCTTTGGTTGGTATTGCTTATGGGCAGTACCGTAAGCAGCGTGGTGGCGGAGTCCGTCGTAGCCGCTAGTAGTAGTAGGTAAATATGTGGGGTTATACTGGAAGTATGACCTCGATGCCTTTTCCTGTGTGGATAACCGTAGCCCTGCTTCTAGCGTGGGTCTTATCTGTCGTAGCCGTTGCAGTGTTCTATTGGATTAGACTGCGTCCAGTAATTAAGAAGTTACAAGAGACAGATGAAGGGCGTAGAGTCTTAATTAAGACTATGTTTCCGCCTAGATTTCATAAGTAATAGATAGTACGTAGCGTAGCTACTCGTACTCTTCTTCTTGGGCTTCTGGCCCCCACGCATATAACTTTGCTGTGCGCAAAAGGTCTAATACCTCGTAAGCAAGGTTCTCTGTAGCTAATAGAAGGTCAGCCTTCTGTTCTGAATCCTGCGGATCTTCTAACTCTAAGTGCAGCTCCTGAACGGCATAGGTGCATAGCTCTAGACGGCGGAGGGCAACGTCTAGGGGCATTGGCATGTAGGTGTGGTTGCTGCGCTCCATGAAATAAGTTTAAGGGGCAGGGGAG